CCACATTCAACCGCTTACTTTAAGGGAGAGGTTGATGATTTCGTATACCCGTTTTTGATTCACTATGGTATTGGTAGCGAAAACAAGACCGTGGTATGCCCTAAGACTTTAGGAGAGGGGCATAAGTGTCCTATCTGTGAGGACTCTTCGGTATTGTTTAAGTCTAATGATGAGTCTGATAAAGAGAAAGCCTCTGATATCTACCGCAAAAAGAGGTTTCTTATCAACGTGCTAGACCTTAAAGATGTTCAGAAGGGTATCCAGATATTTGAGTTTGGTCCAAAGATTTACAACAAGCTAATGCGGTATGTAGCCTCTGGGTTGTTTGGCGATATTCTAGACCTAGAGAAAGGGCGTAATATTGTGTTAGTAAAGGACGTTAGGGAAGGTAAGGCTCAGCTAACTGACTATGATGTTTTGGTTAGCCCTGATGCCTCTAGCGTAATTAAGTATCTACCACAAGAGTATATGCAGAAGATTGATGACCTTGTTAAAGCTATACCCCAGCCTAAGACGTATAATGAGATTAAGTCTATTCTTGGTGAGGGTATTGAGGATACGGCTCAACCAGCTCAACAACCTCCGCAAACTATGCACCAAGAGCCTGTGCACCAAGAACAGCAACCGCCCAAGACTGAGACTCCTGTTTGTTATGGTAAAGAGTTCAGTTTGAAGTCAGCTAAGTGCCGACCTTGCGTTGTGTTTGAGACCTGTAAGAAGGAGTTCATAAGATTGATAGATGAGGGATAACCTATGGACAATAAGAAGTTTATTGAAGACCTAGTAGAAGATGTAGAGGGTGCTTCTATAGGAACAGAAGAGGTTGTTACAGAGTTCATTGACTCTGGAAACTATGCCCTCAACTATGTTATGACAGGAGACTTTCACAAGGGCTATCCTAAAGGGCGAGTAATAGAGCTATTCGGAGACCCTTCAACTGGTAAGTCTCTGTGTATCTATACGGCTATAGCCGAGTTTCAGCGACAAGGGGGCATAGTTGTATTAGATGACACAGAATATGCCTTCTCTGAGCCCTTTGGTAAGATGCTAGGGGTAAACTGTGATGAGTTGATAGTCTTGCACTCTAATACAGTTGAGGAGCATTTTGAGGTTCTATTCCTTGGCTACACGATTGACAAGAAGCATAAAGACCCTATGCTACCAAAGCTAGTAGACCGCTTTGGAGATGGTAAGGTTATGGTATGTTTGGACTCTGTAGCCCAGCTCTCTACAAGACACGAATTAGAAGTAGGGCTTGCTAAGTCTGATATGACTAAAGCCAAACAGTTGAGGTCAGGAATACGTCAAAGTGTGAAGTTTTTAAGCAGCAATAATGTTACTTACTTGATTAGTAACCATACTATTGCTGCAATTGGAGATATGTGGAACCCGAAAACTACACCAGGTGGCAAGGCTATTCCTTTCCAGTGTGCTGTTAGGTTAGAACTAGACTTAGGCAAGAAACTTTTTGACGATAATGACCAGCCTGAAGGTGTGATTAGCCGTGTTTATTGTAAGAAAAATAAGGTGTCTATACCATTCAGAAATTGCACCCTTCAAATAGACTTCAAACGTGGGCTCACACGCACGTCAGGTCTTTTAGATATGTTAGAGAAGTTTGGACTAGTGGAGTTAAAGGGTGCGTGGTATAACTATAAAGACATCAAGTTTCAGAGGGGAGACTTCGATAAGCACTATGAAAAGATTTTGGGCGATATTAAGGGCGAAGTTGCCCCCAAAAAATAGTTATAGACGAAACCTAAAAAAGCGTTATAATAAGCCGTGTCTGACAACCCAGTGTTTTTCCTAACAGTTTTGGGTTATTTTCTGTAGTAAATTTTCTATACACTTTATAGAGAGCATTACCTGTTTTTATAGGGTTTTGACGGCTCTAGTTAGGAGTGCCGTGGAGTTTGAACTCGTAACTAAATACCGAAATAAATTATACTCTTACGCACGTAGGTATAATGTTCCGCCAGAAGATGTATTCCAAGAAGCTCGTATAGTTGAATGGCGGATGTCCAAATACTCCCCAGCACACAAAGTCTCCTACTTCCTCAAATCCTGTAAAATCAATACGTTGAAAATCGCTAACTTCGGTGTAGTTGAATTAGATGAAAAGGCTCAAGAATGTTTGATAAGCTCTGGAGACTTTGACCGCTGGTTCGAGATATATGTGGAAGAACTAGCGGATATTTTGTATAAGATAGATGAAGTGGTTGGCGATATGTTTTTAGTTAAGGTCAACAACGAACTATCTTGGGCGTCAATAAGGCGTTCCTTCTTTAATGAAGTTCCAAAGAATAGATATTGGCATAATGTTCAAGCGATTAAAGAGAAAGCCTACGATTATATTAAGGGCGAGGATAAGCCTTTTCTACAACTATTAGAGGCTGTATGAAGATATTGATTGTAGCTGACCCACATTTGCATACCTGGTCTTCCTTTAACCTAAACAAAGCTTCAGAGTTGTCGAGGCGTTTGCAAGAACAGGACGATATTCTATCCCAAATATGTAACCTAGCAGAAGATAGAAAGGTTGACTCTGTAGAGATATTGGGAGACATATTCCATAAGGTTGGAGAGATACCTGTATTGTGCTTGAATATCTTTGATACTTTTCTAACTACTTTAGATGATTTGGAGATACCTTATCATATTACTACAGGAAACCACGATTTAGTAGTTAGAGATAATCCTGAATGGTATCACTCTGCAACTCAACTTTTTGATAAATGCGATGACGAGGTATACGGTCAGCTCAAAATTAAGCGTGTAGGGTATTCGGAGCACTTAGATTACGACCAAGTTAAGGGTTATGACCTAGTGTTTTTACACAAGACCCCGTATGGGTCGAAGTATGGAAACTATACCTTTGATGAGGGTGTAGATTGGAAGACGCTGTCTGAAAACAACCGCTTGGTATTCTTTGGACATATACACGAAAGACAAGAGCTTTCAAAGAACTGTATTGTAGTAGGCTCTCCTATGCACTTAACCTTTGGCGATGTGGGAGAGAGGGGTGTATATATTGTAGATACCGATACTTGGTCTATTGAATTCATCAAACTCAAATATCCTGAGTTTAGAAATGTTGAAAGCCTGTCAGAAGTTCAGGATTCATACAACTACTATAAGGTCAAAAATGTTAGAGGACAAGTTTCTACTGTTAGTAATGTTATTAGTGTTTCTGTGCCTGATTTCTTCGATGAACGATTGAAGTCTGATTCGTTTGATGGTATTCTCAAAGAGTGGCTTCAGTTAAATCAAAAAGATGAAACTTACTTAGAGCTTATCAAAGATTTGGCGGTTGAGAAGTTTAAGCTAGCAAAACAGGTATTTCAGGGCGTTCTAGCTTCAGTTAAGGTAAAAGACTTTATGAGCATAGATAAGGCTACCTACCAAGTGAGGAAAGGCTTTATCCTTGTTAAGGGACGCAATGAGAGCTTCTCTTCCAATGGGGCGGGTAAGACCTCTTTGTTTGAGGCAATCTTTTGGGGACTCTTTGGAGAAACTACTAAGGGGCTAACTGGAGATGATGTAATACGTAGAGGTCAAAAAGATTGCGTTGTAGAGCTAACTCTCATAAACGACAAGGGAATGTATTTAGTAAGGCGTAGCCGTAAGGCAGGGCTTAGCATAGTTATACCTGCAGATGCGGACGATGACGTAGTATTAGGGCTTAGAAAGACTGACCAGCAGACTTTGCTAGAAGAGAAGATTTTGGGCTTTGATAAAAATGTCTTTTTGGCAAGTTGCTATTTTAGTCAAGAGAACCTAGTAATGTTGACGGGTATGTCAGATACCGAGAAGACTAATACTATTACTAGCTTACTAGGTTTTGAAGTCTATGACGACTTATATGACGGAGTCTTTGATAGAATGAAAGACTTCGAGAAAGATATAGTAGACCGCAAAGTAGATGTAGAATTCCAAGAGAAGCTAGTAATTCAGCATAAGACTGAACTTGAAGGCTTAGAACGTATGGTGCAAGAGAAGCAAGATGAGATTAAGTATTATCAAAATCGTATCATAGAGGTTCAAAACAATATTGTAACCTATAAACAAGCTCTCCAAAAGGTTGAAACGATTGAAACGATTGACTACGATGCTATCTTGAAAGAGCTATACGATATGGAGCAAATTTTCAATAATCAAAAAGATAGTATTGATGAGTTTATTTCTAATCTAGACCAGAAAGACTTTCAAACTAAGACCAGACAAAGAGAGCTTCAAGCTATTCGGGGTCAATACAAGATTAACATAGTATCCTTACAAAGAGAGATTACAGCTTTGGAGGAGTTGAAGTTTGGTGAGCGTTGCGATAAGTGCGGGGCTATTATATCCGAAGCCAATGCCGAGATTTTCAAACACGACAAGGCTAAGGAGATTGAAGATATTATTGAGGTAAAGATTAAGGATATGGACTCCGAGTTCAGCGGTCTTGAGGTTACTAAGATGTCCATTGACAGGGCTAGAGTTGACCTTGACGAGAAGAGAAAGTCTGTCTTTGAGAAGCTTAACAAGGTTAGAAACGATACTAGAGAGTCCTTGACCGAGAAGTTAGTATACCAAGCTAAGGTTCAAGATATTTCTAGCCGAAGGGGAGACTTAGAGTATAAGCTACGAGATTGTGACAAGTCTATCAGTGATTACTCTGGTCGTATAGAAGAGATTGATGAGAAGATTAAGAAGCTTTGGGATGAAAAAGATATTAAACAAAAGGCTTTAGGAGATGTAGAGAAACGAATAACAGAGCTTAATTGGATGATAGACAAAACCCAAAAGGGTATAGAGGCTCTAGACTTTTGGAAAGTTGCCTTCTCTCCAAAGGGTATACGGGTTTTGTTATTAGATAGGTTCTGTAATGAGATAAACTCAATTGTTAATAACTACCTAGCTTCAATTAGCAACGGTTCTATGTCATTGGTAATCAAACCTACCTCTATATTAAAGTCTGGCGAAGAACGCAATAAGTTAGGACTAGATATACTTCTAGGTGGGGTAGTTGTTAAATATGAATCGTTGTCTGGTGGAGAGAAGAGGCGGGTAGATGTAGCTCTTTGCTTAGGGCTTAACGAATATATAAGTAAGCGGTTTAACCTAAAGAACGGCTTGCTAGGTTTCTTAATACTAGATGAAATCTTCAGCTATTTGGATTCAAGCGGTGAGGAAAGTATAGGGTCTTTACTATATCAAGAGGGCTTAAAGAAAGCAATCTTTGTTATATCCCATACCGATGAATTGACAAACTATGCGGCAGATACTTGGACTGTTTCTAAAGTTAATGGAGTCTCAACATTGGAGTTGACACATTGAGTTTCTGTATAGCTATACCTTCAAAGGGTCATCTTGACGCTAAGGTTTTCAAGCTCTTGGATAAATACTACCAAGACTTAAAGCCTCAGACCTTTGTCTTTACTTTGCCTTCAGACTACGAGGCTTACAAACAGACTTTGGACTTTAACATAGTAAAGCTACCTCAAGATGGTAAGGGTATAGGGTTTGCTAGGCATCATATTGTAGATTACTGCAAGAGCCATAACTTTGATTATGTTTGGATGCTTGATGATGCAATTACCAATGTGTTGGCTAAGGTCAACCCTAAGAGGTATCGGGTATCTAAGGTTAGAACTAGGGTCTTTGAAGAAGGAGTTAAGCTAGCACAGAAGCTAGACATATCATTACTAGGTGTAGCCTTCTCCTTTATGGGGCGGTTTCACGATGCCGAGTTGTTTGATGTTGGAGATGTTGATGCCTTTGCTCTCTATAAGATAGATGACGTTCTAGAGGTAGGCAACTTTGATAACAACTTGAGGTTTCTACCAGAGTCCGATATCAACTTCAAGCTAAGGCTTGCTAAGAAAAAAGTCAACTGTTGGTTTGAATATGCCTTCAACCAAAAGGTTGTAGTAGACCGAACACCTGAGTATATTGCAACTAGGCAAAAGTATATTGAGATAATGCTAAAGAGGTATCCTGGTATTATCAAGTTGTGGGATAAACACGATGGCTTTCCCCGCATAAAGACTAATTGGAGATACCTACGAAATGCCGCAAAATTTGACGGCAAGTTTCCAAAGGAGGTGTAGTATGATTAGGTTTCACGAATTGAAGACTGAAGAGGTAACTACTAGGCTAGCATCTGTGGAAGTGAAGGGAACAGAGATTCTGTCGCACGTCAACCTTAGCAACAACTATGATATTCGCTTTGCTCCTAGCTCTGCACCAGATACCACATTGGGGTATAATTTGAAAGACTTCTTGCGACCGCTTGGCAGGGCAGGAAGAGTTATGTATGAAGAGAAAAACTACGAGAGTTTGAAAAACTTTTTAACAACCTATTGGGCTTACAAGGGTGAGCCGAAGGTTGCCTTCGATGTTATTAAAGGTGTAGAGGACGAAGGATTTGACTGCCTAACACTTAGGAACAGGCTAGTTAGGGATGGGGACGAGCACATAGCCCTTCAAGACTTCTTAAGCAGGGTGCCTATTGATAAGATAAAGGATAAGCTCAACCGCTTAGTAGTCTCTGGAGATGGAGACCATATAGAGCTTCAGTTCTTAGCTCAAGGTAGTCGAAAGGAGGTCAAGGCTGGAGATTTTCTAGACCCAGGAGTATTTGTTAGGCTTAATGGGTCAGTTGAAGTATCTCCTGGGGTCAACCGCTTGGTATGCACTAATGGGTTAGTTGATAGGATGAACCTCTGGGAAGCAACCGAGTTCGACTTCTTGACTGATAGGGATATGTTTCAGAGGGCTTTAAGCCTAGCCGATTGGCTTATTAGCAAGGCTGGACATAGGGTCAACTCTGTTAGGGAAATTTCCGCTGCGTTTGGTGATGCCTATAGAAAGTCTCTGTTGAACAAGTTTTGGAAGTCTTGGAGCGAAAAGATTGAGCTCAAAGAGTTGATGTGGTATGATGTAATTGCGGACTTAACAAGCTATGCTAACAAGACCCTTAGCAACGAACGGTATAAGTTGTTAGAGATACCGCAATTGGTAACGCACTTTGAAAAGGAATCGTGCTGCCCTACGTGCAGTGCGGCAATTAAAGGCTAAAGATGCCTACTGGTATTTACGAAAGAACAGTTTCTCATAAAAAAGCAATATCTCGAAGCCTTAAAAATAAGGTTGGGTTTGGAAAACATATGATTGGAAAGAAATTTACATTAGTTACAAGGTTACGTATGTCTCAATCGCAGATGGGACACAAAGGTTTTTGGCTAGGTAAAAAGAGAAATCAAGAATATTGTGACAGATTGTCTGCGATTATGAAAGAAGTTGTCAAAAAACGTAAACCTGAGCATATTCAAAAGTTTCTATCTAAAATGTGTGCAAGACCTAATTGCAACGAGCTTCGAGGGTTACAATATCTTGAATCAATCTATCCTGGTAAGTTTAAGTATTGTGGGGATGGCTCAGTTCTTATCAATGGAAAGTCTCCTGATGCAATTTCTGAAGAACTACATACAGTAGTTTTGTTTCACGGAACTTACTTCCATCTAAAAGGAGAGGAGGTGAATGACTTTAATAAGTATTTGACTGAGCAAGTAGACCAACTTCCTTTTAGGGAAGCAGGTTGGAATGTAATTGTTTTGTGGGAAGATGAGTTAAGATTAAAGACTAAAGGAGGATATTATGTTAATAATTGAAGGGCTTAAAGACATAAAAGCAGTGTTGCGTAAGATGGAAGACCTGCGCAACAAGATACAGAAATATTGTGCAGACCTTGACATCCAGAGTCTTGCTTATCCTGACCAGAAGAAACAGATTTCTGAATGGTTGCAGGCTCACCACGACTTGGCACTAAAAATGACCGAGTTGAAGGCAAGTATACAAGCGACCAACCTAGCTACACAGATTACTATCAAGGTTGGGGAAAATGATGTAACAAGGTCAATCGCTGAGTGGGTTATACGTAGGCGTGAGATTATTGACCTTGAGGTTCAGGCTTGGAGTAGGCTCTCCGAGAGAGGACTTCAAGACAATCAGATTAGAACTCAAGCTGGAGATACCCAAGTTGTGAAAGTTAGGCGTTACTATGACTCTGCTGAAAGAGATAAGCAGATGGAGATTTTGACTCAAGAGAAAACGAATATTGACAAGGCTCTTGAGATTGCTAACGCTACTACTAAGCTAGTAGCCTAAGTAAAACAGCTCTTTGAAAACCTGACGGGTAAGAGATAAAAACTGTAATCCAATGAAGCGAAGACTATGCGAAAGTTAGTCAATTGGATATTAACCAATGACAGGATGATATTCCTGAAGAATATCAAACTATCGGAAGTGCACGCTGGACAACCCAGCAGACCTAAGACTCAAGGCTCAGGACTCAAGAATTAAGCTACGCAAGACTTAGGGATGAGGGTTTAAGGCTAAAGGCGAGATGGTCACACCCCTGCCAAAAGCAATGGGTGATGTTTAACATCGTTGACGCCCAATGTCCTGGAGTAAGTTAGGTTCTTCATTGCCGCACAGAACTTTCTAGGCTTCCTTATTCGGTCAGGCTTTTCTAATTATGAGGTTCTAATGATTTCTATAGGTATAGATAATGGAGTTTCTGGGTCAATTGGAATCATAAATTCTGATGGTATAGCTTGGTATTACGAAACCCCTGTTAAGAAGGAGTTGAGCTACACTAAGTCAAAGAAATGGATTCATAGAATTAATGGTATAGCTTTGCTAGAACTATTGTCCAACTATGCAGGTCAGAAAGTGTTTGCCTATATTGAAAGACCGCTAGTCAATCCTGGTATGTTTAAGGCTACTATGAGTGCTATAAGGGCACTCGAAGCTACCTTAATAGTTATTGAACAGTTGAAGATACCTTATGCTTATATAGATTCAAAAGAATGGCAAAAGGAGCTTTTGCCTCACGGCTTAGAGGGTTCTAGTGAGTTGAAAAAGGCATCGCTACAGATAGGGCAGAGGCTCTTTCCTCAAATAGATTTCAAAGGGTTTCACGATGCTGACGGTTTGTTGATAGCGGAATGGGGGCGTAGAAATGCAAATAGACTTAATCCAGAGCCGAATAAATGACGGCATTTGTCCAATATGTTGTAGGGAGATAGATACTAAGAAAGAGGAGACTTACAAACTTGTTTCAGACCCTAAGTATGGGGTTGTAACTATTTGTTCAAATCATACAGCAGGAGGTCAAGATGTATTGGGAAAAGATAGTTGATGGGTTCTTTTTGGGAATTGGATTTGTATATGGTAGCATAGCAGGAACGATTATCCTAATCGCTGCGTTGTTAGTATTAGGGTTAATTGGTCTTGTAATTGCAGGTGGATTGTCTCGTAAAAGTTACAAGTGGACTGAAAAGGAGGGTGTAAAATGAACAAGTTGAGCACAGTAGTTGATATGACTGGTGTAAATGAAGGAAGACCTGAAACTGACAAGCCTATGACATCATTTGATGTTACGGCTAATGTTTGCAAGAATATTATGTTTGCTTATGCTCAGGGCACGAGAGGTTTGACGGGTGAAGAGAGAAAGCAGTATAACCGTATCTGCAAGGCTTTGGACGAAGCTATAAAAGGGAGTCTGGAAGTTGTAGAGCTAGATGACCAAGATGCTGGGTTTCTTAAGAAATGCCGTAGAGAAGCTCGTATGATGCCTTCTGATGTTCTCGAACGGGTTGAAAACAACATTGACGCAATGGTTAGAATTAAGGAGTAGTTGTATGGTATTCGCTCATATCTGTTGTCTTTGTAACAAGACTATCAAACTGCCATACCGTCAAGATGGAATGTTTATATGCAATTGGTGTGTGGATAAACTACGTAAACTTCTGGGCATAAAGGTCGAAATGCCAGATAGAAAGGCAGTTAAAGCTAGTCATACACTCTGTGATTAGGGAGGAGTAATGAGTAATGAGCAAGTTATAACCTTAGCAATTCATAAGATAAGGGAGGGGCTTACGCTTTTAGCTGACGCTTGCCACATAGAAGAAAATGTTGGCAGTGAGGTCAGCTGTTTTTTTAAGCGTAATGGAGATGGAATGAACTTTGATAGTATAGTTATTAGACAGACCGACAAACTCTGTCGCAGAAAATTGCCTAGACTTGAAATCAATGGTAAGGAGAGAAAGAAATGATTGAGGAAGGTTCTTTAGTTGAGGTTTCAATAGGCTTTCCTGGTCGTCCTTATACGGGTGAAATGTTTTCAGGAAAGTATATAGATTACACAGACCAATTTCTTAGGTTAGAAGACCCTAAAACTAATCTTGAAGCTTGGATACCTTGGGATAAGGTATTGAAAATTGTGGAGGTGGAGAAAAAATGAACTGCCCAGAGTGTGGAATAGAAGTAGTTGTAGGTGGGGACGATAGAGAAGGAACTCACTATTACGAGCCTGTCAATAAAGCTCTAGCCCTAGTAGTGCACGATTATAAGATACCATTTTACTGCACTATGTGCAATGCTTTGAAGTTTCCTATGAAAGCTCATAACAACTATGTAGTAGTTTGGGAACCGCTCCCAGATGTTATTAATGGTATCATTATACCTGATGATGCAAAGAAGGGCTTTAGAAAAGGGCTAGGTGTAATACTATCTTCAGGCTCTGGGGTATATAATAAGGAACTCAAGAGATACGTTCCTAATGTTACAAAGCCAGGAGATGTAGTATACTACGACCGTTCTGTGCCTTGGGTTGTTGAAGCTTATGGAGTTGATGGAAAATTGTATGAGGTTCCCATAATGCCAGAACAAGACATAAAGGCTTGGGTAAGTGAATAGGAGGTGAATATATGAAATTGAAGCGTGGATTTACTTTGGTTGAGGTTCTGATAGTTGTAGCGATTATTAGTTTGTTGGCTGCGATTGCTATACCGAATATGCAAGCATCGAGAGCTAAAGCAGGGCTACCGCCTTTGGGCTCTCATATACATAGAGAGGTAGCTCGCAATGCGGGAGGGGGTGATATTATGTTTAGGTTTGCTGAGTTACTTGTGATAATTGCGTTGTTGTATTTGATAGTAAACTTGTTGAGATATGCATTCTTTAGAACCAGCTCTGATGGTCATTGGCTATTTGGGCTCTCAGATGTTTGGGTAAAGAAAGATGAAACTAAGAAAAATGAAAGTGAATCTGAAAGGAGACGAAGATGAACAGGAGAGGTCAAGCACTCGGAATTGGGGCGGCAGTTATAGTTGTTATGGCTTTAGTAATCTTCATTATGACCTTTGGCTGGGTCAATGTGCACCCAACAGAGGTTGCAGTAGAGATTAACAAAGCTGCGGGCAAAATCTATGATGCTCCGAAAGGGGTAGGCTATCATTTCTTCAATCGTTGGATTACGGATATGGTAGTCTATAAGGTTGCGGCAAGAGCATTTCCTGCAGAGCAGCTAGGCGAAGCTGATAGGAAGCTCTATCAATTAGATGTAAAAACAAAAGATGGACAAAATGTAGTCTTGGATTTAACAGTATTGTATATGTTGAAGTCCAATGAGGTTCCCGCTTTACATCAACAGGTAGGTCAAAACTATGAAGACCAGATTATATTACCTCAAATAAGGTCAGAGGCTAGACTAGCAATTGGTGCTTATGCAGCAGAGGAAATATATCAGGGTAAGGTTAGGGATGAGATACAAACTGAAGTTAGACGGAAGTTGTCTCTTGCTCTATCTAAGTATCCTGCTATTCAAATAAATGATACTTTGATTAGAAACTTCACCTTTAGTCCAGAGTTTGAGAAGGCTATTGAACGAAAGAAGTTAGCTGCTCAAGAGGTAGAAATCAATAAGAACCTTGCCTTAGCAGCTGAAGAGAATGCTAAGAAAGTTGAGGCAGATGCTCGTGGCGGTAAATTGCAAGCTATACAGGTTGCTGAAGGTGCTGCCCAAGCAGTTAAGATAAATGCTGAGGCAGAAAGGTATAAACTTGAACAAGAAGCCATTGGTAAACTTGCTGGGTATAAGGCTGATGCAGAGGGCAAAAGACTTCAGGCTGAGGCTTTAGGTGGGGGTAAGAACGTTGTAGCTTTGAAGTTTGCTGAGATGTTATCACCTACCTTAAAGATAGTTGGAGTGCCTGTAGGGGCGAACTCGACTTCTATAATGGATTTGAATGGAGTTTTCAAAGGGTTGTTCAGCAACTTGGATGAATCAAAATGAAAGATAGGGGCATCAGACGTCAAACAACTGAAAAGGTAATTTACAAGCGGTTGAAGTTAGTGAAGTCTTTTGACCCTAAGCATTACGAGAAGATGAAGGCAGAGCCTCACAGGGTTGCTAAGCAACATCCATTTGATTGCGGTAATCCAAAGTGTGGGCTCTGCCATTCAGATAAGCTAAGCAAGAAACCTAAGAAACCTGTAGTAATTGGAGAGTTAGAGGGCGATTACTAATGGCTAAGTATTACCTTGAGATTATGGTAAAGGATGAACTTGGAAACAAAGTAGATTCGGTAGTCTCTGAAGTAGTTTGGTTAAGACCCGATGATGCCCGTGGGTGGATGAAAGCTCTGTATCTTATGATGAACAATATGATTACAGGTAAGATGACTAGGGCAGAAAAGCCTGTTAAAGCAAAACCCAATTTGTTGAGGCGTTGGTTTGGAAGACCCTGAAAGGTTTGAAATAGACTACGAAGAATACAAGAAAATGCTCTCTTTGAATGACCATCAAGAGCAGGTAATCATAGTAATGTCTCTTGAGCAAGTTGAGAAGATATTGGAATGGTATTGTGAGAAGTTCGGCAAGATAGTTATTTAGGAGGCTCTTATGACGTATGAAGACTTTGACAAGCTGTATGCTAAGATGGTAGAGGAAGAAGTGGGCATAGGACATTCTAAGGGGCGGGAATACACAATGGGTGATAGGTTAGATAACTTCAAACGTATAGGGTCTGAGATGGGTATCAGCCCTAAGCAAGCCCTATGGGTCTACCTAAAGAAGCACCTTGACAGTATTGCTAACTACATATGCAATGAGGTAAAGTGTGATGCAGGTAGCAAGCCTAAGTTATCAGAGCCGATTGAGGGACGTATACTAGATGCTAGGGTCTACCTAGCTTTGTTGAGAGGCTTAATTGAAGAAGATAAGCAAGCAAGACAATGAGTGGTTGCTGAAGGCTCTTGCTGACCTTAGAAACAAAGACCAGAAGTTCGACAAGTTAATCAAACTTGTAAGCAAAGCCTTCAAAACTCAAAACCTTAAACTTCTCAAGCGGTTGGTTAGCTTTGTAACTAAGGATAACGACAAGACTTGGGAAGGGGTAATGAGTGCAGTAGCTGCTACTAGGGATACGAAGTTAGAGAGGGGTTTGCTTCAGATGGCAGAAGATATGACTTTGTTGAGAAATAGACTACAAAGGCTAGTAGAAGATGTGGAGAGTAATGGATGGGGAGAGACAAAGTCATATGGTTGATTTTAGCTTTGTTGATGACTCTTTGGATGATACAAAAAGGAGTCTTTAGGGAGGGTTTCTAGCTAAGATGAGCACGCTGGATACTTGGAAGTTTCTACAAGAGAATCAATACTTTGAAAACCATAGGCTTTATGTATGGGAACCTGATGCACCTAAATGGGTAAAGCTAGAAGATATTAGGGGCAAAGCTATAGTAGAGATTGGTGGGGGCTTTGGCAGGCAGACCGCTTACTTTGGCAAGATTGCTCGCAAAGTTTATATGATAGAGGTATCAAAGACTATTATAGAGAAAGCTAAGAAGTTTCTTGATAAGCATAATGTTCATAATGTTGAGTTGTTACTAGTTGACGATTACTATGAGAAGATACCTTTTAATATAGATTATGCCTATTCTTATTTAGTCTTTCAACATATTACTCCTATGCAAACTCAAGAGTATATCGATGCTATGTATCGTAAGCTTGCTCCTTGTGGTAAGATAAACTTTCAATTTAGATTAGGCGAAGGGGCTATGTATTTACCAAAGCTAGAGCCTACAGTATTATATACTGTCAAAGATGTAAGGCGTATGGTAAATAGATTTCATATACTACAAGAAACTGTAAAGGATGAACACATTTTTATTTACGCTAGTAAACCGCCTCAAAGTTAGGAGATAAGATGCCGACAGAAACTGTAGATTGTGTAGGTTGTGGTAGAAAGGTAAAGTTGAATAAATATAACTCGAAAAGCCCGTATACTTGTGCAAAGTGCAGAGGTATTGAGATACCTAAAAGACCTTCTAAGCGAAGAGAACCTGAAGAATTTAAGGACAAAGTCCATTATTCGGCAATGCGATATGGAGGATAATATGATAGTAGAAAAGCAGTCAACAAAGTATAAGATACAGGCAGAGGGCGGTAGACATATCGTAGTAGAGATTTTAGGTGATACGGCAGATACTGCAAAGATTACTATATGTAACCATAAGGGTGACTCTAAGTTTGGCTTTGTTGGTAGCAAACCCGAAGCTGTGCGAGAGATTGCTGAGTTGATGTTAAAAGCTGTAGAGCTAGCAACTGTAAGGAGACCTTGATGCCAATATGTCCTTTGTTGCAAAAGAATTGTTTGAAAGATGAATGTGCAATGTGGGTTCTGTATGACAAAGCAACTGATGATAAAGATGGGCTATGTGGTTTGATTTCTCAACCTTGCAGAAAGAGAGAAGAAAATGACAATCAAGGAGTTGATAAAGGAATGCCACAACACAGCGATTGAGAAAGGCTTTTGGGACAAAGAGAGAAATGATGGTGAAGCTGTAGCATTGATGCACTCCGAGCTTTCAGAGGCATTGGAGGGTATGCGTCATAATAACCAAGAGAATGTAGCAGAGGAGCTTGCCGATTGTCTTATTCGTATATTTGACTACTGTGGCGGCAAAGAGATAGACCTTGAGGCTGCGTTAGTCAAGAAGATGGAATATAACAAGACAAGACCTTACAAACACGGCAAGACTTTCTAATGAAAGAGATACTAAGAGTTGCAAAACAAATAGGCAAGGTATTGTTTTTTGCCTCACTACCTTTCTTTCCACTTATGTGTATTACGTTGCCTGTAGCTTTTTTGTTAGGCTTAACAGAAAGAAGTGTAACTCTTGATAACTAAAAGCGAAGATAACAATAATTTGTATTTTGTTGAATGCAACAACTGTGGAGAAACTGAAGACTTTGAAGCCCCCAGTTGGAAGGACTTAATCAAAGATATGAAAGACTTAGGTTGGGTAATATTCAAAGTTGGGGAAGAATGGCAACACCTATGTGTAAATTGTAGTAGAAAGGCGGCAGAATGAACTTAGAAAGGTTCAAAGTTGAAGAAAAGATACGAGAGAGCCTTAGAAAAAACAGAGGCGATGTCTTACAGGTAGCAGAAGAGACAGGGTTCTCACTTCTTGTCATTATGAGGGTTGAAGACAAGATGGAGAAAAAGGAAGACCGTCAACCCTTTCATATAGAGGTAGGCAAGAATCTCACTAAAGAGATACTACTTGGCAGGCACCAGAGAATACATCATCTGGTGCGAATGTTAAATAAGCTAGAAGACCGAGAACAAAAGGAAGTTTCAACTTGTTGTAGTTTTCCTTTTATCTTTACGATTAAGGAACAAAAGAAGGTAACTGTCTGTAAGAAATGCGGTGAGGTTTGCCGCACCCTGCTTGTTGATAGCCTTGAGACCTATGATAAGAAGATGGAGATTATCAGAGAGCTAAGAGCTGAAGAAGATAAGTTAGTTGATTGGCTTGCTAAGATGGGCTATACTAATGCACCTATGCAACCTCAAATGCCTACTGCTGTCATAAAGAATACACAATTGATATTTGGAAACCCCTCTAAGCTAAGTAGCGAAGAGCGTCAAGCTATCACAGATTTGAAAGATATGCCTCAACAAGATGTAGAGAAAGTTATCAAAGAGATGGAGAAAGTGCTTATGACTGCTAAATATAGAGATGCTGAAGGAAACTTTATAGACCCTTCACTCAAAGAAATCGATGGACCAAAACAGCAATAAGTATGAGAAATTAGATACACTCAACGCCAATACTAATGCTATTATCTATAAAGAACAACCAGCAGATATTATTCATTTTGTTTGTGACTCCTACTATTTAGGGGAGTCAACAGATAATGGTAGAGCAATCTACCCTGCTTGGAAAGAAAAGTTGATGGAGATGTTTTTCGACAACTCCAGATACTTAGTTGTTCTAACAGGTGCTATAGGTATAGGCAAGACCAATACTGCTATCTTAGGTATGCTATATGTCTTGCACCGCATTCTCTGCCTCAAAGACCCTTTCGCTTTCTTCAATGCCGTTGACGTAGGCAAGTTTACCGTTTCTTTCTTTAACCTTACCAAAACCCTCAGTCAGTCAAAAGGTTTCAATACAATGCAAGACTACTTGATGAAGTCTAAGTGGTTTTGGGCACACGGAGGTGTTTTGAGAGGGGCTAAGGACAAGTATATGGAGTTGCCTATCTTTGATTGGAACTTAGCCTCTCCATATGCTAAGGGTTATGGTAGTATTGGGGCGCACGTTATTACGTCCTTGATGGATGAGATTGATAGTCCATCAGAGTCAGAGAACCAGAAGCTTAGGGTATTGAACGCATACGAGGCTACTGTTAGACGGTTCGACTCCCGCTTTGTCCGCAAAGGTTCAACTATGGGTAGATTCTTCTTAGTATCTTCAAAACAGGATGAGTTGTCTTTTTTGAATACCTTTGTGGAAGAGATGAAGTCATCAGGCAGAGTATTCATCGTAGATTTACCGCTTTGGAAAGCTAAAGCTCACTTACCTAAACAATACTCTGGAGATATGTTCCCTGTTATGGTAGGCGATACCTATACGGAGCCTAAGATACTGAGCTCTGAAGATGAAGTCAACCAATCAAAACTCCAAGGCTTTGAAGTTATTGATGTGCCTGTAGAATATAAGAACGACTTTGAAAGGGATATCATAGGAGCTCTTAGGGATATAGCAGGGGTATCGGTCAAAGGCGTAAGAGCTTCAAAGTTCTTTCCATCCGAAAGATTTCTTACGGCTTGTTATGACGAGAACAAGCCTGACCCTGTTAGTAAGACTACTATTGAGATAGGTTTACAAGATAAGCAAGAGTTGATAGAATACATAGATTTGAGTTTGATACGAGTGCCTTACGGAATTCCAAGATGTATCTCTTGCGATATTGCCTTCACTAATGACGCACTAGGTATAGCTATGTCAGGTATTGTAGGTTGGACTGAAGTGCAGTCTGAGAAGAGTGATGGGACTTTCGCAAGCGTTAAGGCTCCTGTAGTAGAGACCGACATTGTGATACGGTTGAAGGCTAGAGAAGGTGACCGTATACCTATGCACAAGGTTAGAAAGCTAGTGCTAGACTTGAGAGCTAAGGGCTTTAACATAATCAAGTTTACCTCAGACCTTATGCTTGCATCTGAAGATACCTTCCAAATACTCCAAAGAGTTGGAATTGAGTGCCAATACTTCTCTGTTGACAAGACAATGCAACCATATCTAGACTTTAGGAATATGGTATACGAGAACCGTTGGCTCTGTCACAGACACGAGTATCTTCACTTCGAGCTCAAGAACTTGGAAGTTGACAGCGTAAAGGGTAAGATTGAACATCCTGACAAAGTCAAAGACGTTCTGCTTTTGAAGGATGGGAGCGTCAAAGATGTAGTCCTCACAGGCTCTAAAGACTTGTCTGACTGCGTTGTTGCTTCAGTTATCAATGCTGCTCTTAGTCAAAAGACTCCTGTTGATGTTGCTAAGATGAAAGAGATTATGCGTAAGTCTATGGCTTCTTCAGAGGCAGAGGCAGAGAAACACAAGTATTGGTGGGCTTTTGACGAGAGGACGGGCAAGCCAGTGGTTGGCACAAGTGATGATATGAATAAGTTTAAGAACTTGTTGAAGAAACAATTGTAGAATGAAAGGCTTTATATCTAATGTGGGAACAGCATTTGGAAAGTGTGCTAACCCTAGCACAACAATATCAACTATCAAAAGACAGAGAGGTATTGGGAGAAATCTTCAAACGAATTGAGGGTTTGATTGTCAATGCTATAGTAGACTTGAAGAAACATATTCCCTATCTACAATACCTTGAACTCAATGACTTGTATCAAGATTCAATCCTCTGTTTGACGTCCTTCTTCTTAACAGTCCCTTCAGACTTTCCAATCAACCAAATGCCTACCCGTATCAAGAGCAACATACTAGACTATGTAAAAGCCAAATACCGTTCCAGCAGAAGAGAAATACCTGCTATAGATTGCACAGTCAATGTAGAAGACAACGATGGTTCCTTTGTTGAACTACTACCCTGCGTTTCTGAGACATTGTATGAAAACAATGACCCGATACACAAAGAAGCCATTGAATTCTACGAAGAGTTCTTTCTAGTAAAATGCAAAAGACATCTAACAAAACGTGAGTTCGATTGCCTGCACTACTACTACTTCGAAGACTATTCTTATGATGACATTGGAAGACTTTACAACATAAAGAAGTCAAGAGTAAGCCAGATAATGAACAAAGCCCTCCGTAAAGTTCGCATAGTTTGCGAAGACTACTCCCTAAAAATCTAACCTGTTGCTATCCTTTAGCTATAAACTTTCCAAGTATGCTACCCTTTATTTATAGTGATACAATGAGACTAGGTATTATATCATATTTTACTTAAACTTGATAACTACCGAGTTACTACTTCGGTATAACCTACCACAAAATAGGAGCTACACTTTAGCTTATGAATCCTTTCGAAATAGTCAGCAAATACTTCCGTAAACCTACTACAGTTCCTGCCCAAGCTGTCACAGACAAAATCCATCTTTCTGATAAAGAGAAAGAAATCCTCAAGCGTCTTGGAGTCTACGTAAATGACCTTCAAACTCTGATAAATCAGAATACGATGATAAATTGGGAACGCAATCATTTATACCGTGAAATTGAGCGTTCCTTAGTTCATCCCTTAATAGGAGCAGCTGTAGAACTTTATGCTGATTATGCTACAAGTTACGATAGAATAAACAATGCTACGATTTGGGTAGCTTCTGAGTCAGATACCTACAAGAACAAACTTGAAGATTTACTAGACTCCATAAATATTGAAGAAAGGATATTCGATTGGGCTTATCAACTTACTGCCTTTGGTGACCTGTTTGTCAAGATAAATGCAATTCCTGGAGTAGGTATAGTTTCGGTATCGGACGATGACCATCCTTTGAATGTAAGTAGAGTTGACAAAGATGGAGCATTGATTGGATTCTACCGCACTCCCTATGGATTGTCTGCACAAGAGGCAAGAGAGCTTCTACCCCCTTGGGAATACATACATTTCAGATTATTGGGGGCTAAGAAGAAACGTCCGCTATACAATGACCCAAGCTTCGCTGAATATAAATCCATTACCTTGTTAAGTCCTGACGTTCGTAGACTTACCAGCAAATATGGAACTTCCTTAATCCTAAACGCTATACCGATTTACAAGAGAATGAGATTGGCTGAAGACAGCTTACTGTTAGCTAGGTTGAGCAAAGGTATAATGCGGTATATCTTCAAGGTCGGAGTAGACTCCACAAACATTGAAGCTGTATCAGAGATTATGGAAGACTACAAGGTATTGTTAAAGAGAACCAGAGCTATAGATACCTCAAGTCAATCCCCCAACCTGATTGACAATTTCGATATGATGGACGTTCTAACCGATTTAGTAATACCTGTTTGGGGAGACGTCAACAACTTGACAGTAGAGAAGCTAGGCGGTGAGCCTGACATCAGATGGATTGTAGATATTGAGGAGATGCGCAACCAATTGGCTTCAGCTTTAAGAGTTCCTCTCCAATTGCTTGGAGGATACCAGAGTGAGATGCCTAGTGGTCTAGGACGCTCTGCTATTGAGAGAATAGACATAAGGTTCGCTAGAAGTGCTAGGAGGCTTCAAAGAGGGCTCATTGAGGGTATTAAGCGGTTGTGTCAGATACACTTAGCCTATCAGGGAATGTCAGCAGACTTGAGTATGTTCGATGTGCATATGTCTGAGACCTCTACAGCTGAAGAGGAAGAGCTGAAGGATGCTTTAGACAAGGGCGTAGATGTAGTAGACAAGCTCTTTGACTTGTTTGACAAGGCTGTAGGAACGGATTTGGACAAGTTGACTTTGTTGGACTACTTGAACGCTAAGGTGTTGAAGCTTACTGATATAGAGTTGCACAATATGTTGAAGTCTAAGGACTCCGAGGTTGCTAAGGCTCTAGAGAGTAGGCTCAACGAACGCAAGGCTGTAGTTGAGAAGAAACGTAAGGTTGTGTTGATTACCAATTCAGATTTGAGGAGCTTTACTCCTCTAGTTGAAAGTCAAGCTAAGTGGAAAGAAACCTACGGGGCTTGCAAGGTTACAGAAGAGGAAGTTGAGACCGAAAACGGAAAACAGAAGTCATAGTAAGTTATTGGGAGACAACGACCCCATTTGGTGTAGAGGGGTCGGAACAAAGTGATTTGCTTACACAGATATGAACTTATCATAGAAACAGGAAAGAAGCAGATAACAACAGACGAAGAGATTGAGCTTGCAAACGCAGTAAACGCTTTAGTAGTTTCCTTAAATTTCGAGGTTGTATCTTTTAAGGCTATGGTAGAAAGACAAGATGGACGCTAACGATTTACTAAGACAACAGATAATTGAAAAGACTCTGCCCGCATCTGCCTCCAAAGAAGAGAAAGTTGAGGGGTCTTCTGCCGCCTCAGGAGACCTCCTCAGCCAATCTCTCAAGCTAAGAGAAGATATTGAAAAGCGAGAAGAGGCGGATAAGAACAAGCTGCGGGAGAATTTCATAAAGAATGTTAACATAGATTTGATAAAGGGGATTATGAGATGAAAGAACTAGTCAAAGATTTGGTAAAGTTGTATGAGGGTCAAGAGCTTGAAGAGTCAAAGAAAGTTCTCCAAGCTGTTGCTCTACTCAAAGCCAAAGCTGGAGGAACTGCCGAAGAAAAGGTCAGCTTCTTGAAATCCAAAGGCTACTCAGACAATGAGATTATGGATGCCTTGAAGATGATTAAGGAGTCTTTGGATGATATGGAAGAGGCAGCCAAGAAGAAAAGCAAAGACCCAAAAGAGGACATTGAGAAGCAGTTGCACTCTATGGGCTTCAAGAAGTCTGTTGCCAAAGGGCTAGCTCCTTCAGTCAAGAATATTGAAAAGATGAAGGTTGGAAAGGTCTATACAATTGGAGAAGCTCAACAGATTACTAGGGAAGAGCTTAAGAAGTTGAAAGATAAGTATGGGGCAAACGATTGGAACGACCAGGAGTTTGTTGAATGGTATCGAAGAAATCACGGCACAGGCTACGAGATTGAGATTGTTGAAGCTATAGATTGGAAGAAGATACTTGCATCAGCTGCTATTATAGGGGCTTTGGCTACCGTGCCTGTTAAGGGATATGCTGAAGATGCGAACGTTGCTGACCTCTTCAACTTCCTTGGTAGGGTTGTAAATACTGTCCAAACTGCAAGAGGGGGCAACGCTGGGATGACTGACATTCTTGGAGCTATGACAGGTCAACAGACTTCTACAACAGGTGGATACTACGGAGGCTATGGAACACACCAAGCTACCCAAGGCTATGCAGTTTGGGGAGGCACAAGCGACCAAATGGTCTGCACTAGAGCAAATCAAGCAGATGTTGGAAAATACTTCAAGGTAATCAACCAGTCCGACAACTCCGAGGTTGTAGTAAAGTGCACAAACGCAGATTCTACTCTGGGTAGGAATGTTGTAGTATCTCTAAGCCGAGGAGCCTTCGCACAGATTTCAGACTTGAACCAGAGTTCCGTATACGTAACAATACAAGAGGTTGACTAATGAGAAAACTCTTAGAAAAAGTCCAAGATGCTGTAGTAGTAACTGAAGCTCGTCATTTCAAGACTAAAGAAGATTTCATTAACTTCTTAAAGAATACATTGATTCCAGATTTAAGAAGGTCTGGAACTAACGAAACTGCGGACGATTTTGAGGAAGCTATATACTGGATGACGAAGGGTGCTTAATATGAGACAGCTGTTTGAGATATTACTAGAGGTTGCTAAATACAACTACTCAAGTCTTGCTGATGAAGTAGGGCTTAGTGATGAAGTAAAAGACAGGTTCATCAGGTTTATGAAAGTCCGCTTTCCTAACAAGGAAGGCACCGATTGGGGCTATCACGAAACTTGGGCTCAAAGGTTCAAGAGGGGCGAGGAGTGGGAGTTCTCAGACTCCGAAAGCCGTGTAGCCTTACAGGTTGTAGATGCGAATTATTACGCAAACAAGAAATAATATGTTCAAACAACTGTTTGAAAGATTACAGGAAGTCCAAAAAGAGGAAGAAACGAAATAGTGCTGATATTCTGCAAGATTACATTTTTGATTGCAGTTTGCCTGCTTTTGTATATTGTCATAGAGCTGTTAGTTGAAAAATGGAAGGAGGGTGATATGAGTGTAAAGGAGTTTATCAAGGAGGTGACTTTGCAAGAGGGCAAAAAGGTAAGCCTCTCGATTGCACAAGTTGCTGAGGTTTTGAAGATTGCAAATGAGTTGTTGGACGGTGAGCTATACAAGCTCATCAAGAGGGTCAAGGGTTGAAGGCTCGCATAGTTCTTTGTATTCTAATACTAGTGGGCATAGCGTATCTACTAGGATTAGCTTATGTCGTCAGATATAGGCGACCCAAGGTTGAAGAGGTAAAGACCTACTACCCTGATTTTGAGGTTGCTTATATGGAGGACGTAACTATCGAGATTTGGAAGGATGGCAAAAAGGAAACCATCAAGTTGCCGCATTTGAAAATCAGTAAGTAGAGAAAAAGGAGAATTAGTATGAAGGGTAAAGTGAAGTGGTTCAGCAATCAGAAAGGGTATGGGTTCATCAGCACAGAAGAAGGCAAAGATGTGTTCGTGCACCATACCTCAATCTTAGGCGAAGGCTACAAGACATTGGCAGAAGGGCAAGAAGTTACGTTCGAGGTTGAATCTACAGCAAAGGGCGAGCAAGCAGTAAAAGTCAGCAAGTTGTAAATAACCAAGGAGGAGAAGAGATGAAGAAGTTAATGGTAATACTGCTAGCGATGCTTCTGATGACTTCAGGTATTGCACTAGCAGAGGTTACAAAGTTTGACAAGAAGAATCTGGAGTTTGGATTAGAGTATAACTACGCAGACAAGGATATCCAAGATGTTGAGCTTTTGTCTGTCAACATCCCTGATGTGTTGAATGGCAATCTGGTTTTGGTAAACCAGAAACTCCATCTCAACCAAGAGTTGGCTACAGTAGGCTACAAACTTGGGGACTTGTTGACCCCGTATGCTATACTAGGTATTTCACAATTGAATGGAAATACAAGATTGAATGGCGACATAGCTACCGAATGTTGGAGTGCTGGAGCGACCTTACTTGAAATACCTTACAACAAGGGCGGTTCTGCATTCACTTATGGCTTGGGAGCAAAAGGCAACCTATTGGAACTTCCTGCTCAAGTAATCCTTGGCTATGATGTAAGAATGACGACATTCAAAGGTGACTCAAATAACAATATAGTGCTTTTGCCTGGCGATTGTGGATTTGAGCTAGGTGCAAAGAAAGAAATCAAATACTTGGAATTGAACACATTGCTCTCTGCAAGTAGAGAGTTCAAACTTACAAACAAGGACGGTTCTGACCGTAAGTATCTTCAGTCTATTACCCCGATGTTGGGTTTCAAATATAGCAGGGTTGACATCAATGGCAAGACTACAGTCAATATAGAGGACGCAACTGTTGCATCTGAACAGAATGTAAAGGGTGACCTGTATTCTGCAGTTGTGGGAGTAAGCTGTAAAGTTACAAGCAACATAGATGTAAAGGCAACTGGTTCGTTTGGCGGTGACAAAGGGTTTGGAGTAGCAGCAACTTACAGATTCTAAGGTTCAAGGGACGGGAGTTTTAGCAAGAGCAAGCCAAAGTTCAGTTGGTAACACAGTTACCGTTGTAAAAATGCCCTAGCTCCTAGGCTTCTCCCGTTCTACCAAAAAAGGGCTTTATATGTTTAGACAACTATTTGGATTACTAGAACATACAATCGAAGAGGTTGAAGAAGATTTGACTGACCTCATAGAAATACAATCTAGCGAACCTTCGGTCAAAACGGATGAGTATATGCGGGGTCTTGCCAATGGGTTGATATGTGCAAGAAATTGTGTCAATCAGCTAGACCCTGTTTACATAGAGAACAAGGTAGAGGAATATACGATGTCTAAGAAAGACTTGATTGATATGCTAGTCAGTCAAGGTAAGTCTTGGGATGCTATTATAGCTAGAATACCTGCCTTCAAAGGCGACAAAGAGGCAAAAGAGATTTATCAAGGACTTGTAAAATGAGAGAGCTTATAGAAAAACTTCAAGGTATACCTGACTTAACAGAAAACTATGGCGAGATAGTAGTTCCAAAAGCAGGTATGAAAGCCCACTATGGAGAAGTCCTTGGGGTCTTTTGGTATGATACTAAGTCCAATAAGTTGGACTATTCTTCAGGCTCTGCAGGTCACGATACCTTCAAGGACTATAAGGAATACTTCAAGACTCCTGGTATGGTTCGGGGACGTTTAGGAAGAGATGAAGATGGCACAATCTACATATTGATATACGTTGGAGATTTTGAAGGTAGACCTCTGGCTGGCGATACTATACTAGATTTGTATAAACAAGTATCAGAAGTCTCCAAGGTTCATATAAACTTTGTGGTAGATGAATTAGGTAGGGATTTGATAGAAGGCAACTTAAAAGAACAGGGCTTCGTTGGGGGAGTTGGAGCTCCTGGGATTGGCGGACTATGAGAAAACTACTAGAGAAGACTTTGAAGATTCAATTGGTTGAGAAGACTTCTATACCTCCAGATATGCAGAGAGAGCTAGAAGACTATGAGTTACACGTAGCTTCTGATATTGGAGAAGTGCCAGTAAACGCTAAGGGCGATACGGTTGATAAACTTGTGGCTTGGTGGAGAGCTAACGGCAAGCAGATTCTAGAGCTTGAAGACCAACTTGCCAATGACGTAATCAAACCCTCAGAATATGACGTAAAGCTAAAGGCTTTGTTAAAGAAATGACAAAGATTAGAAAGCTATACGAGTTTCTCAAAGAGTCATTGGATTGGAAAGATGTAGAGCCGTATTGGTTCAAGGTCAACGACAAGCTCGAAGGCAAGAAAGATTGGGAAGACGAGAAGTCCGCAGCTTACGAAGGCGGTGACGTAGACAACATCTTTGACCTGTTCCATACTAATAGAAGTGTAGCAATAGACCTTATCAATATGGGGCTCAAGATGCTTGGCTCGAAAGAGCAATTGCCTTATGGATAGAGAGCCTTTACACATAGATAAGAAAGAGTTGTTTTGCAATCGTTGCAATAAGTATATAGACAAGTTTACAGGAACTCTAGTAATTAACAATGAAACGCATTGTTTGTATTGTGGTAATTGGCTTTGTGGTTGCTATGATGCCTTTGGTTGTGAGATGTTGTTAGAAGACCCGACCATAGTTCATTGTAAACTAGAGTCAACTATACTAGGAGCCATATAATGAAAAAATACATCTACAATACGTTGACAGTTTCTGCTTCAAAGATTCCTTTGACGAACAAGTATCTCGTCAAAGGCGAAACCTTTACTGCCCTTATACACAAGAAGGACTTCGAAAGAGGGGCTAGGGAGATTCCTAAGGAGAAGAAATGAAGATAGGATTTAAGCTACCTACGTTATGGGCACCAAAGTATACACCAGGCATTGCCCCTGATTATCACGTGTGGCAAAAGATAGTAGACTACAAGGTGACGGGTAGCCCTGCGACTTCTCTGACGTTCAATCTACTAGACCCGGAAGTAGTTCTGTTGATGCACTTGTATGATACGAAGGATAGGGCTAATCACGTCATAACAAACAACGCTGTGACGTTTGATACAACTCCTGGGCGTCCAAGACTAGGCGCATCTGCAGTAGCTTCGTTCAATGGGTCAAGTGGGTATTTAAGTGCTCCAGATTCAGCAGATTTCTATTTTGCTAGCGGTGACTTTACTATTGACTTCTGGGTTTACTTTAATGCCCTTTCTGGCACTACTAACATTATAGGACAGAACGACGGCACTACAAACAACTACTGGTATATCTATATTAATAGTGCAGGCACACTTGCCTATCAAGCTAAGTCTGGCGGAACAATTGTAGCGGATGGTGGTGTAAGTCCTGCTGTTCTCACTACTGGACAGTGGTATCATATAGCGTTTGTAAAGGTTAGTGGGACAATCTATATATACTACAACGGCATATCCCAAGTAACGTATGTAGGTAGTGCTGGAGCTTTCCCAGACATCTCTGCCCCTTTGACGATAGGTCAAGTCAATGGAGCTAATTATCTAAATGGGTATATGCAGGAGATACGCATCGTCAAAGAACTAGCCAAATGGACTGCCAGCTTTACTCCTCCAAATGCTCCTTACTATGGAGGTGGAGATGAGGATGAGGAGTATAAGATAGTTACTAGGTTTGTAAGTGCTGCGAATAGCAATTACATAGTTATGCGACCTAACAATGATAGTGGGGCTAACTATGGGGAACAAGTATTAACAGGTAATGGCGCTTCAATTTCAGCAGCAAGAGATACTGCAAGAACATATATTGGTTTACTGACTTCAGGGGCTTTTGTCATAGGAGAATCTGGACATAGTGAATTGGTGCTTTATGCTAAATCAGGATATGTCAGAACTTCATTGTTGTCAGCCACCGAAAGGATTTCTGGAACTACTGTAACTTATATAACGCTTGCAGGTGCTGATTGGAACAACACCATTGACAACATTCGTTCTCTAACAGTCTTTGGGGCTTCAGGAGGCTTAGGTGTTGGCTCTTCAATAGAAATTTACCGTAAGAAGAATGCAGTCCCTTGGTGGGGCGGGGTGGGAGCATAATATGAAAACAGGACTTGTTCAAGGTGGAATAGATGGCATTTGGGTAGTGGCTCACGATTCAGGAGAGCTTACTGCGCCTTTGAGTAGATATGACATTGGCGGACTCAATGGCGATGTTGACGAAGAGTATCGCTTAATTATTCGTATTGTGGCAACTGATGTTGGTCCAGACTACTTGCAACTACGGTTCAACAATGACTCTGGTTCCAACTATGGCAATCAACGTATGTGGGGTCTGAATGCAGGAACAGGTGCAAGTAGATATGCTGATTCTGGTATGCGTATTGCAGAGCCTCAATCCACTTTGGCATACGGCATAAACTTCTCTGATACCTTAATCTATGCCAAGTCTGGGTTTGTCAGAACTGCTATTACGAGAGATGTAAGAGGCATTACCGGAACTACCGTAGATTCGATTTGGCTTAGAGGCACTAACTGGAGCAATACTACAGACAACATAACTTTGATGACCTTAATGCCGTATAATGCTAACAGTTTAGGCATAGGCTCCCGCTTTATTCTGCTCAAGAAAGTCAACACTTCCAAGATGCGGACAGGGCTGCTTAACGCCAAAGGCAAGATTGTGGGAGCTTGGCAGAAGATTGCGGAGACTACTCTTACAGCAGCTGCTACTAGTTTGACCTTTAGCGGTCTTGACGGAGATGCGGATGTGCTGTATAATGTGCTTGTGAGGTCAGTAAATGGTTCAGGACTTCTTTGTGGATTTACGTTCAATCTAAATGGAGATAGTGCGGTTAATTATGGTTCTCAACATTTGGTCGGAATAAACGCTTCGGTATCAGCATCAAGGACTGTAGGTGGGTCTTCTTTAGATATTGAATGGGCAGGAATAAGTGCGGGTGCTTTACATCATTTTAGTATTTTGCTTTATGCTAAATCGGGATATGTGAGAACAGCAATAGTAAACACGGCTGAAAATATCTCAGGCACTACTGTAGATAAAACTAATTTGATTGGTTGTTCTTGGAATAATACAGCAAATGCTATTCAGTCCCTTGTCCTTAATGCTTCACAAGCTAATGGTATTGGTATAGGCACGCATATTGAACTTTGGAGATTAAACCTATGAGCAATTGCAAATGTGAATATGTAGAAGAAGTAAACCCGATTCAAAGCGGTGTCAGAATACATAAGCTAGTCAAGAGATGCGAAGAGTGCGAAGAGGCAAATACTAAGGCTAGAGCTGATATGAAAGTCCAAGCGATTGAAAACCTCAAGCAACACATCAAGTTACTTGAGGTTGATATTCTTTCAGCTAGAACACTAGGACATTTGGACATAGTTGAATCTAAAGAGGCTACTCTCAAAGCTGCTAAGGAAGAGCTCAACAAACTAGAAGAGCCTGTGAAAATTGAAGAAGAACCCAAGCCAAAGAGGAAAAAGAAATGAGAGACATAAGAAAAGAAGTCATTGAAGTATTAGCAGAACATAGTGGCTTATCCGTAGATGAGATTAAGGACAATTCTCATATTACGGATGATTTGGGTATGGACTCCTTAGACAATGTCGAAGCGGTTATGGCGTTAGAGGAGCGTTTTGATATAGAGATACCTGACGAGGATGCAGAGAAGCTCTTCGAAGTTCAGGATATCGTAAAATATATAGAAGGTAGGTTGAAATAATGGCTGTATATGGATACGGCATAGTATACAAAAGAGGTAAGTAAAATGGCTATGATGGATTTTACTAAAGTTTCTATACTTGAACGAATAGCCCAGATAGAGAAAAACTTCAGGGGCACCAAGTTTGATGCCTTGGTTGACCAGCTCTTGGAGTTCTATCAGAAGAATAGCTACAAGGCGATGGAAGAAACAATCAAACAATTCCCAACCGAAGAGAAGATGTTGGCTCAGCTGGTTGAGAAGTTGAAGAACAAGTCTGTCTATGTTACTCTGAAGAAAATCATAGAGAACAAAGAGATGACTGATGAGCAGAGACTCAAAGGCGTTTCTTCCTTGATTACGCACGTAGCAATCGAAATCGAACAAGGCAACAAGGAATACAAGATGTTGTTGCCTATGCTATATGAGAAGGTAGGAACTTTAGTATACAAGTTGAGATAATGAAGAATCTTCTAAATATAACTTTGGGTGTTGCGGCAGTTGTGTCAGCAATACCACAAACACAGCCTCCTATTACCCTAGCTGAGAGAGGTATCAACACACAAAAACTGCTTGATGCCGTAAAGCTGGTAGAGTCAAATGGAGGAAAAGATACCGAGCCTAGATTCGAATATTCGGTATACCGCAAGCTACGCAGAGACTACAACATATTGAGACCGCATATACAAGAAGCTATACAGAAATACGGCTTCAAGAAGTTGGCGACCTCGTATGGACCATATCAAGTCCTTGGTTCGACTGCGGTATTCCTAGGCTTCGAGGGTGACCCTAGAGAGCTAATGCAAGAGTCCGTCTGTAAAGAGTGGGCATCCCGATACGTTAGGTATCTGATTTCCTCGGATAAGACTCATAGCCTAACCGATGTCGTATCGGCATACAATGCAGGGCTAGGTGGCATAGGTAAAAATCCAGACTATACAAATAGAATTCTAGAATGCTATAAGGGAGGCGATAAATGAAAGGGCTTTATGATTTCCTAAAAGAAGGAGATAACATATTTGAAAAGACATATACTTGGGGCTATGAGGTCTTGAAAGCTCCAGAAGGTGGACCAGGGACTGCCACATTGAAGAGCACTATAAAGGGCATTCCTGGCGTAAGACTTGTAACCTTCCCTTCTGCTTATATGGGTCATACATCTGTTAGAATCACTGCCAATTCTAGAGAAGCCCTTTCTAAAGCCCTTACTATATTACAAGATTATGGCTACATTGACAGTGTTGCCGATGGAATGAGAAGCGTAACATCAGAAGCAGAATATGATGCCCATCAACCTGCTGACGTTGCTGCGGGCAAGGAAGTTGCTAGTCAATCTGCTGAGTTTCACAAAGCCCACGAACAGGTCTTTGGAAGTTCCTCTGGTGGAGCCCAAGATGTGCAAGAAACTGGAGAGATGGGTCACGGTGATATTACACAAGGTGGGGAAGATTATGAGTGGGCAAAGGCTATTGAGGAGGACGTCAAGGAGATAGAAAAGATTACAAAGGGTAAGTTGAAATTTGAGGGTATGAAGCCCTTCGACAAATACCGTGGTCCATATGCTGCTACTAGCTTAGGTAGGATTTGGGATGCAGGAGTTGAAGGTGAGAAATACTTGTTTATGGAAAACTCCAACTGGGTTGGCACAGCCCAAGAGCTAGCACAAGCAATCAATGGAGATGCGACCGCTAGGGCTTTAGTAGTCAACCAAGCCAAGACCGCTGCTGGAGAGCCTACCGAACCTGACTTTAACCCTGCCCAAATGAAGTTCCCCTTCGCTGAGTCCTGTGTCAAGAGTATTAAAGAAGCAGACATAGACAAATATACCAAGCACGAGGAATATACTCCTGAAGAGTTTGACAAAAGGGGATTCTATCTTTCAGATGACCAGAAGAAAACCGTAGAGACTGCTAAAGCGGAGGGCAAGAAACTGTTAGCTTCTATCTCTTACCTACCTTTTGGAAACTATCTTATGCATCTGTCTATAATAGAGGGCAAGGTTCCTAACCCTAAAGATACCGAAGACAAGCAAAGGCAAGATATGACTGAAGCCCTTGACCCTAGAATACCCGACCAAGCAATTGACTTTCGGTATATCTCTGGAACCAAGACCTTCAAGAACGGCACGAAAGAGTATAACTTGTTAAATGCTCTAGAAGATAAGGCTTGGGAAGACTACTTAGATGTTATGGCAGGGTCAGGCACTACGGTTGAATACGACCTCGTCAGAGATGTCTTTACTGCTAGTAATGTAGTAGGGGAATCTACTAAGCGGTCAAAGTCTGCTAAGGTATTGAGAGAACAGAAGATAAACGAACAAGAACCCCCGCCAGAACCAGCTCCAGAGACAGGTGCAGAGATACCAGAAGAGCCAACCCTAGAAGAGCCTCCTGCAGAGCCTCCTAAAGAAGAGAAACCTAAAGAAGAGGAAGAGCCTAAGAAAGAGGAGCCTGTCAAGGAGAAACCCTCATACACTAAGGAATACTTCGGGTCAAAAGGAACTGATAAGCACTATTACTTTATCCACAAGATGACCGAAGATGGTATGACGGTTGACGATTTACAAGTCCTTGATATTGAGGATAACATAGTCTTCTCCGCCAAAGAAAAACAAATGGATGTATTAGGTGAGAGGGCTTTCTTGAAAGCAGCAGCTGAAGCTACAGGCATAGATATGATAGCCTATGATGTGGTAATGCGGTATAAAATGCTTGAAGAGGAGCCTCCTTTGGAAGAGAAACCCGAAGACGAAGTGCCTGAGTTAAAACCCAAAGAGGAGGAAAAACCCGAACAGAAGTCTGAGCCAGAAGTTGGACCAAAGAGTGAAGAGGAGGCTCCTCCCAAAGAAAGCTTTAAGCGACCCGCCAAACAAAAGATTGAGGAAGGTTACGAGCAGATTGGTTCAGGTAAGTTACCTAACAAGTATTACGTAACAGGCTCTGGCGATTACTATATGATGGTAAAGAGAGGCACGCTTGACTGGGCTTCTGAGCAACTTAAAGACTTCAAGCCTAAGTCTAAGAAGTATGGGGTATTCAATACCTATAAAGAGGCGACTGCTGCAGTAGATACCGCATCAGCCTCAGAGTTTGGTAGTGAACCTAATCCTGCAGGTATCAATACTATAACTGTTGAAGACCATTTGACAGGAGAGCTTCTACACTATGGGTTTGTTGCCTATAAGCAAGCTGGGTATCGCTATGAGATTGAGCAGTTTGGCGATACTAAGTTTACAGCAGAGAAGATGAAACAAGCTGGGCAGACCTTTGAGACTGGAGACAGTCCTGGTCCAGAGAAGTGCGTAAAGTGCGGAGTTCATATTGGCACTAAGGTAGCACAGAACTTCGGTGGCAAGTGTCCTGAGTGTTGGGAAGAGGACGAGAAGGCTGCTGGAAAAATGGACGAAGCCAAGCTTCCTAAGGTAGTCCTTGCAGACTTGAAGAAGCTTATGTCTGAGCCGTATGACGAGATTGCTCACAAGCTAGATGTATCTCACGAAACCGTCAAGGCTCTGCTTCAGGCTCTTATGGTGCACGCTGAGGGAGAGAAAGAATCAATCTATGACAAGAAGCTTAAAGAGGGCACTTGGGCTACTCCAAATACTCAAGCTAAGAAACAAGCTCTGTTAGCATTCCTTGATGGGTTAGACGAAGGTGAGCTTGAGCCCTTGGAAGACTTCTTGTATTCTAAGCTCGGAGATGATGAGCTCTTTGATGAACTTGAAGATATTGTTAAGCCCGTATGCAAGCCTATTGCTAAGGCTATTAGAAAGAAATTGAAAGACCTCAACATAGTAATAGAGTCCTCGATGGACGAAACTGTAAAGCTTCGCAAGATGACCGATGATGACCGTATGGGCTTTGCAGGTGCAGAGGGTGAGGCAATGATTGGAGATATACATACCTCGGAGGGTGCAGGTATTGTTATCGTAGACCAAGCGGGCATTGCGATTATAATTGGAGATGAGAAGCCGATAGAGTTTCACAAGGAGATGGTATTTGATGATGGTATAAGGCTTGTGCAAGCATTCAAAGAGCCCATCAGTATAGACTCCTTGAAGGCTATGGGATTCGTTAACATAACGGAGTCTAAAAAGGAGTCCAAGAAAATGAAAAACTTAAAAGAAGCTGATGCAGTTCCTGAAAAGGGAGATAATCCTGAAACTACAATACCTGTCTCTGGCACAAAGACCCCAGAGAAAGAACCGAAGAAAGAGGAACAACCTACAACTCAAGAGAAACCAGTAGAAGTTGGCGAACCTCAAAATCAAGTAACCGAATTGAAGGACAAAGAGGAGGTGAAGGACAAAGTGAAAGAGGCTAAAGAGAAGGATATAAAGGATAAGATTACAGAGATATTCAAGTTCCTGGATGAGGAATGGTCGAAGTTTCCAACAAAGGCTGAAGCAATCGCAAAGTTGACTACAAAGTTCGGTATTGGTGAGGATATGGCAAGGGCAACGCTAGGGGTTGCTGAATACTACAACGGCAAGCTAGACGATGGCACACCCGTAGCAGAGCCTGTGGCACCTGCCCCTGCACTAACCCCTGAGCCTCCTCCTGTTGCTCCAGCACCTGTAGCAATGGAAGCAAAGCTACCAGATTTGTCAAAACAGGAAGATGATATCAAGAAAGCATTGCTTGAAAAGCATCTAGGCAAAAAGGTAGATGAGGATAAAGACAAAGAGGCAAAAGAGAAAGAAGAGAAGGAAAAGAAAGAAAAAGAGGAAAAGGAAAAGAAAGAGAAGGAAGCTAAGGAAAAGAAGAAAGTCAAAGAAGATGTGCAGGAAGATGTAAATATCAATGTCACAACCGATAAGCAAGATATCCAAGTTACTGCGGTTGAGGACGGTGGAGTTCATACTACGGTAGTAGACAAGGCAACTGGTGCAGAGACCGCTGCTGTGGCACCTGCTCCTGAAGTGCCAGCTGTTGAAGCTCCAGCACCTGTGGAAGAGGAACCTGTTGCGATTGAATGTGAAGAGAGTATTCACAAGTTTATGAAGTCTTTCGGTAATAGAGGATAATAGACGTGGCGGAGATTGCTAAATGATGCGACACTATTGCTCATTGCAGCAATATCGCCAAACCTGATGAGCATAGAGCTGTAGTTCGGTAGAGATACCGACAGGCTCTACTCCGCCCACGAAAATCAAAGCTATGGGATACAACCAGCTTCTAGATAGATTAACGGAACAGATTCAAGGCAATACTGTTAGGTTTAAGTTGAGAGGCGAAGAGGACGAAAGAGTAGGAACAGTAGTTTACTCTGACTACTCAAGAGAGGAAGATACTCTCAACATAGCAGTAAAGTGCTCTTGTGGAGGGTTGTTTGAGCTTCGAAGAATTGATGGAGATTGGGTAAATGCGGAATATGTTAAAGTTGATAAAGGATGAGGGTTTATATTTACATTACTTTATCTCCTTAGTAATTGTCATAGCATTGTCGTTTATGCTAAGTTTGTTTTGGAGTTGTTTGATAACCTTAGCAATAGGAATAATCAAAGAGATGATTGATAAGTATATAAGAAAAGCAAAGTTCAGTCTATTGGATTTAGTTGCCGATGTGGCAGGTATTCTTACGGGGCTTTTGCTAGTCTCAATGTTTTACAGTTGGATTGATAAGATTGAGGGGTAAAATGGATAGAGCTAAAAGAATAATTACGGAAGCTAGTAAGGTTGTTCCAGCGTTGATGCCTTTGTTGGAAGACAAGGACTTCTTGGAGTTATTGAATGAGGAGATTAAGGAGGCTAGTAAAGAAGAAGGCGACCTCTTGGTGCACTTTGGTAGCTCCTCCTTTCTAGGCATACGTCCTACGTGCGAGGTTGTGAACGATAGTGTAGTTGCTATCTCACTCCTTAGCGAAGCGGAGGTATTCTCTAGCCTTAAATCTGCCACAAAGAAATTAGGCAAGACTACGGAAGATTTGGAGAAGGTTTTCAAAGACGTCAAAGAGTCCTACTTATCCGAGAAGAATGTCAAGATTGAGGAGCTTACAAAAAGTCAATGGCGTGAAATAGCTGAATCAGTTTGTGCAAAGCTCATAAACGCTGAAACCGATACCGAGAATGCTATACTGACTGAGGCAGACCTCAATAAAATCATAGAGAGCATAACTACGAGCCGTAAGAAGGAAGCTCTCAGGACTTTGGAGCAGTTGTTGAAGCTAGATGTGGAGTCTAAGAAAAGAGCCTTACTTGACAAACTCTTGGGCAATGGGTAGGTATGAAAATCTTCAGAGATGCAGGTTTACAGGACGAGGTAAAGCTACTAGACCTTGGAATTGTTCCAGCAGGAGATTCCAAAGAGTTCTCTTTTTATCTATTGAATGACTCCAAGGCAGACCTACGCTCTTTGAGGTTTAAGGTAGAACATCCTGAAGTTAGAATAAAGATGGCGCCAGAGCACTTGGATTCAGGGCAGAGTGCTGAATTTAGGCTCTCTTGGGCTCCTGCCGTTACGTTAAAGGAAGGACTGAAAGCCAAGGTTTTGATAGATGGGGACGAGCTTTGGAAGTAGAGAGAGTAAAATTCAATGGCAGAGATTAACAAAATCAATGTATTCTCAGATGTTGCGAACAATACTAAGAAAGCCCTTGTTGATAGTAATCGTAGGGTTGTCGTTGTTATTGATTCACCAATTACTATCTCTCAAGCACCTGCGGGGTTTATCTCTAACAGTTCTGGAGCAATCCCAAAAGATGCCGAGTTTACTATTGTAAGTTACGTTGTTCCAGCATTAAAGAAGTTTAGGCTTACAGGGTTTACAGGTTCTGGTAGTGCAGATGGGCTTTATAAACTATACATCAATTTGGTGCAAAAGATGGAATTGAGAAGTTCGGCAGCTAGTCCTAATGTAGGTAAGACCTTTTCAGCACCGATGGAATTCAATGATGGGGATATTATAGCATTGAAAGTAATACATAGACACGGTAGTGTGCAAACGTTCTTTGGGGACTTTGAAGGTTACTTAGCGTAGGAGTGAACTATGAGTGATTTACCTATTCCTGGTTTAGTATTGAGTCCTGACGCATTAAAGATGAAGATTGAGATTGAGAGGTCAGAAGCTATTCTAAGGGTTCAAAAGCTTCATTTGAGTAAACTGGAGCTTGAAAACCAGGTAAAGAAAGTAGATTATGAGATTCAAATATATTCTGATAAACTAAAGGAATATGATAAGTCCAAGGAGGTAAAGAATGTCTGATTATTATAGTAGTATGCCTGTAAGAACAAGTAGAGAAAGTGGAGATATACAGAATGTATTGGTTGCTGGTTGGGAGTCTTCTACGTCAGCAATTATTGCTATAAAGGTTGATACTAGTGGTAAGGTCTATGTAGTTGGCTCCGACTTTGATATTCGCAACCTTGATTCATCTCAAGATAGTGTATTGATTTGTGGTAACGATGGCTCGTCCACAAATCCTCCAATCTCTGTTGATGCAAGTGGTAATGTCAATGTCAACATAGTTAGTGGTGCTGGTGGGTATCAATACCAAGATAACGTAGCGAGCACAGGTGCTTATGGAACTGTAGCTCTTGGTCTTGATGCTGCTAATTCAAAACTTCAGATGATTGCCGTTGACAGCACAGGTAGACCACAAGTTGACATAGCTGCTCAGACTTTGACGGCTGTTAAGATTTCAAAGGATGTTAACGCTAATACAGAGACCAACCCAATCTTTGTGAAGCTCACAGATATTGCACAGGGTGGAGAAGTTCACGAATATGATACTTCTGCTGGGATTGGTAAAGGCTTGACAGCTAATCACGAGTATATTCTAACTCCAGCTGGTGGCAAGACCCTTATGTTGAAACAGGTTCTGTTTTCTGCCTCTGGAGCAATGAAGGCTGAGGTGCAGGTTGGTCCATTGTTAGGTTTAGTTACGAAGGCTGTTGGGTTTAACTCTTCTGCTAACCTTATGAATACGATAGTCTTTGACCCGCCAATTGAGCTAACAGAAGCTGGTGCTGGGCAGAGAGTGCGTGTTATAGTTACAAATAGGGATAATCAAGCTCAAGACCTGTATACTACGATAATGGGCGTTGAACGATAAACGTAACAAAGTGATGCGGCACTAATCAATCCAGCGACTCCGCATAAGTGAGCTGGATGCGCAAAGGAGAGAGAAATGGCTGATATTGAATTGAAACCTGAGGAGCAAAAGAAAGAACCGTTGAAATCTGAAGGAACGCCTTTGAATCTGGGTAATGTGGAGATTATAAAAGTCAAGTTGTTAGAGAGTATTCAGAATCTTCTCTTAGAGAACAACAAAATACTAAGAGCAATAGCGATTAAACAAGGTGCAATAGAGGTAGAGAAACCAAAGACTGATGTCTGACATACCCCTTGAGGCAGTAGAGACTATAGTATACGTCAAAGACCCTTCTGGCGTAGCCAAGGAAGTAGGCTACGTCACGGGGTCTGAGGCATCTATGCCTTGCGTGATTGTTGACTATACCAATACTACTTATCGAGCAGGAGTAACTAGTGCTGGTAAGTTAAAAGTAGAGGCGTCCCTAGATTCAACAGTAGGCAATCTAGTAATTATAAGGGATGCTGTTAATGGTGCAGTTCAGACTTCAGTTAATATCCATACTACTTCTGCAATAGGGGTTAATGTTTTGCCTTTAGGATTGTATAAAACTGTTGCACCTACCTTAACTGATGACCAAGTTTACCCGTTGTTGGTTGACTCACAAGGGCGTTTGTTAATATCGCAGTCCCCAACAACTAGAAGGGTAATTGAACTATCTTATATCACTTCAAGTTTGGGGGTTTTGGTAGCGAATATGTGGTTCAATGTTCTTTGGTATACCGTTCCCGCTTCTTACCAATTAGAAATAACTCAATTCAATTGTAGTGCTGGGAATCAATTAGGTAGTGCTAGGGCTAATAGGGCAAGAAGTTTAGGCACATATAATATTGGAACGTCAACTTTCGCAGATGGCGGTGCATATGTTGCTCCAGGATTTTGCTCTTCGGTTGAGGCAGAGGTTACAACTGCTTTAACAGGCACAGCAGTTACTTTGACGGTAACTTATATAAATGAGTCTGGTGTTGCAGGAAGAACAGGAACCATTGTTTGTCTAGCAGCAGCACCGCTCAAAGAAAGATTCTTAATGACGTTACAAGCTGGTGATTTTGGGGTTCGAGATATTACAGCCATTTCAAAATCTGGTGGCACGGCAGGTGTATTGACTTTGTATGGGCTTACTACTTTATTTTATGAGATTATACCAACTCAAGGTGTGACATATCCATTATTGACAGCAAGAGAAAGTGTTATAATTGAGGCAGGAGACTTAATTTCACTGGAGATAGTATCCTCATCTGTTGCGGCAGCTAATAGAATGGTAAAGGTAGTTGGTATTCTATCTCCAGTATAAAGGAATAAAACTATGAGAACTATTGAATTGTCTTGGAGTGAGTTCAAGACTGATATTATAGATAAGGGTTTTCCCATTAACTATCGTAAAGAATCTTATGATATTGACCCTACCAAGTATGGCTATGAAGTCTTCGTAGTTGATAGGGGTTTAATATATTGGGTTTCGCATATTATTGAAGTAGCTGATGTGTTAGACTTTGAGACTAATTATAAGGCTAATGCTAACAAGAATCTTGAGTATGACCTTGAAGGAAAAAGAATATCTGGACCAAAGTATTCAGAGGCACAGGTTCTTACTGCACTAGCTATCAGAGATACGAGTCCTCATAATTCTAATAATTCCGTTAATTTTGGGTATAAGGTTAAAACGATTATCATAAACAATCAATTAGACCAAGCCGTAACCTGCCAATGTCAAGGGTCAAGAGATGGAACTAATTGGTTCAACGTAGGTGCTACTTGGTCTGTTTCTGCTACTACTTTGACTTTCGAGACTTGTGAAAGTTACTTTCCATATTTTAGAACAGTAGTAACTTGCGCTATTGCACCTACTACAGGAGCTATAGATATGTGGTATGAAAGGATGGGGTTGTAAATGGGTGGAACTCTAGATACTAAATTCTATGTTGACCCTAGTATTCAGTCCAAGGCGATAACCTATACTCCTACAACTGTTGGCGACCAAGCTACTCCTATAGTTCCTGCTCTTGCTGGTAAGAAAATAAGGGTATATGCTTGGGGTGTAAGCCTTAGCATAAATGGCTCTAATTGCTATATGAAGGACTCTACAGGAGTCCAAAAGACTGAATTACTTCTAAGAACAACAGGGGGCAACGCTCCAAACTATTATACTAGGAGTGCCTATCCTGGAATTATGATGTTTGAGACAGCAGTAGGGGCTTCGCTTCAGCTTAATTGCACAACGGCAGGGGCAACTAATAGCGTTCAGGTAATTTACTCTTATGTGTAAAGGATAGAATGAGCCAAGTTATGAATTGCCCTGTTGGGCAACCTACTAAGTTGCAGTTGTTATACAAAGAGGATAGTCTAGGAGTTCCTGGACTAGCAGCAAGGGTTGCTCTTAGGGATGCCATAACTAACAAGTATTTGGACTTCTCAGATAACCTTTGGAAGTCAAGCGGTTGGGTTCAAAAGTTTCTTTCTCTCGGAGATTTTGGTAATGGTATCTATCATTACTCTTGGAATTCTTGGGCGTCAATTAAAGAGCCTCGTATTGTAATAGGTGAGTATGAAATTACTACTGTAGGTTACGAGGCATTTGATGCCGACATAATGGTATTTGGGTTAACGGATATGGTAGAGTCAGGGCGTTGGAAGATTATGAACAATCAAATGATTTTCTATGGACCAGATGGTCTGACTCCTATATTAACCTTTGACCTCTTTGACTTAAATGGAGTGCCTACTATGGATGCTGTTATGGAAAGGAAGAAAGCTTAATGCCTGGACCAAGCGGTTTCGAAAGGCAAAATCTAATTTGTAGGGGTATGTCAAAGTGGATGCAAACCCTAGCTGTTCGTGGGTTTGCTATGGCTAAGGTTCTAGCTAGCACAGTAGCAGGATGGTATCGTGGTCCAGCAGTAAGGCGTAAGTATAGTGCAACGATTGAATTGAAGGGCACTAAGCTCTTTGGCTTTGTAGATTACTATCCCTTATTTGGGGATAGGCTTGTTCCTTTCTATCAGGATTACAAGGTTTTAGGAACAAAGCAACGCAGATTTAAGAAAGATATACCTTACGAGATTGCAGGTATACGGTCTTTTAGATTGGTAGAAGAAATTGAGTTTAGTGGCACAAAAAGTATACCACTAACCGAATCTGTAGATGTTGAAGGTAAAAAGGATTTAACCCCAATTTTGGTAGCTCTAGACTTATTGTGAGAAGGAGTATAATATGATTGCTCTAAAATCAAGAGTGGTATACGAGGGAAAGGAGGGCACGGTAACCCAGCTTTTCCCAAAGATACAGAAATGTATCTTGAGGTTCGATGACGGGAGTCAACGAACCTTGAGGCTTCAGGACTTTAAGCCCTTTGCATTAAAGGAGAGGATAGTGTCGGTAGCGGAGCTTTTCGAAACCGACCAAACTAAGCTCCCAAAAGGAACGCTTTGTAGAGTCCGCTATCCTATTGCTAATCTAGGTGTTAAGAACAAAAACAATAGGATGTATGACCGTGCAGTATTTGAAAAGGTTTTATCAGATAAAGAAATAGTAGAGAAGATTAAGAGCCGATGTCTCTTTGGGGACTTAGAGCACCCAGAAGAGTCAGCTATCAAATTAAACAAAGATACTACCTCTCACATAGTATCGGGCATAGTTATTGAAGGCGATGTAGTAAAAGCCGATTTCGATATCCTGCCTACTCCTGCAGGTCAATTCATTGACACTTTACTTAGAGCTGGTTGCCAAGTTGGGACTTCTACAAGAGCCGAAGGTGAGCTAGAGGAAATCAATGACGAGAAAGACGGCAAGTATTACCGAGTAGTGCCTGAGAGCTATCAGTTTGTTACGATAGACTTTACAGGAGACCCGTCAACATTTGGCTCAGAGCCAGAGAAGATTATGCGTGCGGTTCAAGGTGAATATGAATCCCATAGAGTTAATAAGGAGGTAGCCCTTGCAATTCTTGAGAGCTTACATACCGAAGAGGCTACTAAGCTCAGAGATAACATATCAATTGACAAACAACATAAGGGTTGCAAAAATCACGTTGGTGAGAAGAAGTGCACAGAGTGTAAATGTAAAGAGATTAAAGATGGTGAGGTTATAGATGAGTCAATGAAATGGAATCCTGCTATTGTTATTGATGGAAAGACCTACCAGATTGACCGTATAGCTTATACTCTCACTAATGTAGGAGACCCTGCAGATGTTAAGAAGTTTGATGACCTAGACTTAGTAACTAAACAAGCTGTCCTAAAGCGTATATCTGAGGAAGAGGTTATAGAGCCTGATAAGGATAAGCCTTCTACAGAGCCTATTATAGATAAGAAAAAGGATATTCCACCTCCTAAATGCCCACTCTGCGGTGAAGATTTAGAGGATGTAGGTAACTATAAGTGGGATTGCCCTTTAGGTTGCTTACCACAAGCTATGGAACTTGGACAAATAGAAGACTTTGCTAAGCCCTTCAACGAAGCAAAAGGCGACATAGATTACTCCAAACTCTACTATGATAAGGAGATTAAGGTATCTCACCCAGAGGTTGCAGATGGGCGTGATTTAGAGCTTAGTGTGCAGATTAAAGGAAATGATGGAAGACCTGATGCACAGGTAGGGCACTTTGGTTACAACTTCTGGTTGAGACCGCCCAAGGCGATTAAGGGAGAGCCTTATGCTTCTAGGATGGCGTTAGAGAAGGCTATTGAGACAATGCTTAAGCACAAGGGCTTTACGATTAAGGGATGGGTTGAAAAGTCTGTTGAAGCTAAGGAGATGAAGGAAGCTACCTTATCTCCATCAGAAATCTCCTCAATCTTGTTTACTTATTCTGTAGATGGCTATTGGGCAAAAGATAAGAAAGGTGAAACTTTATTTATAGGAACTTACGACAAACTCAAGAAAGAGGGTTATCCTGAAGATATGCTTTCCAATGCTATGAAAAATCCAGGACAATGGCAAGTTGTGGAGAGCAAACTAAAGGAAATGAAGCTTAATCACGAAGGCAAGGAATACTCTGTATATTTACTTGATGATGGAACTATGGATACTGTCATACAAGTAAATGGAAAAGAAGCTAGATTTGATGGAGAGTATACTGCTCAATATAGGGATAAGGATGGAGCTATGACAGAACAAGGGTTGATAACCTTAGCAAAAGAAGCTATTGATAGTGGTATGATAGATGAAAGCCAAGTCAAGAAAGCTCTAGCTTGTATCAAAGAATTGAAGATTGAACTTGCTACAGCTATAGCTGAGCGTGATACGGCTATTTCTAGAGCTAAGGAACGCTTGACTGTCTTGACAGAAAACTATCAAAAAGATGTTGCATCTCTTACAGAAACTCTCAACAAGCAATCTTCAGAGATTGAACTTATAAATAGCCTAGCAAAGAGTCAAAATGGAATGCTTGTTGAGGCTACTGTTAAGTTTAAGGCATTAGAAGAGAGCTTACAAAAACAAAGAGCCGAATTCGAAGCCGAGCTTACAAAAATAAAGGAGGCTAATAATGAAACTATTCGGCAAATTAAAGGAAATCTTGAAAAAGCTATTTCAGAAAAAACCGAAGCAAACCATAAAGAAATAAATCAATTGAATGAAAAATCGAAACAACTTGTTGATGCCCACACTTTGGAACTCGACAAGACTAAATCTGAGCATCAAAAACAAATGCTAAGAAAGTATTACGAGACAGTCCTCAAAGTCTCAGGTCTCAAGCTTACCGAGAAGGCTCTAGCACTTCTAGAAACCTGCCAGAGTGAGCAAGAGATTGACAGCACTATTGAGGATATAAGGAAAACGCTGAGGGAAAGTTTCTTACACTCTGAGAAATTGACCGATGTGAAAGTTCCTGTGTCTACTCTTACGCCTGGTGAGAGTCAAATAAAGAACCAGGTGGGAAAAGCATTTAGTGGAATGAAGTAATCTAACCTCTAAGGAGAAATACAATGTCAACGCAAAAGTTAGTAGAGGCTAGGATGCAGGCAATGCAAGACTCCCGCAGGAAATTGGTTGAGGCTTGGAATCCCTACATCAAAGCCGTGGATACCTATCTCAAGGAAAAAGAGAATAGGACGATGAATGACATCGAAAAGCAGAACGTGGCAACCTGCTTAGAGAACGCTATGTTGGAATCTGCGGGTAAATCGAAATTGTTCGAAACTACCTATGCAGAGAATATCTCCTTCTTAGGCGTTCAGCTGCCCGTGATTGCGGCATTGTTACCGAGCCTCGTGCTCAACAAAATCGCAATCGTTCAGGCATTAGACCGCAGAACAGGTGCTGTCTTTTATCTGGATGTGAAATACGGACAGAGCAAAGGTGCAGTAGGTATCGGGCAGTCAATGATGGCTGCTAAGACTGGTCACAATGCTACACTGGCTGGGCGTAGGTATGCCTCAGTGATTGTGGAAGCGGAAGTTGTGACTGGTGGTTCGTTCACCTTAGCTTACAAACCTATCGTTCCTGGAACTTTAATCATCACGGCTAACGCTGGTGGTGAAATCCTGACCGATGACGGAGCTGGTAACCTCGTGTCTAACGTGTCGGGTGGTTCTGGTGCGATTACCTCCTACACCAACGGCACAGTAACTGTGACCTACGGTGGCGGTGGAACAGGTGGTGCAGCAAGCTATCGTTACAACTATGAAAAAGCAACCGATGGAGTTCCTTCTGTTGACATCACGTTAACCAATGAGCCGATTTCAGCAATTGACTTCCCGCTTCGTGCTAACTACACGTTGGGGGCTGCGATTGACCTCGAAAAAGCTCACGGGATGAATCTTGAAGATGAGTTGGTGAAATATCTTGGTGGCGAGATTAAGTTTGAAATTGACCACCTTGGTATTGACTATATTAAGGATGCCGCAGAGTCAGCCCTTGCTGCAGACCCGATTGGAACTTGGAGTGCTTCAATCGCTGGTACGCAGGAATGGGTGTGGAAAAAGTATCACTTCATTGACTACATAGAGAAAGGTAGCAACAACATCTTCTCTAAGACGCTGCGTGCAATGGCTAACTTTATCATCTGTGGTAACACAGCTGCTAGAGTTATCCGCCAGTTAGAGCCTCATTTCAAGCCGATTGCTGGTCTTGAAAATATCTCTCCGACTGGTCCAATCGAGTTAGGAACCCTCGATGGTCGTATTGTAATCCAAGACCCGTTCCTTGACCCGAACAAGTATTATCTTGGATATAAAGGCGACAGCTTCTTGATGGCAGGGTTTATCTATGCACCCTACATCCCGCTGTTTGCTACTACAACCTTAATTACTGCAGACCTCAAAGCCCAAAAGGGTTTCTTGAGTGCCGCAGGGTTTAAGGTAATCAATCCTGGTATGTATACATACGGTGTAATTAGCGGTATATAAACCGTAGTAACAAACTAGGAGATGACTACCTAGCTAGAGCTGAAAGGCTCTAGCTAGGTAGCCCTTAAAAGATAAGTAGTAGGGGGATATAAATGACAAAAACAGATATCATAGAGTGGCTACAGCGAGAGTTCAAACCTTTGCAGTTAGCAACGCCTGATGAGACATTATCCCAAGTTGTTGACAATGCGATAAGGTATTGGAATACTCATTCTGGTTATAAGATTGGGCAGATGTATAATGCTACAGGAGCTCGTATTCAAATAGACCCTCAATTCAAAATGGTAGTGCAGGTCTTTCCTAATACGGCAGTTGCTCCCTTAATAGTAAATTTCCCTACTACATTGTTGTTAGGTATGACTATTTTGGATAATGTAACTACAGATATGATATTGATGTCTGAGGCTTACAAGACCTACAAAAACTATATAGGTGGAGATTTCAGATGGTGGTATAATAAGTCTGATGACCCTGCAGTTGGTGGTTACTTATATATGTCTGGTCTTCCTCAAGGTGTGGATAGGCTCTTTGTAGTAGGCACTAAGCGAGTTATGCCTAATGAAAATATCAAGCCTGAGTATGTTTTGGATTGGGTTTTGAATTACTCCAAGGCTTTGTTAAAGATGATAGAAGGCAATACGTTGCGTAAGGCAGATATTATAGGGGTTCGCAATGATGGAGACAGGCTTGTAGATGAGGGATTAGAAGCTCAAAAGACTTTGCAAGACAATCTTGCTAGAGATGGGCGTTGGGTAGTATTAGCCAGAAGGGCGTAATGGGATATAACACATTACTAGAATATACGTTTAGCGATACCCTAAGGAAACAGAAAACAATATCTCAACAGTTTCCAACTTTTGACGATAGGGTAGATGCTGTGAAAGCTGCGGGTGGTGTAAGGCTTCAGAAGATAGAGCCTGACCGCTTAACCTTTAAGGTAGCTTCTGTATCTAATCCAGGAGGCTGGTATACCGTAAAGCTAGGTTTTCTTAATCCCATATTTACTTTACAAGATTTGATTGAACGTGATAGAGAGGTTTGGGCATCTGAGGAAAATGAGGATGCTCTTGACTACAATATACTAGCTCAAAAGTTTCTAGCTAGGGTAGACTTGCTTTGGGATTGCACTTGTCCAGCAGACTTGTATTGGGGCTACGAGTATATACGAACTGACAAGGGTGCCCAAGCCGACCACGAAGAGAATAGACCTCCTAAGATTAGAAACCCAAGACAATACGGGTTTGGTTGCAAGCACTTAGACTTAGTATGGAGAGAACTAGCTGGAACTTACTTAGATGATGTTGAGAGGTTCATCAGAAAATACTACGCTAGGTGGATTGATGGTTCAATAGAGAAGATGCAGAAAGACCGCAAAGCTATGAAAGCAGGAGCCGAAGAGCTTCGCAAAAAGGAAGATGAACAGGCTATGAAAAAGCAGGCAGAACAAGCTCAATCTAAGCGTGCAGAAGAGCTTAGGAAAGAGTTTGCTAAGGAAAAGGGCAAAGCTGAAGAGCCTAAGAAAGAGGCAAAGCCTGAAAAGGAAGAGAAGCCTAAAGAGAAAGAGAAGAAATGAACGAATTCATAAATAGCATAATACGGGAAACTACAACCTCTTCAGACATATCCTATTTGCCTGGTGGGTTTACAACTATGGCAGGATATATGCAAACTCTGTCTAGAATGAAGCCTAGATGGAACGTCAAGGTCTTGGAAGAAACGGATAACTATAGAGTAATGTTTGAAGAGCATATGAACGTAATCGTTCCTAAGACCTCTTGGGATGAGTTTACAGACAAAGTCTTGAAGCTAAAGAGTCCTGCTAAGGCAGACCTTACAGTAGACTTAGGTAGCTATTTGAAAGAGGCAAAAGCTCAAGACCTAGGCAAGACCGTCAAAGAGCTAGACCACGCCTTGATGAAGGTTGTAGCTGAACCTCCTATATTAGAATCCGACATCAATATGGCTAGGTGGTCTGAGATATTTGGAGTTGAAAAGTATATTACTGCAGATGTCTTATTAAGGTATGAACAGCTTGAGAACGATATACAGAAGCTAACCCTCAAGCTCAAAGAGGAATATGCGGTAGCTGTAGGACACTTGCAGATGATAGTTGATGCCTTAGAGGATAAGACTCCTTTGAGCTCTTACGATGTCTTTAGCTCTTATGATTACCTTACAGGCTCAATAGCTAGAAGTAACTTTGGGGGAGTTATACTAGTCTTTCAGACCTTTGTAGATTTGAACTTTGACCGTTCAGAGAAGATACAGATACTTAATGCCCCAGAGGTTATGGACGAATTATCAACTTTGAAAAATGTTAAGGTAGTAAAAAATGAGGTATACCCTATTGGGGAAGGTTTTCAGACAAGTTTGTTTTCCAAGCTTGAAGATATTATCAAAGGAGTGAAACTATGATTGATTTATTAGAGGCTAAGGATTTGTCTTGTTACAAGAAGTTGCTAAATGTATTTGGCTCTTATACTGATGCCTTTCCTGCAACTGGGGTTGATAGGCTTTTGAATAAAGCTATTGAGAATGGTATGCGGATAATGCCGAAAGACAAAAGGGCGGTTGAAATCTTGAACTATATTTTGTCTATGTCTAAGTCCGCACCTGCGAGAGTTCAAGAGCTTCTTAATGTTAGGTTCTCTGATTTGCCTATCAATTTCAAGCCGATATTTAAGGTAGGCAATAGGAGAGAGGTTGCCTTCTGGAACGCTGATGATAGGTTAAGCGACAAGGTTGTATCGTTACTTGACTTTGAAGGAGCAGGCAAGGGAGGCTTTTGGGCGAGTGTAGATAGAAAAAAAGTGGACTTAGTTGATGGCTTTAATGACAAGGAGGAATAAATGAGAGAGTTAGTCACGTTTCTAAGAGAGAATACCGCTGAAACTAGCAAAGGTATTAAGGAAGAGGTAAAAGGGTTGTATCCTGGGATTGGTATGCAGGAAGAGTTTGTTAAGAGTCACGATATACCTGTTCCAGAGGAAGTCAAAGAGGCAGAGAAAGTTGAGAAGGTTAAGGTAGTAGGAGATGCTAAGTCAGGAACAGAGCCTATCAAGGAAGATGAAGTAAAGGACGCAGCTAAGGATGCTAAGAAAGAGGGTAGGTTTGAGGTTACTGACGAATTGGTTGATGAGGTTGCAAAAGACCTAGAGATTGACTTTGCAGTAGTCAATCGTGACCAGTTGAAGAGGGGTATGGAAGTTGAACAGGAACATATCTCGCACTTTGAAGACCCGAAGGATATGGCAAACATAGCTCTTGACCATTTGAAAGAAATAGCCGATTACTATACGAGGCTAGATGCTATGGAAGCACAGGCTAAACAAGAGCCTCAAGTTCCTCCAGCAGGAGAGCCTGCACCTGCAGAGCCTTCAGCTGAACCGCCAGTTGCAGAAGAAAGCAAAAAGAAAGACGAAAAAGAGAAGAAAGAGGAAATTAAGGATGCTAAGGTTCCTGATTTGTCTAAGTCTGAAGAAGATATTAAGATGGCGTTGTTAGAGGCTACTGACGATGCAATCTTGAATGAGTTTGCTTTGATGATGAAGGACGATGCCTTTATGAAAGACCACGTGAATGAGGTTGCTCCTGAAGGTTGGGAACCAACAGTCAAGGCTATGAAGAAACACAAGGATATTACTAATCCTTGGGCTCTTGCGTATTGGATGAAGAATAAAGGATATAAGAGCCACGAAGCTATGAATGAGCAGGAATATACCGTTTTAGGAACCTTCTCAGATGAACCTACAGCTAAGGACTTTTCTGCTAAGAATCCTGGAACGAACGTTTTGACAAACAAGGATGGGAAGTTTGAAGTTGTGAAGATGAAAGAGGCAGTAGCTGAGGCTAAGAAAGACGAGAAGAATGTCAAAGAGATGGAGAAAGCAGCTAAGTTAGCCAAGGAGAAAGAGGAAAAAGAGGAGAAAGAGAAAAAGGAGAAGAAGGAGAAAGCTAAAGCCAAGGAATCGAAGCTTACACCCGAACAATTACTCGATATGGCTGAGAGGTATATTGTAGTTGGGCACCTGCTAAGCAAGGTGGTATCGGAGAAGGCAAAACTCTCTGAAGCCGAGCAGAGCTTCGTTGATACGTTTGATAAGGATAAGAAGGCTCTAGCCACGGAGGATAGTGAGTTGATAATCTCCGAAGCTAAGAAGATTTTGGTAGGAGAGAAGAAATGAGACAACTTCTTGAAAGACTGCTAGAAAAAGAGGTATATGCTGAGCTTGAAGATATGCCGTTGAAAAAACAGGCTCTTGTAACTCTTCTAGTTGAAATTCAGAAGAAGATGGAAGATTTGAAGGCTCGTATTGAAGAGTATAAAGGAAGGCGTGGTAAGATAGAGCCTGATATTCTTAAAGCTCTACACAAACTAGAAGCTAATGGAGTAAGATTAGGAAAGGTTCTAGTTTTCATAACACAGGGGCGAGGCTTCGCATCTTTCAAGGAAGTTATGGAAGTTGTGCAAAAGGAGATAAGCCCTAAAGTTGCGAAGCTTTTGAAAGCTACTTATGATGAGCTCTCCAAAGAGAAAACTAGGGGAGAAGAGCTTCGTGTAAAGCTAGGACGTGAAAGTCTGTTAGATGAGGATTGGAAAGATGTATGGCAGAACATTGTTAATTTCTTTGCCAAAGTTTTCAATCCGTTGTTAGATAGCATATCTGGTTCAATTGAAGATGTTGAAAAACTGCTTGGGATAAAATGACGCCATTAACTATTGCTGTTGATTTTGACAATACGTTGTTCTATATGAACCCCGATAAGGAGATTGTTGGAGAGCCTATAACTCATCACATCAAAGCTCTCCAACAACTCTACGGTATGGGTCACACAATTTACATATTCTCAGGCAGACCAGCGGAACAGATTTTACCTGTGCTTCAGCAATATAATATACCTGTGCATAGGGTTAATGACGTAGTGCTTGATGCTAGTAAAGAGTTCTATGAGTTACCTAATAGCAAAAAGCCTCACTACGACATACTACTTGATGACAAGGCGTTAAACCCTTGGTGGTTTGATACCACAGATGAATTAGTTCAAAACGTTCTTAATATGGGTGATATTGTAAAACGCACTAATGGGATTATGGGAGCTTTGAAATGCGGGAGCTAGTAACTAGATTATGTGAGATGGAGGAATCTTCTATAGACTTTCCTCAGCCAGAGCTTTGTCCTGCAGTTTGGGATAAACAGGATGGGACATATACTCTGAAGCGTGAGGTTGAAAATAAGATTTACTCTATCTTGAGGGAATATCCTCATATCAAACTATTAGATTTGGCTGATGAAGTTCATTTGATAGGGTCTATTGGAACGAACCAATATGACGAAGACTCCGACATAGATGTGCATCTAGTTATACCTGATAGCAAGATACCTCCTGCAAAGTCTAGAGAAGACTGGCAGAAGGATATCAAAAAGTGGTATAAGGATAATCTTGAGAGCCTAGATGCTTTTATAGGAAAACATCCTATTGAGGTTTACTATCAGTTGACGCCAGCCCAAGAGATGCTAGCTGATGCCCTTTATGACGTCAAGAATAAGAAATGGTTGAAAGGACCAAAGATTGTTGAGGTTGACTTCAACCCTTATTCTGTTTACAAGAACATAATTGGAGAGGTAGGTAAGATTGTAGGAGAAACTGACGACCTTATAGGAGAGCTTAAAAGAGATGTTATTGACTATGATGTTATCAAAGGCGGTATAGAGAAGGCTCCTTTAGAGGTCAAAGAGAAATTGAAGGCTATTCTACAATCTAAGCTAGATGAAGTTGAAAAGGATATAGCAGAGCTTATGGCTAATAAGAAAGAGTGGGTAGATATGAGAAAGTATGCCTCTACCCCTGCTAGTCCAGAACAAGCTCTTGATGATATAGAGTTAATCAAGCGTTGGGAAAATACCAATGCTCTGTTTAAGTTTATCTCAAGGTATCAGTATATCAAGCTAATCACAGAGCTAGAGAATATGATGGGTAAGGAAATGCAAATAGATGACGATGATGTTAGGCGTATAAAGAAGCTTTTGGGGGTCTTGGCTACTGACGCAGAGTATACGCCAAAAGAACAACTATGACACTTGCATTTACTAGTCAAATAACTCAAAACTTAACTTTTACTTCTGAGCTGACGGTAGTCTTTAACTTTGACAGTCAGATTATAACTAGAGCCGATTTTACTTCAGATATAGGGGAGAGGTAGTATGCCAGAAAGTCCTATTTTCAAACAGAAGATATATGTAAATGATGTAGGAACAGAGTTTCGTGTTGATTGTAAAGTAGATGTTATTTCTGCTATTGAGAAGCATATTAGGGTATTGAAGCCTAGCGGTGCAGAAGCCTCTTGGGCATCTACCTTGTTAGGAGCAGTAGGCTCTGTTACAGTCAATTTTGGTGGAACAGGTTATGCAGTTGATGATATATTGACTGTTGTGCAAGTAGGGGCTTCAGGTTGCCGAGTTAAAGTAACTTCTGTTAATAGCGGAGTTGTTACAGGACTTCAAGTAATTGATAGTGGAATAACTTATGAACCTGCAACTGGGCTCTCTACTACGGGTGGCTCTGGGTCAGGCTGTCTTGTTAACATATTTAGTTTAGCAAGCGCAACGATTTTGAAATATGTTACTATGACAGGTGATTTAAGCGAAGCAGGGATATATACTCTGCAGGCTAGTATACGGCTACCTAACTGGGTTGGGTTAGGGGAATCCGCATACTTTGAGGTCTTTGATAGATTTATGTAAGGAGGGTATATGGAGCCATCAGTATTTGGAAAGACAGTAGCAGAGTTTGGAGTAGCGATAGCATTGATTGGTGTAGTAGTGTCATTAATGATATTGTTTATTAAGCATATATTGTCGCAGTCCACAAAGTTATCAGATATGATAGCAAAAGCAAATGAAGGTTGGACTAAGGTTATTGGCGACCATACAAATGTAATGACGCAGCATAATACAGCTGCGCAACAATTTCACGAACAGGTAACCCAAGCTCATAACTACCAAAGAGATGAGCACAAATGTTTAGGGGATAACCATAAAGATATGACCAATATTTTAGTCAATGTAGCTAAGACACAAGAAGAGACACTAAAGGTTGCAAGAGAGATTTCTATTACTTTGATAAGTCTAAATGGGAAGAAGAAAAAATGAGTAGGATGATACCACAAGAGTCAATTGATGTATTTCGTCAGTTCAATGACGTTTCCTTAGACAACTACGGTATAGATTGCACTTTACGTATACCTATCAATTTGACTCAAATGGAAACTAAGGATGCCTACGGACAGCCTTCTGACATTCAATTTAAGGAATACAAGAATCAGAAAGTCTTCATAGAGTGGAAGGCATCAGAGAACGTTTTAAGAAAACTAGGAGTCTTTACGGAGGGTGTAGTTCCTATCATAGCTTGGTTTAAGAATTCTCCTATGGTAACTCTACATAGCTACATAATTGTGCCTATACAGTATATACCTAAAGAATTGTCTGACACTGATGAATTTGAAATTGTTGATAGGGTTCAAAGAGGTATGCACGATGCTATTCTAATCAATAGTTTTAAGATAGCACCGAGAAGAGTGAGGAGGGTATAATGAAGTGTAGAAAGATTACAAATATTTCTAATGTTCTACTACCTATTAAGCTGAAGGGCGGTCTTTCGGTATACGTGCCTCCTGGACAGAGCCTAGAGAGTGTTGAGGTAGAGGATTTTGAACAGGTTAAGCCCTTTGTATCAGCTGAAGTAGACTTAGCGGAGGTAGTGCCTCCTAAAAAAGGAAAACAGAAAATCTATGGATAGTAGCCAAGGGGCAGTTATACTAGCTAAGCAAAAGGTTTACTCTGACTTTCTAAAGTTGAGAGAAAGAGGAATAAATCCAGAGCCTGAACAATATTTCGAGCTTTGGTGTAGGGATTATCTACATAATGTGGGAGCAGCTTTTAGGTCAGAGGTTTGGCGGGGTTTCTTAGATAGTTTATACGAGAATAGGAGAAAAGGGTAATGCCTCCAGTTGTTACTACGAGCTTTATTCAGATTGTTGACTTAGGTATGAAGGCTTTGGTATTCAACAGATTTAAGGATATTATGAACCTTGTTGAAGAAAGCCAAGATTGTGTATTGTATCCTAAGGAGATAGCTCAAAGAAAGATAGCAGAGAAGAGGGGTGAGGGCACAGTAGAGTTTATCAGTCTTTGGAGAGATGGGACAAAGTTTGCTTGGGAGAGGCAGAGGTCTCCAGTTTCAAGGCACGGTATGTATATGGAGTTTGAAACTGAGGACAAACACGACATAATTCAAGTTACTGCCGTTCCAGCAGATTTGGAATACAATATTTGGTTCTGGAGTAAGAGCCTTGAAGTTTTACAACAAGTTGCCGAGAAGTATATGTTTTGGCAACATCGTGACCCAAACCTAGCTTTACTATTTGCCGATAGGTATAATTTGGAGCTTGACCTTCACTTTGGTGCTTTGATAGATGAGTCTTCGTTACCTGAGGCATTTGAAAAAGGCGAATACTTTGTATTGAAAGCTCCTATTAAGGTAGATGGTTGGGTCTTTGAAGCACCTTTTGATGTCAAGACTATTCTAAAGATACACGTAGCGATATTCGACAGCTTAGGACAGGTTCCTGTCTTACTAGCCGAGTGGTGGGTAAACGAGCACGGGAGAATATATGTTTAGAGAAATAGTAGATAAAACTTCAAAAATTGCAAATGGAATAAGGTTAGACGAAAGGCTAACTCCTGAAGAATTAGCAAGAGCTAGGGACGAGTTAGCTGTGCCAGACGTTCGACCTTGTGATTTTGATGTCACCTTTGAAGCGTGGTTAGACAGACTAAGCATCTGGGGTAAGATTAGGATTAAACATACTGACCCTGAGTTTAGGTTCAGAGGCGAAGTTACACAAAAGAAGTTTCTTGATAAGATGGCTAATGACAGCTATATGGTCAAGGCATTTGGAAAATGGGAATTGGAGAGGACTGCATTGAACAAATGCAGGCTTTGGCGTGATTATGTTGGATTGGATGGGAAGAAATACACAGAAGAGTTTCTTGTCGAAGTTGAACTGAAACCAGACTGGAAAAAGGGATAAAAACAAAAAGGAGGATGCTATGGGATTTTATGTTTCCCCAGGTGTATATGTTAGAGAGAAAGACTTAAGTAATCTTATCCCTAATATATCCACAACGAGTGCAGCACTAGTAGGTTATTCAACAAAGGGTAGCACTGCTCAAATGATGCTGATTACTAACTCTCAACAGCTCATTCAGGAGTATGGATACCCTGTGCCAGGCACATTCTTGCATTATACGGGCTTGGCATATCTTGAGAACGGTAATAAGCTCTATTGCTTGAGAGTTCATAATGGAGCGTTGTTCGGAGGTCTCAAGATAATGAAGTCAGGCTCTGGTCCAAACCTGACTATGGTTACAGGTAAGGCTGCTAATACCTTCCAATTGGTATCTGGAGAGGATATCTTGTTCTATATCTTTGGTCGTGACCAAGGAACTTGGAACAACAGCACAGGTATTAGAATTACCAACGTGGATGCGGTAGCCTATACTTTCGATATTGAAGTATATGCTCTAGATGCCGATGGTAATTACCAGAAAGTTGAAACTTGGACAGTTTCCCGTAAACATCAAATAGATGGTTATGGAAAACAGCAAAACCTTACTGATGTCATCAATGGCTACTCTGCATACATAACTGTTACAGATAACCTAATCGAAGCCGATACAGTATTACCTGAAGCCCAGCCTACTACCCTAGCTCTTGGTGGCGGGTCTAATGGTGGTGCTGTTGGGGACTCGGAACTCGTTCTGGGTTGGGATAAGTTCTCAAACCCTGACGATGTTGATATCAGGATTCTGTTGAATGGTGGCTATACTACAGTTCCTGTTCAGCAGAAGATTAAAACAATTGCAGAGAGCCGTAAGGACTGTATTGGTATTTTGGATATGCCTTATGCTCAAGCGATTGGAACGGTTCTTGATATGACAAACTGGAGAACTATAACTCAAAACTTCAATACGAGCTATGTAGCCCTCTACTCTCCTTGGGTTAAGATGTATGACCCGTATAATGACAAGGTTTTGGATATACCGCCTTCTGGGTATATAGGCTCTCAAATAGCCTACAACGATTTCGTTGCCGAACCTTGGTATGCCCCTGCAGGTTTCAACAGAGGTATGTTGAACGTGCTAGGTATGGCGGGTAAAATCTTTACACAAGGTGAGAGAGATGTTCTGTGTGAGAAACAGATTAACCCACTCCAGACCTTTAGGGGTGAGGGTAATGTTATCTGGGGTCAAAAGACAGAACAGGTCAAGGCTTCAGCTCTTGACCGTGTAAACGTGAGAAGGCTCTTGATTGTTATTGAAAAGGCAATCTCTGCGAGTTTGAAATACTTTGTGTTTGAGCCTAACAGTGACATTACAAGATACCGCATTACGAATATGATTGAAGAGTATTTAACCCTCTTAGCAGCACGTGGTGCGTTCCAAACTGAGGGTGGGGACAAAGGCTTTAAGGTGCTTTGCGACCGCACAAATAATACTCCTGCGATTATAGACCGTAATGAGCTTCACGTTGATATCTTCTTGAAGCCTTCGAGAGCAGCAGAATTTATCCAGTTGCAGGCTATAATTACCCAGACTGGTGCAAGCTTCGAAGAGTTAATTGCAAGAGGAGTAATGTTTTAAGTAAGAGAGGAAATGGGGTAGCCCTTATTATATTATAAGGGCTACCTCGAACAAGGATAAAAACAAAGGAGGATTGAGATGGCTCAAATGGGAATTGATTCCTTAAAGGCAAACTTGAGCAACCCAGCAAGGACGTATCTGTGGGATGTGATTATACCTACTCCTATAGGAATAGGTTCTGCAGATAATCTTATGCTTCGTTGCCAGTCTTCACAATTGCCTGGACGGTCAACCGAAAAGATTGACGTCAACTATAAGCAAACAGGCGGTGTGAGGTTCCACGGCAGATTAAGATTCCCTGGCGATGGAACTTGGGCACTCACCTTTATTGAAGGTGAAGACAGAGCTATGTTTGACGCTTTCTATAGCTGGTGCCAAAAGCAAGTTGATGCAAGAATTGGAACAGGAGAGGAAGACCCGAATACCAAGACCGATGTATTGTTAAGCCTTATCACTACTAAGGGCGATGAATGGTTAAGGTTGAAGCTCTTAGGGGCTTGGGTTCAGGATATTGCTAACGTAGACCTAAGCTATGCTGATAGCCGTGTTATAGAGTTTACGGTTACTATGGCTTATGACTATTGGGAGCAGGTAAGCTAATATGCCTCAGATGGGTGTTGTGATAGATGATATGAGGAATTGGAAACTCCAAAGAAACTATCTTTGGGAGTTGAGGCTTCCCGAAGATATAGGAGGAGGGCTTGAAGTCTCCAAGTATTGTCAAGATATTGCGTTTGGGGATTACAATATGGAGGAGGTTTCAACTATTCGGTATGGTGCGTTCAAAGCGCACTTTGCGGGCTTTTTGAGTGTAGGCACAATTACTGCTACATTTCTAAAGCCAATTCCTGATATTGTCACAACATATTTCTATAGTTGGAGAAGTAAGATTGTGGACGAGCAGGGATTTTACTATCCCAAAAACAGTTACGCAAGAACGATACGTGTTACTATGATGGGACAAGATGGGAGTGAAACTTGTAACTTTAGATTTGAAAAAGCGTTCCCTACTAAGTTTCCAGCTTATGAGCTTAGTTACAGGGAAGGCACTTTGACTATGTTGAAAGTTGAATTTTCTGTTGACAGGGTGTTTATTGAATAGAACCTCGTATAAAAACAAAAGGAGGATGAAAAATGGAAGAGAACTACAAACCAATCCAATTACCTTCGAAGTGTCTAGTCTATAAAGACGTAGACCCCACAAAAGTCCAAATCAGGACATTCAAAGGTAAAGATGAAAAACTGATAGCTGAAATTACCTACGACAACTTTGAGCGGAAGGCACTCGTAGTTATGCGTAATGTTCTTCAGGGTATTGAACCAGATAAACTTACGGTTGGGGATAGGCTCTATGTATTAGTATGGGAAGCAATCAACTCCTATACTAAGGATTACGATGTAGAGCATACCTGCAATGATTGCTTCGAGAGAATAACTTCAACTATTGACCTTTCAACCTTAGAAGTAGTTGAGCTACCTGAAGATTTCAAAGAGCCGTATCCTTTGAAGTTGAGCAATGGGGATATAGTAAACTTGAGGCTTTTCAGGGTTGAAGATGAAATCAAGATTGCAGATTACGAGAAAGCAGACAAAGCGTCTTGGCTGTATCGTTTTGCTACAGCTATTGTAGATGACTCTAAAGGAATATGGGACAGAGTTGCCTACCTTGAAAATATGGAGAGCAAGGACTTAGCCTCAATACGGGCATTTCATAACAAGTTCGTTCACGGACCAAAGATGGAATCTCCGTATATCTGCCCTAAGTGCGGAGGTGCTGGGCGAACCCCAGTCCCCTTTCGACTTGAGATGCTTTTTCCGTATGGGAAGACGCTTGAAAGATATTTTGGAAATGCAGTTTAATTTGATGTATCATCTTCATATGTCGAAGTCCGACATAGAAGATGCAGATGTAAAAGAGCTTGATTGGATTTATGGGCGTTTAGTAGAACAGAAAAAGAAAGAACAACCTAAGACAGGACTAGAAAGAGAATAATGACTGATTTTAGTAATGTCAATCTAGGTAAAGAGAAGAAACCTACTACTTCTAGTGAGTGGGCTAGGGAGAGGCTCGCAGCAGGAGAGTCTCCCTTTACTGACCAGCAGAAGATAAGGTTTGTCAGAATAAAGGACAAATACTCTAGGGAGTATTTGCCTTTGTTAACCAATTTGTCTAGAAGGTTGTTAACCAAGACTGGCAGAGCTAGAAAAGGTCAAGCTGAGATTATTGAAGGAATACAAAAGGTTGTTAAAGCTATTGGTCAAGTTTCACAAGATGCTGAAAATGCAGCAACGAATAAGGTAGCATTTACCTCTATAGAAGAGATAAAGAAATTTACTACTACGTTTGCTAACAATTTGAAGTCTATTGAAATAAAGGTAATGCAGATTATCAAAGCTGCTAGAGAAAATACTGCCCTTGAAAGAGAGATTAAAAGGGCTCAAGCTGAGACTGATGTAACTTTAGAAGAAGTTGAGAGAATGAGTCAACTTGCTACTGGGGTTATGCAAAGAACTGCTCCAGAGCTTAAGAAAGAGTTGACTCCCATAGAGGCTTTAGGTAAAGGCTTAGCAATAAAGACTGCAGGTGCATTTCTTGGACCATTTGCTGGTATGGCTCAAGCAGCAGTTCAAACTGTTACGGGTCTTGTTAAACGACAAAGAGAAGAGCATATAGCTAGACAAGAGGCTCAGTTTGCTGGGTTAGCTAGGTATGCTAGGGAAACTCCAGAGTCCTTTGTAGAGCGTAGAGAAGAGGTATCAAAAGTTGCAGGCACTCGTTTGCGTTCAGGGGTCGAAAAAGAGGGTATACAAAAGCGGACTCCAAAGAAGATATTTGCAGGTGGGCAAGAAATCAATATGGGGGAACTTCCACCTCAAGTCCAAGAAACTCTTAGGGCTGGTATGGAGGAAGAGCCTGCAACTGCTAAAGAAAGACCTGTTATGCCTGAAGAGCCTATGGTAGAAGGGCAAGCTACAAGACCCGAAGAGGGCAAACGAGAAAAGGGTAAAGCTGGAGTTGGGGGTTTGTTAGGTAAAGCTACTGCAGGTTCCTTAGCTGCGGCATTTATAACTTTCTTCAATAAAGATGCTTATATGGCTAAGTGGACTAAGGAGGCTCTGAACTACCTTAGAATTATATCCCTGCAAAGAGGAGGCAAAGGTGGTGCTCTTGGATTTCTTGATAATCTTTTTGGGGGTGTAGGTGGTAAGCTAGGTAAGGTAGGGTCTGCTATAGGGTTTGGGGCAAAGACCTTATTTGGGGGCTACGGGGCTTTAGGTGGTGCTGCGGGGCTAGGAGGTATCTTATCAGGACTAGGTAAAGGAGGTCTTTGGGGCGGTCTAGTTAAGGGCGGTGCTAACCTACTAGGTATGTCCAAGCTAGCTACTGCAATTCCTATGATAGGTAAGTTTGCAGGGGTTCTTGGTAAGTTTGCTGGTCCAATTGGTTGGGCTCTTACTGCAATACAAGCGGGTATGGGAGCTGTTAAAGGAGTTAAGGCAGCAGGTCAGATATTTGGAACAGAGAAAGCGACACTAGGTCAAAAGGCTGCGGCAGGGTTTGGTGGGGCTTTAGAGTCCTTAACTTTTGGATTGCTTAAGAAAGAGAACGTTGCTAAGTTTACTTACTCTTTAAGCAAAGCGATAGGGGATAGCTTTAAGGCTCATCCCTTCAAAATGGCGTTTGCTTCTTTGCTTGGTCCACTTGGTCCAATTGGTATGGGTCTTGCAAAGATGTGGCAAGATAAGAAAAAGGGAGAGAGCTTAAAGAAAGCCTATGAACAAGAAGAGTTAGCCAAAGTTCAATTTATGAGAGCTGTTCCACAAGAGAAAAAGCTGAAGGCTTGGGAGAAAGCTGCGGGGCGTGAGTATAAAGCGGTTTCAGGGTTTGAGACCCCAGCAAGCCGTGAGTATAAAGCGGTTTCAGGGTTTGAGACCCCAGCAAGCCGTGAGTATAAAGCGGTTTCAGGGTTTGAGACCCCAGCAAGCCGTGAGTATAAAGCTATTACAGAAAACGCTCCTACAGCAAGAGCGGAAGACCAGCCTCTATCTCCTGTATTGAAAGAAAGTATACGACAAACAGTTCAAACTATACCTGCTACTAATGAGGTAGCAAAGATACCAGAGTCCTTAGGGTCTATGACTTCACAACTGAACGGAACTATGAAAGAGTTAGCTTCTACCTTTAAGACCTCGCAAGCTAGGTCTCAATCAATCGTTACTAAGAGAACTGGGGATACCTATGGAATAAAAGACCCAATTCTTGATTTACTTAACTCTGGCAATTTAGGAGTAGCGACATAATGGCTAAATTCAATCCTAATGACATAGACAAAGTTATACATACAGTAGATAAGTATACTAGGGAAGCTTTGAAGATTATAGGCAAAGACCCTACTGTCCAACCAACTATTAGCCAAACTAGGGATGTTCGCCAAACAACTTCCTATAATGTTCCCGCAAATGGTCCAGCAGGAGTTATGGAATCCTTAGGTAGGTTAGGAGGTATGGGTAGTATAGCAACACCAGTGCCCTCAAGCCTTAAGGATATTCCAGAAGCTCACTTAGTAACAATACTTGATACGATAGATGATAAAGTCCAAACTCCTATTTACGCAGCACTTCAAGATAAGGTAACCTTTCTAACTGAATCAAAATGGGAGTCCTTTAATGAGCTAGATGCAGGTAGGGGAGTAGATACGCAGATTATCAATGCAGTAGCTCAAGTCTTTAGACAATCTCTCTCCACAAGATTTGCTTCTAGAAGGATGTGGAAATCTACTTCTCCAGTATCAATTACCTTGCAACTTAAATTTGAGTCTGTAGAAAATTCTTGGAGAGATGTAGTAGAGCCTTGTTTAAGGTTGAATAAGTTAGCTCTACCTACGGATGGAACTTTAGGTATTGGTAGTGTCAAGATACTAAACCCTCCTGGTCCAAGCCCCTTTACAGTAGGTAACAATAAGTTTAGGGGAGAGTGGATAGATATACAGGTAGGTAAATATCTGCTTTTCAAAACCGTAGTAGTAGAAACGGTATCAGTTACCTTCAATAAGAAGTTAGATACGGATGGGTTACCTATTAGTGCAGATGTAGCGATTACATTCCAGACTTACGAAGTTATAACTAAACAAACCCTTGAAGAATTTTACAAGGTAAAGACTACCTAATATGGATAGGACGAAATTTTACGAGGAAGCTTTAGTTTTTGATAAGAAGGAATACGACTTCTTGGTTACTAATATAACGAATTTTAAGATGACGTATCCTCCCTTATACTATAGGGTCAATACTACTGATTTGATGCGACCCGATATGATAAGTTTTAACGTATATGGCACAGTTAAGTATTGGTGGTTGTTAATGTTTGTAAATGGTATCTTTGACCCATTCAATGATTTGTCAGCAGGTCAAAGGTTGACTATTCCTAACATTTTGGATATTTACGATTTCTATAAGCGTTATGCAAAGAGGTAATAATGCCTAGTGGAGTTTATGTAAGAACAGAGAAATGGTACGAATCTATGAAAAATCTTGGTCCAATGCATTCTAAGAGCAAAACTGAATATTGGAAGATACACAAGAAAGAACGAGAAATTCGTACTTGCGGTTGCGGTTGCGGGTTTGCTAAGAGAGTATATAAAGATTCTGCTTGGAAGTATAAACAAGGGCATTGGTCAAGATTACCTGAATACAACTTTGTTTTTGAGAAACGAAGTAAATCTATGATTGGTAAGAATAAAGGGAAACGTAGCTGGGCAAAGGGTTTGACAGCCAATACTTCTAGTATTGTAGCCGTAGCTTCCCAGAAACGTAAAGCTAAGCAGAATGAAATTACGGCAAAGATTCTAAAGTCTAATTTAACAAAGCCGAATAAGTTTGAAATTCGAGCTTTGCAGTATTTAGAAAAAATCTATCCAGGGAAGTTTTCGTATTGTGGGGACGGTTCTCTAGTAATCAATGGGAGAAGTCCTGATGCTATTGATACAAAGACAAAAACTGTTGCGTTGCTTAATGGGTATTATTGGCATTTGAAGAAGCGGGGTTTAGAAGTAAACGATATTAACAAACGAATAGTAGAGAATATTGAATCAGAACCTTTCGTTTCAGCAGGTTACAAAGTAATCTTTGTTTGGGAAGACGAAATATGAGCATAGCCCTACGAGGTAATTATTTCTTGAAGTTGAAATTCGGGGAGACCTTAGTGCCTTTGAATCCTAGCACTATTGACGAGTTTACTATTGTTCAAGAAATGACAAAGTTTCTTCCCTCATTTAGATTGAAGCTATCAGACCCTTCAGGTGTTTTCTCACATATATTGCCGTTTGATAGGGCTATGAGTAATGTTTCTATAGAGATAGGAGTAGACGAAACTGAAGAGCCTAAGAACTCATTTGACTTTACAGTATTTAGAAGATTTCCTGTTAGCCAATTTACAACTTCGACAACTTATGATATAGAAGGGCTACTTAATACGTCAAATATTCTATTAGCTACAGACCATTGCCGTAGTTGGTATGACAAAACAGTCAAACAAGTTTTAGAAGATATTGCTATAGAACTTGGTTGTGATACTAGGGATGTTAGCCCTTCCCTAAACTACAAGAAGTTGATAGTTCAACCGAGATGGTCAACTGCTCAACTTTTGAATGACTTAGCTAGTAGGTTGATAGGCTCTAATGGCGAGAGCTGTTTCAAATGTTTCATAAGAAAGAAAAACCGTCAAACTGAGTTTATCTTTAGAAGCCTTGATGAGCTTTGTAAGTATCAGAAACCTTCTGCTAAGTTTGTAATAAATGATGAGCCATTTCTCGATTTTACTCCTGTTTTTGATTATGATATATTTGAGAATTACAGGATTTTTGGGATATTCGGTTCAAAGAAACAGAGATATCAATACTTTGATTATTACGGCAACTTTTACGCAACTGCACAAGAACAAGCTAGTGATATGTTTTCGCTAGCTGACTATTTTCTAATTGATGGAAATGACTCTGAAGATAGTGATACTCTTGTTGAATTCGGCAGAAACAATGAATTTACTAGAGATTACAAGGGCAATGTGCGGGCAACATACTACAATAGGTTGATAGGTTTAACAAAGATGTGGATGACTACTTGGGGATTATATGATGTCGTTCCTGGTCAACTTGTGCAGGTTCTATTTCCTCAAGGCATCTCTTCTGGCAATTTGTATTCTTATCAATATTCTGGATTTTGGTTAGTTGAGAAAGTTGTCCATATGTTTGGAGATACCCATAGAATGAAGTTGCTTTTAACAAGAAATGGGCTAGATACTGACAATTCTACGACTTTAGTAAAAGCTACCACAAAGAAGACGGCATAGGTGGTAGTCCTAGAAAGTCTGAGTCCCTAGGACGTTCTAGGAGGTGTTATTAGATATACGGGGCTAGTTAGATATCAAGGTAGAGTGGGAGAAGGATAGAGAGGGATAAATGCCTAGGGAGACTTTAGAAAAGAAAGACGTCAAATACTTTGGAATTTACCGAGGCAAAGTCTTGGACAATGTTGACCCCGACAAGTTAGGTAGGGTAAAAGTCCAAATATATCCCGCTTTTGCCGAGATTATAGACCCTGCTGGTCTACCTTGGGCTGTTCCAGCAACTCCAATAAGTCAAGGGGCTGGACAATTCGACCCTAATGACATAACAAAAGAAGGTATTGGAACTTTCATAGTTCCTAGAATAAATACGTATATCTTCTGTTTCTTCGAAGAGGGTGACCCCTATCAACCTGTTTACTTCGCGGAGGCTACTACAGCCAAATGGGGTATACCTATTGATAGGAGAACAAATGTTCTAAAGACTATCAAAGATACAGTAGATGAGCCTTCTGTTCCAATAGCCTTAGATGGCACTTGGGTTGAGGGTTATGATACAGAAGAGCCTAACTATCCTCATAACAAAGTCATAAAGACAATAAGTGGTATAGTTGTTGAGGTTGAGGACAAAGTTGAAGACCCTCAAAAAATTAAAGTAAAGATATTCCATCCCTCAAAGAGTTGGTTGGAATGGCATACTGATGGAACTTTGAACTTACACTTAGCAGGTAATGAACAGATTGTAGTAAAAGGCGGTAAGAATGAATACGTAAAAGGGACGTTCAACCTTACCGTCAATGGCAACCTTAATGCTAAGGTAGGTCAAAACTTGAATGTTGAAGTTGGTCAGATTATCAATGTGGTAACAGGTGGAGCTATAACTGTTACCGCTGGTGGAGTTGTTATTATACAAGGACCACTTGTTCATATAAATCCGTGAGGTTAAAATGAAATTGCAGATTGCTAGAGAGATATTCTTGAATGATTTAAGTATAATGAAAGAGGTTTTGAGTTTAGCTGAATTCAAACTAGGTAAAGAAACGCAAGATTACATATACTTCAAAAAGAAGATTATGGATAACTTCTACAACGGATTGATACGATTATTCCAAAAGCTCGAATATGAGAAGATTGTCCAAAAGTGTGAATGTATGTCTAAGTTGAGACACGGGTATGCCCAATGCGATTCTTGTGGTGGGTCTGGGTATAAGAACTATGACCCAAAACCTGCAGAGGTAGCTCAAGCAAATGGCTAAAATAACTGCTGTATTAGGAGACCCTAGTGACCACGGTGGAACTTTGATAACTACTAATCAAGATGGTAGGTATAAGCTAGCAGGTATAGTTGTTTGTGCCCACGGGTGTTTGCATAGTTGCCCGATACCTGGGCACGGGGTTACTGCGGTTTCAGCAGTTACAACACATTCTTACGTTAACCAGAAGTTAATCATTACCACTGGAGCGGTAGCGGGATGCGGGGCTAAGATGACCCCACCCTTCAGAGGTCATATGGTAGAATAATATGCCAGAAGCTAAATTAGAAGTTTGGTCGGACATTTTTCAAGATATATCAACAGATGGGCAAGGTCGTATTAAGAAGTCTGTTAACATAGAGGCGGTCAAAACCTCTATTGACAATATTCTAAGAACCTACCCTGGTGAAAGAGTTATGTTGCCTGAATTTGCTAGTAGGTTGAAAGGGTTAGTATTTGAGCCGATTAGTGCGGCATTGGCTACAAGAATAAGTGACGAGGTAAAGAGGGTTATTGAGGCTTGGGATGATAGAGTAACGGTAGCCTCTGTAGATTATCAGGCTGACCCCGATAGAAATCAAGTATCAATTACTGTTAGGTTTATTATTCGAGGTTACTCTGAAACCTTTCAGCATACAGTAACGGTTCGATAGGAGGACGTTAAATGGCTAATGAGAATCAGAACCTTCTAAATTATGTAGATTATGATTTTATATATTTGATTCAACAGCTCCAAGACAGGGTAAAATTAGCAGATACTTGGAAAGATACTTACCGCTCTTCTACAGGGCAGATGTTGATAGAGCTTTATGCTTATGTAGCAAACCTTGTATTATACTACGTAGAGCGTAGAGCTGCTGAGAGTTACTTAGATACAGCTCAATTGAAGTCTAGTATCATTAACATAGTAAAGCTTCTTAACTATCAACCAAAGCGTAGGGTTTCTGCTACAGGTAAGTTGACCTTCAGTTTGGCTACTATTTCCCTTAACAAGGTATTTATACCTAAGTATACTGAGTGCCAGACAAGTTCTGCTCTTAAATATCTTACAACTCAAGATGTTGTAATTATGCCTGGTTCTTTGAATGTTACTGTTGGAGGAATTCAAGGTTCTATTGTAGAGGTAACTCAAGTATCTGATGGCTCTTTGAATTACGAGTTAAAACTTTTGGATGCAGATATTGAGAATACCAATCTATTCGTCTTTGTAGATGGGGTAGAGTGGACTAAGGTAGATTCCTTTATTGATTCTACTAATACCTCAACTCACTATAGAGCTATTCAAGAGATTGACGATACAGTAACGCTTAGGTTTGGCAACAATATCTTTGGTAAGGCTCCTAGTAATGGTCAGACAATTCTAGTTAGGTATATCAAGTCAGATGGATTAGCTGGCAATGTCTATGAGCTTGGCAAAGTAACTCAAGTAAATTCTGTAATCTTTGACGATACTAGCACGGTTGTAGATACTACGGTTATAAACTCTGATGTATTCTTAGGTGGAGATGACGCAGAGAGTGCAGAGGAGATTAGAGCTGAAGCTCCTAGGGTCTTTAAGACTGGTGATAGGGCAGTCAATAAGGAAGATTACATAGCGTTGTTAGAGAACTATGCAGGAATAGCAACTGCTAACGCTTGGGGAGAGAATGAGGAGAACCCGCCAAACTATACTATGTTCAATAGGGTCAAGCTTGTAGTTTTGTTAGAGGAATGGGCGTTGCCCTCTGTTACCTTCAAACAACAACTCTCTGACTACCTATATACTAAGTCTATGTTGACAGTCAAGTATGAGTATATCAACCCTATCATAATTTATGCTATACCTGTTTTAGATGTTAAGGTAGCAAGAACAGGGTCTTTGTCTGCAGTTCAATCTAACGTAGAAACCGCTTTGACTAATGAGTTTATCTTAGGGGATACTACTAAACTAGGTATATCAAAGAGGCTCTCAGACCTAGTGCATAAGGTAGAGATAGTAGATGGTTTATCTTATCATCATATGTATTTGGAGTTAAGAAAGGTATTACCTGAGCCCTTTGATTCTTTCTATACCTTTGGGACTTACTTAGATTTGTTGTCCGTATTACCAAGGTCAGTTAAAATCTATGTAGGCACTCAACAGGTAGCTGTTGACGATGGGGCTGGGGCTTTTATCAACTTGTTATCTGCATATACGGTAACAGGGCTAGTCAACTATACTACGGGTTACTTAGGGGTTAATATAGCTCCACCTCCTGGTTCTGGTGATGTGGTTTCAGTTAGGTATCAACAAAATCAGAGTGGAGATTTAGTAATAGGTGCCAACCAAATATTGAGACTTTACGAAGTTGATATCACGAACATATCATTTGTATAAGGAGGAACTAATGGCGAAACATAATTTTTGGTTAGGTTTGTGGGAAATAACTCACAAAGATAAGTTTGGAAACATTTTGTTTCAAGAGGAGCTAAGGAACGCCTTAGCAGATGAAGGGGAGAACAGTATGCTTGACTCCTATTTTAGGAATCAAAATAACCCTGTTCAATACTACCTTCGTCTTTGTAATGATTCGCTTGACGAAACCGATACGCTTGCATCAATATTAGGAGAGCCTGCGGGGTCTGGGTATATTCCTCAGCTAATAGAAAGGTCTTCGGTAGGGTTTCCTATTATTGAACTAGATGCGGGCGATTGGAGAGTAATCTCAAAAGAGACAACCTTTACAGCATTTGGAGGAGATATTGGTCCAGTGGTTACAGCATATCTAGCTACCACAATAGATAATACAGGTAAGTTGATAGCCTATGTGCCATTATCAATGACTAGGACTATACTTGATGGGGATAGCTTGATTGCTAAACTAAAAATCAAACTAAAGTAAAATGGCTGACGAGATTCTAAAACCAGGTATACAATATAATAAGGATAGATACGACAGACAGGAATATAACCGCTGGGGTATTGATGAGACCCTTACTCTGGATTTTACAGGAGAGGTTGAGTTTCCATTTCCTTTTGGAGAGCGGTATATTTCAAATGAGCGTAATCTGTCTTTCGATATAGATGCTTCAGATATTACAAGCACAGATAGAAACGAAGCCAATGAGCGTAATCTAGGCTTTGATATAGAATGCGAAGTAGATATTGATATTGACTACACTAAATTTCTTGACCTTCTGCCATTGGTTCCAGAGAAATTTAGGAGTTCAGAGACTTTGCAAGACTACTTAAAGTCTGTTGGTTTATATGTAGGAGCTTGGCTTAGTAAGATAGATGAAATCAAGTATTTGATAGACCCGTATAACGTAGACCCTGACTATGTCCAATACCTTGCTGATTTGATAGGGTTGCCTCTTGTGCATAGTGAACCTGCTCTAGAGGAGCTTAGAAATCAGTTAGCATTAGCTATACCTTGGTATAAAATCAAAGGGAGCTACACCTCCCTGAAGTTTATTGCACACTTATTAAACTTTACGGTCAACATATACGATATGTATACGAACAATTACACAACCTTTGTTAAAGAGCCGTGGTTTGTGGGAGAAGAAGGAGAGAACCCGCCAGGACTTGATGCAACCTACTACAAGTCTCCTCACTTTGGGCTTGAGGTATTGCTCAACATAGTCTATGGTAGCGGTTCAGATATATACCTTTGGAGTGATATTCAGCACGTTGACATTAGAACGGTTACAGAATATGTTAGACCCGTAAATACTGTTCCGCACTTTTCATTATTATTGAACCCGATTACTAATGAATCTGGGGCAGTTGTTACAGCAGATGGATATATTAGGACTTGTATAGATAGAACCAATTGGGAGACAGTCTTCCTCTATTTTGACCAGTGGTGGTTAGGGGGAGACCCAATGGATTGCACTTGTTATAACAAGCGTCAGTATAATGAGATTCTTGGGGAATACAACGGTCAAGGAACTAATAAAGGTTGGAACTTTGACGATGGGCATAACTTCGATTCGTTCAACCAGACTTTCTTAAACAAAATTATCAAATACAAGATAGGCACAGGTAATAAAGGAGTTTCACCAGGCGCACCAGGTTTTGTGATTGCAAGTCCAGTATTGTTCGGCACTGTTACTGACAAACGCATATTCTCTGATAGAATTGAATTTGAATTTGTGATACCTGAAAATGTAGTCCAGCTTGGACTTAGTGAACTTGGTTTGTTTTTTGCTGACAATACCACAATGGTATTAGAAAGCACGTTTCCTGATATTGATAAATTAGAGGGCGATGAATTACGAGTATTGATTCAGGTTTATAAACAATAAGGAGGATTGAAATGTCTATTCCAATTTTAACTTTTCCGCCAACTGTTGATACTGATTCTACTCTGTTTCTAGTAGCTAATAACAAAGTTACGACCCTTGCATCTGGTATAGGGTCTGGAGATACTTCACTAACGGTAGCAGATGCTTCAGGTTTGCCTGCTGATGGGTTTATCTCTATAGGAACAGAAGTTATTCACTATGTAAGTAAAACTGGTAATGTGCTGAATACGTTGACCAGAGGTGCCGATGGAACTACTAATGTAGCTCATAACTCTGGAGATACTGTAAGTCTACGTATTATAGCAATTCACCACAACCGCTTAAAGGATGCTATTATAGCCTTACAAACCTATGTGCTTACAATAGGCGGTGCGGGTGGTATGATAACGGAGTTCACTCAGAGTGGGCACGGGTTCGCTGTAGGAGACGTTCTAAGACACAATGGAACAATCTGGGTTAAGGCTAAAGCGGATACGGTTGCTAATGCAGAGGCTATTGGTATTGTAGTTGAGATTGTAAGCATTAACGTATTCAAACTCCAATGTGGGGGCTACACCGACAAGATTCTAGGTATGACACCAGCTTCGGTTTATTTCTTGTCTGATGTAACTGCAGGGCTTTTGACCCTTACAGAGCCTACGGCTTTGAATACAGTTTCCAAGCCTTTGTATTTAGCAATGACAGCAAATACGGGCTATGTCTTCAACTGGAGAGGTTTGGAGAACGCCTACTCGATGTCCTATAATAGGACGTTTACTAATGCAGACCTTGACGGTAGCTACAATGTAACGATTACCCACAACCTAGGAGTTAAGTATTGCATAGTTTCAATATACGACAACAACGACCAAGAAATCAAGGCTGACTTAGTTACGCTAGTAGATGCAAACTCCTTGACTTTGAACCTTACAGAGTTCGCACCGATTACAGGTTCTTGGAGAGTTGTAGTATTAGGTATGGGGACGCCTATTACAGTTCCCACAACTCCTAATCGTGGAACATTCCAAAACTCTGATTTGGTAGCTGGAGTTTTGACGATTACTCACAACAAGGGTTTGTCGGCACCGTATACGGTATTGGTTCAGATATTTGACAATAATGGCAAGGTTGTAATACCTGACGACATTACAGGGGCTACTAACTCTGTAGCGATTGACTTGACTTCGCAAGCTCCTATTAGTGGAACTTGGGGGTATGTATACTTTGCGTAAACTTCTTGAGCAGTTGCTAGAGAGGTTTGGCTCCTCATTGGAGTTCTATAGTGTCTGGACTAAGCCAGACGACTATTGGGAGCAGATGACTTCAAAGGTTAAAGCTAAGAAGGAGTTTGACCGCTTAGTAAAGAGTGGGCGGTTCGATGAAGTTCATTTCGAGCGTTGGGCAGGTCAGAAGTTAGAGGATGGTACCCTTGATGGGGACTATATGGCAGACATTGAGATTCATAAACGTGGATTACCTTAAACCTTTTCACTATCTTTGGTGGGCTTTGTGGATGGATTTCAGACAACCTAAATGGATGTTGCCGATATTGAAATGGGTAAATAAGAAAAGAGATAAGTTCTTATGAAACTTCGAGATAAAATCTTTTTTACTTTTTCAGCAATTTGGACGAATAAGGTGAATATATGAAGATATTGACATCCAAAAAGATTCTTCAGTTGAAAGAGTATATTGTTGAGGTAGAAAAAGAATTAGCAACAGATAATTTGAAAGCAATGGGTGGTGAGGATAAGGATAAAGATTTGATGTATGACCAAGGCTGCTATGATACACTAAAAAATGTTTGTAAATTATTAGGAATTAAATATAGTTTTTGTATTAAATAACAGGTAGCCTTCACTAGCCTTAAAGGAAAAGGAGTTTACTATGCAGACAGGTAGAGAAATAAACTATAAGGATAGAGTATATAACAGGGAGATGGCAGAAGCAGGGCTTAGTAGTATTGACAGACAAAGAGCTGCTACCCCTGAAGTTGATGTTCGTTATGCAAAAGTAGCAAGAAATTACTGCAATCTTATTTCTGATGGTATAGCGGAGAGTAGTTGTATTTCAAATGCGTTGACTAATGGTATGGCGGTCAGGGGGGTTGGTGGGGGAGAATTAGGTCTTGCTGCGCCTGTTTTATATAGTAGATTTGATGGAAGTAACGGGCAGGCTTCTTATACAGCAGAGTCAGGTCAGGTATTTACTTTTTTTGGAAATGCTCAACTCGATACCAGCACAAAGAAGTTTGGAGCAAGTTCCTTAAAGTTAGATGGAACTACAGATTATGTTACCTTACCGAATTCGTCAGATTGGGATTTTGGAACAGGAGATTTTACTATAGACTTCTGGGTAAGATTCAATGTTGCTCCTGCTCCTGGAGTTGCTGTTATGATTTATATGCAATATCAAGATGGTTCCCATTATGTTAATTTTTATCTGGCTAATGTAGCAGGTCAAATGCAATGGACTTGGGGTATATCATTAGGACAGTATCACGTAAATTACACAAGTATAGCTGCTGGAAGGTGGTATCACGTAGCATTAGTTAGGTATAATGCAACTTGGTTCGTTTTTCAAGATGGTCAGTTATTAGAGGCAACTACCTATGCTGGAACCTCGTCAACATCGGTTACAGGGACTCTGTATATAGGTGCTGATAACGCTGGAGCAAATGCGCTTAATGGTTGGCTTGATGAGTTCCGAATTACCAAAGGCTACGCTCGTTGGATTGGACATTATAATGATTTTGGAAGTCACAATAAGGACTTTGCCTACGCTTTACCTATTTCTCAATATGACCATTCCAAAGGCTCTTTGATGTCAGATGTATTCAAAGCTCCTACAGATGTTGAGATGGTAGGATTAGCTTTGAGGGTTGACGATAGTGCTAATCTTCTAATAAGAGGTGATAATGGAGATGGCTTAGGGTTGATTAGAGATGTTGCTGCTAATAAAGCAGTAACTTTGGTTGGTGGGGTATCTATTGATTCTGCGGTTACTAAGTTTGGTAAAGGTGCTATGAGGTTTGATGGCACTACAGGATATTTGACCATACCAGATACTGCCGATTTAGAATTAGGGGCAGGTAACTTTACTATAGATTGTTGGGTAAAGCTAAATGTATTGCCAGCGGAAGGTATCTATCAAGTAATTGCTTGTCATTGGGATGGTCCAGCGAATCAGCGTTCTTGGATGTTAGGTTATTATCGAACTGGTGGACTTTATTATTGGATGTTTAGAATAAGCACTAATGGGACATCGTCAAGCGACCAAGGTTGGGCAGATACAGTTTCTGCTGGTATTTGGTATCACATAGCTATTGTTAGGATTAGCAATGTTCTATATGGTTTTAGAGATGGAGTAAAGGGTTTGATTGTTGATATGACTGGTAAGACATTTTTTGATTCGTCAGCTGTTGTTGATATTGGGGCAGTTGTTGATAGTGGAACTCCAAACTCTTTTTGGAATGGTTGGATTGATGAGTTTGTGATAAGTAAAGGTGTATCAAAATATCTAAATGACTTCGAACCGCCCACAGCACCTTACGGCATCAATCAACTATCAGCTTATATTGCCAAAGACGCAGACCCGTATCGTGTGTTGTCTTTGCAGTTTGAAGGAGCAGATGCCTCTACTACGATTGTAGATGATTGTAGTCATACGGTTACAGCAGTGAATAGTGCTCAACTTGATACTGCTCAAAAGAAGTGGGGAGTGAGTAGCTGTTTATTTAACTTGTCTACACTAGATTACCTAACTATTCCTGATTCGGATGAATGGGAATTAGGTAATGTTTGGACTATTGACTTCTGGGTAAGGTTCAATTCCTATCCGATATCAGGTTCAACTTTTATGAGTATAGTTGCGCATAGTAGTGTAACTTATGCAGGTTGGTGGATAGACTTTGCTAATTATAGTGGAACTTATAGATGGAGAATGAATCAAGATGATGCTAACATATTTATGTTTGATTCTCCTGGTATTTCTCTAAATACTTGGTATCACATAGCATACGTTAGGGAATCAGAGTCTGTATGGAAAGTTTACCAAGATGGGATATTGATAGGAACTTATACAACAGCAACAGCATTAACAGCTACTGCAGAGCCTTTGATTATAGGTAGAAGAGGTAATGCACCTCCTTCTCCTAATCCTGACTATCTTGATGGTTGGCTAGATAACTTAGTAATACGCAAAGGCGTAGCAAAGTGGACAAGCAACTTTACTCCACCTGATAATCTGAACCACTTTGTAAAAGTGCCTCTCATACAAGAAGACAACTCTCAAAACATATTCCAAGGCGGTGCAGTTTACCGTTCTTTGGAGATGATAGACTTAGGTGCTAGAGCCGATACACAAAAACGGGATTTAGCATATAGGCTAGACTTAAAGAACGGCTCTACTATGAAAGTGAAGGGTATCTCAACACATTGGAGATGACGAGGCAAGAAGCAAACGTATTAGTTCAAGAGATTGTAAAGTTGAGAAACGAAAAGCAGTTCTTTGAAGCTGATTTACTTAGAAAACAATTAGTTGTAGACAATTGGTTAGTAAGCTACAACAAAGATGGTTCAGTATTTTTGCTTGATAGAACATTTACAGGCAGATAATTCGTTACAGCTTAATTAGCGTAAAAGCTGAAAGGAGTATACAATGGCACTCGGAACTAGGACTGGTGAACTTACAAAATACGTAGATAGAACATTCAACAACGAGATGTCTGCAGTAGCTCTCAAGGAAATGGAAGACTTGAGAATACGCAGGTTGACCTATGCTAAGAAGGGCAACCTCTTTGTGGACGGTATGGTGGACGGCAAAGGCGTCATAGGTTCTGGCGATATAGCGGTTAGAAGCAACGATTTGAGCGTAGGGCAAGGTAAGGTAGTTCTTTTAGCACAGTTTAATGGTAATAACGCTCAAGCTACTTATACTGCAGAGACAGGACAGGTTCTGACTTTTGTAGGAACAGCTCAGTTGAGTAGTGCTCAAAAGAGATACGGTGCTACTTCTCTTTTACTAGATGGCAATAGTGATTATATAAGTATACCTGATTCCGATGATTGGTGGTTTGATAATCAGGATTTTACAATTGATTTATGGGTAAGGTTTAATACTTTGCCTACAGATACTTTTCAGTTTTTTAGTCAAACTAATACAGTTATTGGTGCACAATCAGCTCATCAGAGTTTTGGTATTTATGTATCTGGTGGAAATTACTATTTATGGTATCAAGCAGAAAAATTAGATGTTCCTGTTATAATTATTGTTATGGCGAGGCAGTGGGTAAGTCCGCTAATCAATACTTGGTATCACGTAGCAGTGGTTAGGAGTGGCAGTAATTGGTATCTTTTTGTTAATGGAGTGCAGTTAGGCACTTCCGAAACAGTTTCTGAGGCTATTCCTAATTATGACCAAATTCTAACTTTTGGTGCTCGTAGGCAAGCTGGAGGAGCAGGTGCTAATTATATGGATGGGTATATAGATGAAGTTAGAATTACAAAAGGATACGCCAGATGGACTGCTAATTTTACTCCACCTGTTCAGGCATATGATATGAACTCTGGAGCATTTGAATCTCAAGTAATCAGAGCCGACCAGACCAAGATTGACCCAAGCGTTTTGCTTATGCATTTCAATACTTTGCAGGGAACGAATCAAGTTATTGACGAGAAGGGTCATACAGCAACTTTGAATGGTAGTGCAGTAATTGACTACAATGTAAAGCGGTTTGGTGCAGGCAGTTATAGAGGTAATGGAATTGATTCCTATATAACTATTCCTGATAGCGATGATTGGTTTGTTGGAACAGAAGATTTTACTGTAGAGCTATTTGTAAGGTTTAATACTGTAGGAGACCCTTCTCAACATACTTTCATAAATCAATATAATCCTGGGACAGAAGGGTCATATTGGTTCAAATATGATGGAAGAACAGGTAATGAACGATTAGAATTTGCTTGCTATTCTACTGCTTTAGGATATTTTATAGATATAGTAACACCATTTTATCCTGTAGTAAATCAATGGTATCACTTAGCTCTAGTTAGAAGTGGAAATACTTGGTATATCTTTGTCAATGGGGTGAGCCAAGCTCTTACTTTATTGAATGGAAGTTACTCTGTAGCTCTTCCAAATGTTAGTGCTGTGCTGTATATTGGAAGTTACAATACTACTGAAAACTATGTGGACGGCTGGCTTGACGAGCTACGCATTACTAAAGGCTACGCCCGATACACCGCAAACTTCGAATGTCCTATGGCTGCCTTCGCAAACGATGAGCTGGTTACGGTTAGTCCTAAGAAGTTAGGTATGGTTGTCAAAAGCGAAGTAGTGCCTCAGCCTGTATTGCTACTGCATTGTAATGGAATGAATGCTTCGACTGCTGTCAGGGATGAGATGGGGCATACAGTAACTTGTAATGGAAATGCACAGATTAGCACAGCACAGTATAAGTTTGGAGGCTCAAGTGCATTGTTTGATGGAACAACCGATTACCTAACTACGCCCAGCTCTGCAGAGTGGGCATTTGGCACAGATGATTTTACTATTGACTTTTGGGTAAGGTTTAACTCACTAACGCCATATTATCAATCTTTGATGGGTACTTGCGGAGATGCTGCAAATAATGCAGGTTGGTATCTTTATGTATTCCGTAATGGAGAGCCGTCAACCTTTGCATTCTATACTTGTCTTGGGTCAGGTTGGAGTATGTATCAGGAGACTGTTCCAATTACTTTAACTACTGCAACTTGGTATCACCTATCAATAGTAAGAGCATCTGGGACATTAAAAATATATCTTAATGGAATAAAACAGGCAACAACACAGAATACTTCTTGGTTGGGAAATATAACAAGCACAGGAGTATTGTATATAGGCTCTGATAAGGATTTGGTTGCAAGTGCTGCGTTAAATGGCTACCTTGACGAAATCCGCATCACTAAAGGATTTGCTCTCTGGACCACGGACTTTAATGTTCCAGATAAGGAAGCACCGAGTGATTATAATTCTGTAAATAATACTGAGCCTCAGATTGACTACAATACTAAGCTGTTAATGCACTTTGATGGGTATGACACTTCAACTGATATTCGAGATGAGTGCAAGCATTTGGTCACGGTAAGCGGTAATGCAAAGATAAAAACTAATCAATATGAGTTTGGTGGAAGCTCTTGTTATTTTGATGGAACAGCAACAGCATTCTTAATGGTGCCTGATAGTAATGATTGGAATTTTGGTAATGGAGATTTTACTATTGATTGCTGGATTAGAACAAGTGGTGATGGTTGTGTTGTTCAATCTCCATACGGAATTACTGGTGCAAATGGGTATAACACTTGGGTCATTCGTGTGACTTCTGGCTTTGCATCTCTTATGGGAGGATGGAACATTTCAAATTATGTATACATAACAAGTGTTACTAGAGTAGACAATGGGGCGTGGCATCATATAGCAGGAGTTAGAAATGGTAACAATTGGTATCTATTTGTGGATGGTAAACTTGAGGCTACAGCTTATGGTAGTTTTACTATTGTATATCCACCAAATTATCAATTGCACGTAGGTCAGATTTCAGTATATAGCTCTGACGCTGGTCAATCATACCCGTTTACAGGTTGGATAGATGAACTTCGCATTACTAAAGGTCTAGCCCGATGGACTACTGACTTCACTCCGCCAACAAGTCCATACAGCTTAGTTGACTCTACTAAGACTATCAATACTACTATTGCTCCAAGAACTGTTGACCCTTATACTAAACTGCTTATGCATTGCAATGGGTATAGCGGTTCAACTGCCTTTAAGGATGAGTGCGGGAAAGCTATAACTGCAGTAGGAACAGCACAGCATTCTGTAGCTCAAAGCAAGTTTGGTAATAGTTCTTGTTTACTTGATGGTAATTCTGATTATCTTGAATTAGCAGATAGCGATGATTGGAATTTGAATACAGTAGATTTTACTATAGATTGTTGGGTTATATGGAATGCCTCATCAGAATGGGCTATATGCAGAGGAACTAGTGGAACTGATTTATGGATTTGGCGGTATAATGGAACTAATTTTTATTTCTATCAAACTTCAGGAGGCATAGATACTACTTTTGTTAACTCAACAATTACATTTAATACGGGAGTTTGGTATCATCTTGCAGTAGTTAGGTTTGGTTCTACATTTATGTTATTTGTTAATGGGCAAAAAGTAGGAACAGGAACAAGTTCAACAACTGTTGCTAACCACGCTGGAACTTTGGAGATAGGTGCAAGAGTAAAAGCAGGTGCTACAAATATCTATCTTAATGGTTGGACAGATGAAGTTAGAATAAGCAAAGGCATAGCCCGATGGCTTGGAGACTTTACACCACCTACTAGAGAATATGCCTTAACAGAAGCTACAGTAGTTCCAAGCATTCAGGTAGCCAGAGATGCAGATGTCTATACCAAATTACTACTTCATTGCAATGATTATAATGATGAACTTGGCAAGGTAGTAACTCCTGTTGGTGGAGTATCACTTGACTACTACACAAAGAAGTTTGGGGATTATGCAGTGAAGTTTGATGGCACTTCAGGATATTTGAGTATACCTGATAGTGCAGATTTTAGTTTTGGGACAGGAGATTTCACTATTGAGTGTTGGGTAAGTTTTGATAGTTTGCCTGCAAATGGGACTGTTGCGTCAATTTATACACAAACTGATGCAGGTGCTGTTAATTATATTTCATTTGGATTGTATAATAGCTCTGGTATTTATAAGTGGTTCTTATATGTGGAGAAAGCTGATGCTAATTGGATAGGTTCAATACAATTGACTACAACTGTTACTACTGGAGTTTGGTATCACGTAGCACTTGTTCGATATGGCTCCATTTTTAGGATATTCCAAAATGGAGTCCAAGTTGGTTTTGACTATATAAGTAGCAGAGATATGATTGACCTATCTACTCCTATTGAAATTGGAAGAGTAAATCAATTAGGAGGAGCAGATTGGTTAACAGGTAGGATTGATGAGTATAGAGTAAGCAAAGGTATAGCACGATATACCGCAAACTTTACACCACAAGCTACGCCTTTCGTCCTTGCAACCTACAAAGAGGTATCGTTACTACAAGACAGCGTTGCGAACGGTTACTACAGAACGCAAGACTTAGTAGACTTGCAAGACTTACCAGCAGGGCAGAACTTGAAATATAAAGTAAACTTGGCAAATGCGAACCAGAGAAAGATTCAGGGAGTAGGATTATACTGGAGATGAGAGAGCTACTAACTAGATTGTTTGAGGCTAGTATGACAAATGAAAAAGAGCAACATTTCATTGACCGAACCAATTTGCACATTGGACTTGTTCAAAAGGCTATTGATAGGATTATTAACAGAAATCCTGAGTGGAGAGAGTTTAATGAGACAGAGTTGTTTAATAGAGGTAAGGTTCACGATGCGAGTAAACTAGTAGAGCCTGAAAGAACGCCTTATGTTGATATTACGTGGCGACACAAGCTAGAAAACGAAAATGGGGGTTATGACCCTATCAATAAGAAAGGCTATCAGACTCCTGGGCAGCTAGATAAGAAAGAGGAAAATGAGGCTACACTTCACCATATTACCACAAACTCTCATCATCCTGAATTTCATCTAGTTGATAAATTAGAAGCTAATATCAATTCGCAAGATAGGGATAAATCAGACCAATGCGTTGACGCTTCGAGAATGCCAAACCTTGATTTGGCTGAAATGGTAGCCGATTGGCAGGCAATGGCAGAAGAGCTAAAGAAGAATACTGCAAGGGAATGGTATGATAAGCAAAAGGATGTTCGCTGGCACTTCTCAGAGGCTCAAGACAAACTTATAGATAGATTGTTGAAAGTATTCGAAACTAGAGAACCTTTCCATAGTCTTGACCCGCACGATGGAATTGGGGAAGATGACGGATGGTAATTCGTTACAGCTTAATTAGCGTAAAAGCTGAAAGGAGTATTCAATGAAAACAGGTGCACTAGACAGATATGTAGATAGGTTAGTAAGGAATAAAGCATCAGCTCAATGCTTAGAAACTATTGAAATGCAGAGAGCTGGTAAGTTGGTAATGAAGCAATTTAATCAGGTAGGAGCAGACCCTATACTCAATGTGGATGGAACTATAGCAGTTGATGAAACTGCTCTTGATGGAAGTCCTAACTTTAGACAGCAATGTGTAATAGATAGCTACGATAAGCTACTGTTGCATTTAGATAACAATGTTACTGATAGTGCTACTGGTAAGACAGTAACTAATAATAATGTTACTTTTGATGCGAGTATAAAGAAGTTTGGAACGCACTCTGCTGTATTTAATGGAACGAATTCTTACTTGCAGCTTGCTGATAGTGATGATTGGCGATTAGGGGGAGGATGTTTTACTATAGATTTCTGGTATAGAATACCGACTGGTTCTATTGGGAAGTATTTTGAAGTACATCAATATGTCGATGCTAATAATTATTGGGCTTGCTATATATATTTGAATGGAGAAGTTGGTTTTAGAGTTTTTTCTGGTGGAGTTTCTATTACTTATTTTATAACATCTGCATATACAATAGCAGCTGACACTTGGTATCATTTTGCAATTGTGAGAGATGGAAGTAATGCATATGTTTTTATAAATGGAGTATCCCAAGTTCCTACAGTTACTAATCTGGGTATTGCTCCTGATTTTGCAGCTCCATTAAGATTGGGAGAGCACGGTAGTGGCTTGGGTTATTGGTTCAATGGCTACATAGACGAACTACGCATAGTCAAAGGAGTAGCTCGTTGGACAAGCAACTTCACTCCACCTGCTCAACCTTATCCCTGCATAGGCTCTGTAAACTCTAAAGGCGTAGTAGCTGAAAGAGTGCCTAAGAAAGTTGGAGTAGTTGTTAAGCTAGACCAGAACGATGCAACCGTAACTGCTTCAGTTGCTAGAGATGTTGACAATTACACAAAGCTACTTATGCACGGAGAGTGCTTTAAGGATGAGACTGGAAAGGCGGTTACTTTCTATGGCAATGCTTTGATTGACAGTTCGGTGTATAAGTTTGCTGGTGGGAGTATGAAGTTTGATACTTCGAGTTCATATTTGAGTATTCCTAATAGTTCAGATTGGTATTTGGGGGTAGGAGATTGGACAATAGATTTTTGGATTAGACTAAATAGTAATCCTCCTTCTGGAAAGGTATGGGGTATAGTTCAGCAAAGGACAAGCGATAATACTATGATTCATATAGTGTATGGAGTTCCTGCTACTACTGGGGAGATTGGATTAACTATATGGAATAGTGGCGTAGCAAGCTCAAACTGGACATCTGGGGCGGGTATGGTAATCAACACTTGGTATCACGTAGCTGTTGTTAGATATGGAAGTTACTATATTACATTTATCAATGGAGTTCAGTATTATAATGCAGTCAATTCTATGGTGTGGGGAGTTTATACTGGTAACTTAACTATAGGATATGCTCGTAATGAAACTCCTGAAGATAGATATTTAGATGGGTATCTTGATGAAGTTAGAATAAGCAAAGGCATAGCTCGTTGGACAGCCAACTTCACTCCACTAACAGCAAGATACGAGCTAGGCAACTACGTATCTGCACCGCTTACACAGATGGGTAGCACAGGCTACTATCGTTCGGATTTAATAGATGTATCTGCACAGCCTAGCGGTCAATGTGCAGGTGCAAAGGTCAATTTCTACAGTTCAGTTGCAAAGGTTCAAGGCATTGGAGTATACTACAGATAAAAACAAGGAGGCTTAAATGACACAATCAGCAATGAAACAGAGAGTTGTAAGTCCTGATATGAGTTTGGTTTCTACACTATTGCTAGCGGAGCAGTGTGACAGCCCTAACAATGTGAATTGGAAAGTTGCAGTTGTGGCACCTATTGTTATGGACGATGCGAATAATGCTATAGCGGTTAGGGGCTTCAACGATTCAACTGAACAAGGTATTGGGTTTATGCTTATGATACCTGATTGGGCAGGTTCCATTAAGTTGAATTTTACTAGTAGGGCTAAGGTTGCACCAGGAACTGCTAAAAACGTAGTGCCTAAGCTCTATTTCAGAGGCGTTCTAGACAATGGGGCTATTGATAGCTGGTCAACAGGATATGACCTCTCCGCTTTGGTTATGCCCACTAATCTATACTTTCAAGTTGACACGCAAACTATAGCGTTTTCAACTCTAGGTATTACAAGAAATAGAATGCATCAGTTTGAACTGACCCGTAAAGTAGCAGGTGTCTCAGACAATTTACCAAGTGATTGGTATTTGCTTTCGCTTGAAGTAATGTTTATATAATTAAGGGAGGTCAAAATGTCCCTAAGATTTGATAGAACGTTAAGTCAATATATGCAGGTAGGAGATATAACTACCTTCAAATGGATGCACGGTGCAGAAGACCCTAATACATTCAAATGGAGTTTTAGCTTTTGGTGTAAGGTAGTAGATATGGGCGATGTTCATCCTATACTTGACACAGGTGGATGGGTATCGTCAGGTAAAGGTGTATATGTTAGACTAAATACAAATGGGTCAATCGTTTTGGATATAGCAAGAGGTTTTGCCTTTCCTAATGAAGTATGTGATTTTTCAAGCAATCCTGGAGACTTTCCTTTAGATGGGGCTTGGCATAATGTTGTTATAACATACGACCAAGAAATAGCTGCGAATAATGCTAAGGTTTACGTTGATGGAACACTAGTATTTCAATATAACAAAACAGGGCTAGCTCCTTGGACAGGAGACCCTAATACAATAATGTATTTTGGGGCAAGTGTTCCAGGAAATCAGTATGGTAATTGCTATGTAGAAGATTACAGATTCTACAAGGACATTGTCCTATCCGCTGATGAAGTTAAGGTAATTGGTAGAGATAGGGGTCACGATGTAATTGTAGGGGAGCAGAGAAGGGGAACTCTATACGGTAATGCACAGATAGACAACTCTGTGTATAAGTTTGGGAGTGGTTCGTTTAAGAATCCTGCTTCAGGTCTTATGCATTTTACAGATTCAGATGATTGGAGATTTAGTAATGGTAATTGGACAGTTGATTTATGGGCAAGATTTAATTCGTTGCCTATTGATACTGCTGCAATGGATTTTGTAAGCTATTATGATTATAATACTAGCAATAGATGCTGGCACGTGAGAATATATAATGATGGAGGAAATATAAAGTTAGACACGACTTATTCAACAACAGGGGTAGACGCTAATACCAATTTTGGGTCAGGAGTAAGTTTAAGTCTCAATACTTGGTATCACTTTGCATTTGTGAGAGATGGTAATGTATTAAGATATTTTCTTAATGGAGTAGCAGTAGGAACTGCTGTTGTAACAGCTACTTTTTATAATGCACAAAGTTGCTTACTTGTCGGTGCTATGGGAAGTCCAACTGTTAATGCTTATCCTATTGATGGCTATATTGATGAGGTAAGAATATCAAAAGGCATAGCTCGTTGGACTACCAACTTCGCACCGCCTTCAGCACCTTATCAAACTGACAGCTATACCAAACTACTTTTGCACTTTGACACTACTGAAGCATTTAAGGACGATACGGGTAAGGTATTGACCAAGGTAGGTGGAGTTATTCAAGATTATACACAAGCAGTATTCTGTGGGGCTAGCTATAGGTTTGATGGAACTACAGATTATATAACTGTTCCAGATAGTGCGGATTGGTATTTAGGAGTAGGAGATTTTACCCTAGATATGTGGATAAAGTTGAATTCTATGGTAATCAACTCTCAGGGTATTTGGCTTATAGGACAGTGGGAATCGGGTATAAAGGATTGGTGCTTTAGATTGATTAGAGATGCTACTAACGATTATCATTTATATTTCGCCAGTGAAGATGGCTTAGGAAACAACATTGAGATAATAGGAAATTTAATAAGTCCTACACCTGCACTTAATACTTGGCACCATATAGTGCTAACTCGCAGCGGAAATACCTTTCGTTTCTTCTTTGATGGCGTAGCTGCGGGAAGTGGAACTGATTCGGACGCTATGATAGACTTAGTATCAGTTCTGTATATAGGTGCGGATAATGTAGGGGCACGTTGTTTAGATGGCTGGTTGGATGAAATCAGAATATCAAAAGGTATAGCTCGATGGACTTCAGCCTTTACAGTTCCTACTCAACCACACGTCAAAGACGAATATACGGTATTACTACTGCACTCGTATAGGGAAGCTCTGGACGACAGCTCTACTCAAAAAGGACTTTGGGCACGCTACAAGTTTGCAGATGGCTATGACGGAGAACCTGCGGGTAAAGACGTATTGCTTCTACATTGTGATGGCTCTGACGGGGCTAATGACTTTGTAGATAGTGCTACAGGGAAGATAGTTACCGCTGTAGGTAATGCCAAAATGATTCAAGGTATTAACAAGTTTGGGTTAAGCTCTGCTAAGTTTAATGGTAGTAATGATTATTTAAGTTTAGCAGATAGTGCCGATTGGTATTTTACTGGAGACTTTACAATTGACTTATTTGTAAGGTTTAGAGCATTTCCTGCTAACAACTATGATGCTGCGATATTTTGGCAGAAACAAGATAATAGCAATGGTCAATACTTTGCTTTGTTCAATAATGGAGGAACTCCTAGATGGGATTTTTGGCAGAATGTAGGAGGCGTAGCTGTTATATTTATGCAAATATCTGATGCATCTCTAGCTTTGAATACTTGGTATCACATAGCATTTGTAAGATACGGAAACATATACCGAGTTTTTAGAGATGGAGTAAAACTAGGGTCAGACTATACTAATGCAACTGCATCTGTAGATTTTGTTGGGGGAATTACTATTGGTGGAGATGTTGACCTTACATATCCATTAAGCGGTTACATAGATGAGTATAGAGTTACCAAAGGAGCAGCAAGGTGGACAGGTAACTTTACTCCACCGCATCAAGCATACTTTACAGAAATAGCAGAGACATCAGGAAGAGGATTAAACACTTTTGTAAGCTCTGCGAGTGCTCCTAGGTTTAGAAGTGGAGAACTCTCAATGAAAAGAAGATATAGGAGGTAATAATGCCTCATAAAGGCAATATACCTTGGATTCTGGTAAGCGAAGAAATAAACATTTTGCTAAATACGGTTATTCTATGTTAATAGTGAGAGAGAAAGAGTTGAAAGATATTTCTAGTTTGGAGAAAAAGATACTAGAATTCAATAAAAAGGAGTCTTAATATGGGAAGTATAAATTATGGTTCACAAACCGTGTCGGTAGCTTTTTTTGCCGCAGCTGATGCCAAAGTAGTCAACAAACGGCATTTAAGTATTAGGGCTAGAGGTCTTTACTCTGGGGGCTACTTAACAAAGGTCAGCGATGTCTTGGTTACTCTGTCTCCTTTAGTTGTAGAGATTGGGGATGACGACCATCAAGTTCGAGTAGCTACAGCTAATCCAATTTCAATAATAGTAGGGGTTGCAACTCCCTATATTGTTCTTCGTTGGGGTTATGCAGAGACACCTACCAACTATATGGACGTATTGGCTTTAGGAATAGGGTCTATTGTAGCAAACGACATAATTTTGGGTAAGTGCACATTTGCAGGTTCAACTCTAACAAGTTTTGACTATTTGGAAAGAGCAAACCCTGATGTATTTGACCTCTTTCTAAAAGTTGAACCTACTATTCCAGCCTCTATGTATACTCGTATTAGGGCAGGTAGAGTAAATTATGGAGTTAGAAACTATGATGTTCAAGACCAATTAAGTCCTGTATTTACTTTGCCTACTGTAGACCCTAGAATAGATGTAGTCTATGTTGACTCTGATGGGCTAGTTAAGGTAATGAGTGGGTCTGAGGGTGCTCCTCCTTTAGCTCCTAACTACAATAACAAAAAGGTGTTAGCGGAGATAACGCTTCAGACAGCTTCTACAGAGATTACAGCAGCTATGATAAAGGACGTTAGGAGTCCTTTCTAATGCTTATGACTACTGACTATCCTTTATTGATTAAGCTAAAGGCAGGGCTTCCTAAGGCAGGGGTTTGGTGGCATTGGACTGCTTTGAATCAAGAGCCGATTTTCAGATATTTCTTAGAAAAGGCAAAGCCTAAGATTGCATTAGAAATAGGAACTTTTCAAGGGCTTACAGCAGCTCTCCTAGCCGAGTATGCTCAAGAGGTTTATACTATAGATGTAGTTCCATATCCAGCTCAAGAGCAAATTTGGCAATTCTGTGGTTGTAGGGATAAGGTTAAGAACTTCGTTTGTAAGTCTACTAAGAAAAAGGCAGAGCTTATCAAAAGCATACCTTTTGACTTTGCCTATATTGATGGTTCGCATCTTATGGAGAATATTAAAGTAGATTATGACTTTACACAACATTGTAAGCATTTGTTGTTTCACGATTATTGGCAGAACTCTGAGGATTGGCAGGACGTTAAGGAATTCGTAGATGGTTTGAAATTGCCTATTGAGGTAAAAGTTCCTTTTGCCTACTATGATGGGAGAATAAAATGAAATTTCATATAGTTGTTCCAACTCTCAAACGACCAGCTAAATTAGAAAGATTCTTTAACAGTTTGATAAGTCAACAACTTGACGAAACTTGGTTAGCAGAGAATCCCACAACTGTAGGGTTACACGTATACTTTGACAACAATGATAAGGACTCTTACGATTACTTCAAAGACAAGTTTGGTAGCTACTTTCTAACAAAATACATTTTATTAGAAGACCAAAACAGGGCATTTGGCATTTGGAACAAATATCTCAAAACAATGGATGTTGACGCTATGTTCTATGTTTGTGATGATATAGAATTTAAGCCCGATTGCCTTATTACTTGCTTAAAGGAGTTTACTACTAGGTTTCCAGATACTGATGGGTTGATGGGATTAAATCAAGAGAACATATCTTCAGACAAAGATGGTTTTTCTAGAAATGCTATGGGTATCATAGGAAGAAAGTTTGCGGAGAGATACCCTGACCGCCAATGTTTCTGTCCTGATTATATCAGCTTTCACGCAGATGCAGAACTTGGAAACTTTGCTAGAAGCTTAGGTAAGTTTCATTTTGCTGCAAATGCTAATATAATTCACTATCATCCTGTATATCATAAAGACCAATTGGATGAAACTCATAGCGTAGTGCGTCAAATGAAGGATGTAGATAGGGAGATGTGGAACCTGCGTAAAAAACGCAATTTGCTATGGGGGCAGTCCTTTGATACCGTTAGATAATCTTATGGGATACACACTACAAATGGCAAGACAAAATAAATCAACTCTTGACAATCCACCTTTGACTGAAATGGTAATGACCAAAACTAGGGAGAGGCGTTTGTCTAAGGCTGGAGACAAGTTCCCTGTCAAGTTTATGAATATCAATGCTCCACCTATAGCATACAATGTCTATACTAACTTAGAGGCTCTGTATAACAATTACTATAGAAAGATTGTGCAGGTTTTACCTAATGGAGCTTGGAAAGGTAAGAGATGCTTCATTCTAGGAGGTGGGGAGAGCCTTAAAGGATTCAACTTTAATAGATTAGATGGCGAGTTAACCATAGGTATCAATAGAGTATTTGAAGCTTACTACCCTACAGTTTTGTATTCTATGGATATCAGATTTTACTCTTGGGTAGTAGATTATCACTTAGACAAGTTTTCTGGAACAAAAGTAGCAGAACAATACAAAAACTATAGGGGTATAAAGGCTTTTCTTTGCCCCTTGAATCCTTTTGACTTTAAGGATGATGACGTCTACTTAGTGAGAAGAACCTTGGAAGAATGTGTGAGCTATGACTTGAATGAAGGAGTATATGGAGGCAACAATTCGGGATTTGGTGCTCTAATGTTAGCAATTGCACTTAGAGCTAATCCGATTTATTTGTTGGGTTATGATTGTAAGATGATTAAGCACTCACATTGGCATAATGGTTATCCTGGTCAAATAGATACTGTTCTTGCCAATAAGCTCAAATCATATAAGGAGCTGTTAGAGAAATTTGCACACTTGATAAAAGGAGATACGGATATTGTTAATCTTAACCCTGATAGTGCCGTGACTTGTTTTCCATTTGACACAATAGACAACGTGATAACAAAAAAGGAGGTTTAGCGATGCCTAGTAATGCTGTTACAATGTATGACCCAGTAGTGGACGCCTTTAGAGAAATTTCAAGGACAAATGCGGAGATATTTATTGCTTCGGCAGCAGATGTTGAAGCTAAGTTGACTGCAAACCCCAGTCTTCAGATTATTTCTATGTTTGACCCTGCGATTAATGCTTACAGGGAAATAGGACGGGCTAGGGCTTTGCAGTATGTAAACTCTGCAAAGGATGTGCAAAAACTGCTATGAAATTCGAAGAAGGTGTAGAAGTTAAGGTAAAGAAGTCTTTGGGAGAAGCGGGAACTTCCTTAGACAAAGTAATTGAAAACCCGCTGTTGAGGTTCTTCAGGAAACTACAAAAGGAGGATGTAAATGAAAAGCGTTTTGGAGTGTCTAAAAGAAGGTAGAGTAGAATGGGGTATTAGGAAGTTTGCTAGCGAAGCAGATTTCAAAGCTGGCAAGGTTTTGGAAGAGTCAAAGTTCGAAGGCAATATTATGTTGAACGAAGGTATCAATGAGCTGTGGACTTTGGTTTGTTCAGGCTCTGGAACCAAGTTCGACAATAGTAATGCTTATTTAGGTGTTGGTGATGACAGCACAGCAGAGGCAGCAACCCAAACAGGGTTGAACCCGTCAGGTGCATCTGGTTTGAATGAGCTCTATAAGGCTATGGATGGTAGTTATCCTACCTATGGAACTGCACAGAAAGCAACTTGGCGAGCAACATTTGCTGCTGGTGATGCAAACTTCGCTTGGCAGGAATTTACGGTTGCTAACGGTTCGAGCGGTGCAGCAAAGAACCTTAACCGTAAGGTATCTAACCAGGGAACAAAGACAGTAGGTCAGGTATGGGAATTAACGCTTCAGATTACCTTGAGCTAAGGTCTATAGGAGGCTTTGCGGGTTGAGCCTTATCAACCCGCAACACTTAACAAGGCTATGGCAGACAAATATATACTTCTAGAAGACATAATTAGAACTCTCAATTCAGTTCTGAATGAGCAGAGCTACAACAATAACCAATACAACGAAACTGACTCAAGCAGAGCTACGGAAACTATTTCTGCTATACAACACACTTTGAAGGTTGTATCAGATACCAATTCCTCTGTTTCGGAGACTTTGACTTTAGATATTGTAATTCAAGTTCTCCAATCAATGACTGCGTCCGAGCTTGTAAGCCTTAAAGCCTACCTATCATTAGCAGATTCTGGGGCTATGACAGAACTGCTTAGTATCTATGCTAGGTTAGCAGTATCGGATACAGGGGCAGCTGTAGAGTTGATATACTTGTTATTTGCTAAGCTCTCTATAGGAGATACAGGCTCTGTATCAGAGATTATAAGCCTTGCTGCGGGGTCTAGCTTAACTGACACAGGCTCTATATCCGAATTGATTTCAATTTATGCAAAGTTGAGTATTCTAGATACTAGCCTAGCCTCTGACTTTGTTCAAATAGTTGCTAAGTTGACTACATCAGATACAGGTTCAGGCTCTGAAATTATTTCTCAATTGAATGCTAATGTTTCGCAAGCTGACTATGCTTTTAGTGCTGATACTATATCCTTGTTAGTAAGATTAGCTGTATCTGACTCTATAGCTTCAACAGATATTCAATACATTGTAGCGTTTCTAAGCCTAGCAGATACAGGAACGATAAGTGAGACCCTTAGCACATTAGTCAACTTCTATGTAGCCGATACGGGTGCATTAACAGAGTTGATAAGTATTCTTAGGGGTATACCTATTTCAGATACAGGGGCTTTCAGCGAGTTGATTTCAATTCTAGCAAGGGTCTATGAATACGATTCGGCAGTTGCGGCAGATTTAGCACAAGTATTATCCATTAAATTGTCTTTATCCGATACAGGTATAGGCGTTGACGAGATTATCAGAAACAAGGGTTTTACTCTGCAAGATTCCGTTTCAGCTATAGATGTAATCAGTCTTTTCATTCAATTGACAGTTTCTGATTCAACTTTAGCAAATGATGCAATTTCAATTGCGGCAAGATTTACTATTTTGGATAGTTCAATAGCTACTGAATTGATTTCAATATTTAGTAAATTAGCAACTATACAAGATACAAGTTATGCTTCAGATGTAATCTCTATACTTGTTAAATTTGCGATTTCTGATAGTATTGGAAACACGGAGCTCCTTTCTATAGTGGGCAGACTAGCTATTTTGGACTCAACCTTGGGCTCTGATACACTAGCTTTGATTAAAGCCTTCCTGACGTTGGGCGACACCGCATCTGCCCAAGAAACTATATCTCTGCTAGCCAATCTCCAAATAATAGCGGATACAAGCCTTTCAAGTGATGTAATCTCCATTCTAGCCAAAATTACTCAATCTGATAGCGGTCTATCCCTAGAAGAGATACTAACTATCAAAGCTAACATAAACTTGGTGCAATTGGGAGTAGCCTATGACTTTGTCAATATCGTGACGGGCTTCTTACTAGGAGATGTCTCTACTGGAGTAGATTTTGTTAGCTTAGTAGGGTCTGGGATTATTCAAGATTCTGGGGCTATGGTAGAGGTCATAAGTGTATTTGCTAAGATAACGCAAGTTGATATAGGGCTATCAGCAGAGTTCTTAGAAATAGTAGCTAAACTTGATTTGTCAGATGGTGCTACAGCAACAGAGCTTGTTTCTTATATACGTAAGCTTGACGTTTTGGATACTTCAACTGCGGTAGAATTACTTGAACTTCTTGTTAAATTGACTGCAGAAGATTACGGGTCAGCTCTTGACGTAGCTACTCTAATTGCTAGATTGACTATTCTAGAAACTATGTCAGGGATTGATATTCTAGAAGCTTCAATAGGGGCAGTAATACCTGATACCTCAATAGGCTCCGACATTATTACTTTATTAGCAAAGCTCAATTTGACGGATTCTGTTGTGGCAGTAGAGTTTTTGACTTTAGTAGCCCGATTAAGTATAGATGATTCAGGTATAGCCTCTGAATTTATTACCCTGTTGGTAAAACTATCAGAAACTGATACGGCTTTGGCTTCAGAATTTCTTCACTCTGCAATTGCTGCTTCTGCTCAAGAGAGTGTATCTTCGTTAGAAGAGCTTTCGATTACTAACAGATTGTCTTTATACGACTTAGTAGCGGGATTAGATGAAATTTCTAGAAATAAGTATTTAACATTAGTAGAGAGCCTAACAGGAACGGATGCCGAAGCAATTATTAAAGCTTCTCTGGATATTAGCGATTCTGCAAGCTCTGTAGATTTAGCCAATGTGCTAGCACGGCTTGCTTTAGCAGATATTGGAGCTTTCTCTGAAGTCATTAGCTTACTTAACCGCCTTAACATTACGGATACTACTTTAGCAGTTGAGCTAGTTAGCTTGATTAACAGATTTGAGTTAAGTGATGCGGCAACTGCCTTTGAATTGGTTTCCAAAGTCTTCATAAAGGTAGTAGATACTGAAGCAGGGTCTGCTAGCGATGTAGTAGATATTCTAGCTAAGGTCTCCGTATTAGACTCCGATACTCTAAGTGATTTTATTTCTATAGTATCTAGACTTACAGTTTTGGATTTAGGCTTAGGTAATACTTTAGTCTCAATTCTAAGTATGTTATCTGTCTCCGATTCTGCAAATGGGGATGAGTTGATAGATATTCTAAGGCGTATATTCGCTTTAGATACAGGTGTAGGTTTAGAAGTTTTGGACATATTCACAAAGTTGAATGTCTCGGACTCTGTAGTTGTAAATGAGCTTGTTCAAGTCTTTGCTACGGTCTTTGAATCGGATACCAATATTGGATTTAGCGAATTAGTAGCCCCGAAACCCTTAATAGATATACTAGACAATGGTGTAACAGTAGAGCAGATAGTTAATATTCTACAGATTTCAAGGTCATTATTCTTATCTTCTGTAATGTATAATAGAATGGATTTGTCTAGCTCTATACCTAGTAATACAATTACTTTGAACAGCTTCATAGAGATGTAAAAATGGAGGATAGCCAATGGCAGAAAAACATTACGTTGGTGAAATCAATACCGAGATAAGAGTAGACTGCGGTATAGATGTCTCCCTAGCCTCCACCAGAAAAATCTTCTTTAAGAAACCGAATGGAATTGTATTGGAGAAAACGCCTACTGTATATAACAATAGGTATATGCGTTTCTTTACGGTTTTAGGAGATTTGGATATTTCTGGTGAGTATGAGCTCCAAACCTACATAGTTCTAAATGGTTGGACAGGTAGAGGGCAGACAGCTAGATTCGTTGTTTATGATACATTTGATTAAATGAAATTCATAACCATTTCATATTGCACTAAAGGGGCATATGAGGCTCTTTCGCTACGGTTGAAAGAAAGTCTCGAAAAGTTGAATATTGAGCACGAACTCAAAGTTATTGATACTTTAGGGTCTTGGCAAAAGAACTGTATGTATAAAGCAATCTTCATTAAAGAAATGATAAGTAAATATAGCAAACCTATATTGTTTGTAGATGCAGATGCTATTTTCTATAGATATCCTTCTTTAATAGAAACGCTTGATGTTGATTTTGCAGTTCATTACTTTAAGGATAGACAGCTAGCATCAGGAACATTATACTTTAACAATAGTAGTCCAGCTCTGGATTTGTTAGAGGCTTGGATATCCTATAATAATGAACATCCTAACGAATGGGACCAATCAAACCTACAAAATGTTGTGGAAACTCTAGGTTGGAAGTATAAGTTGAAAATGAGCTATTTGCCTCCTGAATACTGTAAGATTTTTGACCTAACAAAAGATGTCCAGAATCCGATAATTGAACATTATCAAGCTTCAAGGAGATTGAAAAATGCTAGTTGAACAAGTTGAGAAAGAGAAATACAAGTTTCAATGGGAACATAATTATCTACCTTCAAAATGTGCCCTACCCTTAGTTGACTATGTAAAGGATACTGCACAGGCTCAACAAACTCTTCTTGATATAGGTTGCGGTAATGGAATTACTGTTGCCAAGATAAGAGAGTGTGGGTATCGTTGTGACGGAATAGATATAACGCTTGCAGGTATTCAAGGGGTTTTTAATCCTCCTTTGATTGAGGCAACTTTGTGGAAAATGCCTTTTATGGAAAATGCCTACGATTATACATTCTCAACAGATGTGCTAGAGCATATACCATTAGAAATGGTTGAAGATTCTATTAAAGAAATTATTAGAATTACAAAGGTTAAGACATTTCATTGTATCGCTTCATTCTCGCATAAACGATATGATGTAGAGCTACATCCAACACTTCAACCTATAGATTGGTGGTATCGAATCTTTGAGAAGTATAATACAAAAGGTCTTTCAGTTAAAATCCTAGATAGGTGGGATTTCTTGAAATTGAAATAGGGAGGTTAAGTGGCGGACGTGAAAATGGATGCTAGAGAGTTTTCTAAAGAGCTTCATAACTTGAAAACTTGTTGTGGACAAATAATTAAAATTGCTGGAGATATGACTAGAAGAATAACAGAATTATCTTCTATTGTAGAGTTAGAAGACAAGGAAAACAAAAAGGAGGAATAAAAATGCCGTTATATAAAAACAATGCAACGGAAAGAAAGACCATCAACGGTCAGGCGGTAGAGCCAGGTCAAACTATATCTACGGAAGTGTATTTGAGCCCTTTGCCTACAGGTATTACTAAGCTATCAGACAGTCCTTTTTACAATCCTATAGTGCTCTCTGCTAGCTATACTTCAACAACTACAGTTGCAATTCCTGCAGGTATCAATAGATTCAACCTACACTTCTATGTTGAATCTGGAAGTTGCACAATTGCATTTAATGATGCAGGTAATACTCCTGTTCTAAGCCTTTATGCTACGGCTAGATGGAATCAGAGAGTATTTGACAGATGGTGTGATAAAGTAATTATCACAATACCTAGTGGTAAAGTTTGGTTGATAATTGAAAAAGACTAAAGGAGGTGGATATGTTTTGGATACTAGTTGGAATAGCTTGTATCTTATCAGCGATTCTATATCGTGCAGGTGGTATGTCTAAGGATGACTCAGCTCAGCCTAGTTGGATACCAAAATGGCTGCGTCAATCGTGGGTAAGAGATTGTGGATGCTCCTTGATATTAGTTGGATTGTCTGTATTGTTGTATGGAGTAAGTAGTGCTTGGTGGGGATATCTTCTCACGTTTGGGTTATCTTGGGCAGCACTCTCAACGTATTGGGATTTTCTATTTGGTGAGGATAACTTCTGGTTTTCAGGTTTGATATGTGGAGTAGCAGGAATGCCTTTACTAATGTGCGGTGTGCCTTGGCAGGTTCTTGTCCTACGATTAGCAATTGTTACAATTGGTTGGGGTATTTGGAGTGCGATAATGGGCTGGGATGTTGCCGAGGAGATGGGTAGGGGTGGATTATTTGTGTGAGGTGAATATGGACGGTAGAATGTTAGATATTATCAATCACTTCAGAGCTTGTCACGGATGTGGAAAAGTTAGGGCTGATGATATTGATGAAAATATGCATTGTTTAGCCCATTCCAATGCAATGGCGAACGCCAAACAGCTTTATCACGCTGATGCTACTCTTTTGAACGATTGGGGAGAGGCTGTAGCTATGTGCAGTTGTGATGGAGATTGGGGAGAAATTGAGAATAGGTTGATATTTGATGTGCTTGGAAAGAGTGAACCGCATAGCCGTATCTTACTTGAGGCTTCACAAATAGCCTATGGATTCACTTTTAAGGATGGGCTTGTGTATTTAACGGTAAGGGGTAAAAAGTGAGGAGGTGTGAACTATGACTTGGGCAGAGGTTGGAGGCAAAGTAGCAGAGACAGGGAAGTTTATTATAGTAAAGCTTCTGTCAGCTAGGTTGTTAGTAACTTTGGGAGTTACTGCTACTTTGTGTTGGTCAGTTGGAAAATCTTTGGATATGGTAATGGCAAGTGCAAAGGATGAAAAGACCTTTGCCTTGGTGAAAGATGTAGTAATGTATATGTTAGGGGCATTTACTACGGTTGTGACAATGTCAGTGAATAGTTACTTCAATCGAAGTGACCGTTGGAAAGAAAACCTGCCAGAAAATGGCGAAAACAGAGGAGGAACAAAATGAAGACAGGTACGAAATATACGGTATTGATAGTTTGTGCAATGTTAATAGGTGGTGTGACTGAAGCAGCTGGGCTATTTCCTAACGCCAAAGAGATACTAGCAGCAGCAAGTGTGTTTATCGGTGCAGTAATGATTTTTGTAGGTAAGTCAACTACACCTACTGCCTAATTGAAGGAGTGAAATATGTGGGAAGCAATTGGGATAATTGCAGGTAAGTTAGCAATTCTACTGATACCTGGTAGAAAAGAACAGGTATTCAATGAGTTGAAAAAGTTGGAAGTTGAATATGCTAAGGCTTTGAAAGAGGGAAGGGATACTGACGCAGCTGTTGCACGCAAGAAAATGTCAACTTTGCGTAAGCAGCTAGGAGTCTCTGACTTATAGAATTAAATTGGGGGTTACAAGAAACTAAGGAGGAGTAAAGATGCGTAGGGTTATTGCAGCAATTATAGCAGTGTTTTTAGTATATGGAACAGCGTTTGCATTGCTGGATGATAATAGCCAGAATTCAAATTCTGCTGCGACAGCAACAGCAACAGGCGGTTCGTCCACAAGTGCAGGTGGCAGTTCATCTGTGGGAAATGGATTGAACAATTTTTCACCTAGCTCTGACGCTAGAGCAACAATTGAAAGGGGTGCTGTTGATATAGATAACAGCAACCGTAACGAGAATAGCAACCGTAATGAAAACAGAAATACCAATATGCAGGGTCAGCTTCAAGGACAGTTACAAGGTCAAAAGCAAACTGCGGTTGGTAAAGTAACTACTGATGTTAAGGTTGAAGGCGATACAATCAAGAGCACAGCAATTGCCTTTCCATCAGTATCGTCAGCGGAAGGAACTTCATCTGGAACGGCAACATACCTATTTGGTAGCTTAGGAAAGTCAAATACTGAGTTATATAAGAAGATAATTCCTCAGATTCAGACAATTCTTGCTATTCCTGATGATGTAATGGACAAAGATGCAAAGAAAGAAGTAATTGCTACATTAGTCAAAAAGATGACTGACTCCAACAGAACCCAGAGATTCTTAGGTATTCTGTGGGAAGATAATAGCAAGAGCTTGCTGAACATTATGGGTCTTTTAACTTGGGATTCATTATGGGCAGAGGGTCAAAGACCTTTACAATGCAAGAGTGATATGGAAGCAGAGAAGCTTTCTACAACTCCTGCTGTAGAGCGAACTGAAGACAAAGGCATTACTGGTAATGCTGGAAATGTAAACCAATAATAACAATGAAACTTGCTGTAACCCCCAATTTTCTAAATTAGGAGAACATATGAAAAGAAAACTTGTTTGGTCATTTATTCTTTTGATGCTTGTGGTAGGTCTAGTAGGTTGCAAGACTATCGTAACCCAAAAGGATGTAGTTTTGCTTCCAGAGGATAGAATTTACACAGTTCCTGCTGGGACAAAAGTGCAACTTGTGCTAGATAAGAAATCCCTAGGAGAGCTTGCCTTCCCATATGATATGAAGCTTGTCCACGAATCAATACTGGAGCGCAATGAACAACAACTCAATGATTTGGCGTTTGCGAAGGTTAGAGCCGACAAAGAGTCAGCAAAGAGGACGGGCATAGTGGGTGGGATTCTGTCTATTGTAGGTGCTATTGTAGGTATTTGGGGTAAGGGTGCCTTGACGAAAAAGAAGGCTTAGGTAGGGTTTGTGGTAGGATAAATAGAAGGGCGGTCTGATGTTCTAGACCGCCCTTCTTGTTAGGGCTATTAAGAGCTCCCTTCAGCAGCTGGAAGCAGGAGCACGTCAGCTCTTTTGAATCTTCCCAGCTTTGACGAATAGCCCTAGCCCGTGGCTGGCAGGTTATTTTCCTTTTGAGGCAACTTTTGCAATGCAGTCAAAGCACAAAAGTTGGTCAGCTTCTTTAGAACAAGCAGAGCATACAGAGGGTTGAGCCGACAATACCTTTATGGACGTAATGTATTTTATGGGTATGCTATTAGTTACGCCCTCATCAGAATCTGCAGGCACCCTTCTAGCTCTACCTCTTGTAAATTGTAGGTGTTCTTTTGAGGAGAGTAAGACTTTGTAGATACCTCTCCCTGGTATCTTATAGGACACCACGAGTTTCATACTTGTCCTCCTTTCTCACATCCTCTAGAATATCACGTTGTCTCTGTGTATTACAATCTCTAGGGTCTGAATGAATTGACCCTTGGTCTTTGTAGCTATATGCAGTAATCTGAACCTTTGTTCGTTCTATCTTTTTACCGCATATTTTGCATTTAGCAAGCCCTGTAGCTTGTTTTAAGGTAAACTCCATACTAGCCTCCTATCTTAATATCAAACTTGATATTGACAGGCTTTGATACAAAGAGCTTTACCCCGCCAAGTATTTGAGATTGTTCAAGAAAGGCTTTAACCTCTGATTCAGATTCAAACCCCATTATATTGCCTGCAACTATTAGAATAAAGTTGCTTTTAGTAAGGATAGTAACAGGGTTTTTAGACCCTCTGGGCTTAGGTTTGTAATTGGGGTCTTGTTGTCTTTTCTTTTGAGCTGCGTAGCTATAGATTTCAGGATGAGCTACTGTTCTGAACCAAGTAGTCAAACCCGTAGCTTTTATGTCTTTGTTGAACTTCTTTTTATAAATCTCAACAAACCCAGCTTTTGTTATAGCTGGGACTCCTAGTTCCCCATTCAACTTTTTGACGCACTTTTTTGCCCAAGCTTTCTCTTCGGGCGTATGTGGTAATCCAGACATCATAACCTCACTTTCTTATCAGTTTATCAACCGTCAACATCTTGGGTTTATACGCTATGCTAAGCTGTGTAAACATCTTCGGGGCTAAGAACTTGCAACGCTTGAAGACATAGACACCGTTTATCAATACTCCATAGCCTTGTTGAAGCCTCATCTTGCTCTCAAAGGCTACATATTCGGGCTTCTCTTCAATAGAGTAGCCTTGCCCTGTGGTAAAGATATAAGGGGCGTCCGTTTTAGATTCTAGAAACTTCTTACGAACGTTTCTTACAATACGGCTGACCTTGACCTTTTGGACATTAAGCTCTTTTGCTAGGTCATCGGACGTCCAGACACCACCTTGTTCTAGGGTCTTGACTAGCTCTTGAGCCTTTTGGCTCATTACAAACCTTACTTTGACCTTTGACGACATTAAACACCTCCTTACATTTTTACTAACTGCTTGTTAATCCTGCTCATAGCTCCCATAACTGCATCAAACTCCGCTTCTACAACCTTTACACCTTGCGGAGTAAGGTTCTTCAACTTCAACTTCTTGGTATATTCTTCAACCCTAGCCAAAAGAGTAAACAGATACAAGGCGTCAGAGTTTTGCTTAAACATCTGTTTAGCCATAGTAATCTTCTCAGCGGTCTCTGAAGAGATTGTTGGGCTCTTTCTAGGCTTAGGAGATATTATAGGTAACAGTTTGACCAATATCTCTGGTCTAGGCAATCCACCAGGTAGATGGCTAAGAACAATAGAAAGGTGTATCTTCTCTTTCTTTAAGAGCTCCCCCATCTCCCTTTTATTACCTAGAATAGTAGCTTTGGCTGCTTCGACTAGGTTCATTACAACTTGTGGGTATTGTCTTTTCATTAGTATCACCTCCTTTATAGTTTTTGGAATACGTGCCACATATATTGACCATCAAGGGTTTTTACTGTGCCTAAGAAGTGCCAATTATCATCATAGAACTTCATAGGTAGCCCTGTTCCAGCTATATTGATTTCTACCTTTTTAGTTTCCTTCTCAGGGTCAACTATGCAGTAGATAACAACATCTCCGTTTTGCTCACAAACAGAGATAGGTATAGCAGGAAGAGGAACGTCAATATATTGGTAGCCTTTAATTACTAGTGGGTATTTGTAAATTGTGTGCATTTCTTATCCTCCTTGTCGAACTCGTTGAATAAAAGGGTTAGCCTACAAGGGTCGCAATATTTCTCAGGGTTTGTTTCTCTTATGTGACAACCGCAACGCTTGCACCTTCGTCCAAGACCATAGGTTCTTACAGGTTTGCCTGACATAATCTCTATAGTATGAACCATCTAGTATCATCCTCCCTTTCTGTTTAGCTCTATACCAAAACCAATCAAGGTATATGAGTAGAAACTTATCTATACGGTTTTTATAGAGCCTGATGGCGTATTTGTGCCCATCTTCGGCTTCTTGTAAGGTTGCGTATCTTTGACAGTAGATTTCGCAACCCCTTGGAGATAGTTTAGGAAAGACCATAGTTTCGAATATGATAGGTTTATGCTTAGGGTCAGAGTTAAAGCTATGGTCCATACCTAGCCAAACTGTAGATACATCAAGTAACCAGCTTTGGTAAAGACCTACTCTGCGATATTCATTATCTTCAAACTTTTCGCACCACTCTGCCATAGACATAGGAGTGCCGTCCTTAGCCCAATAGCGAATACCATACTTCTTATCCATTTCTGCGAATTGTTTTCTTGCCTCTTCTGGGAGTTTGAATTTTTCTTTCATTTTGCCTCCATATGTTTTCTTCGTGTTATCCAACTCTTAATTCCCGTTCCTTTGCGGGAAGGTTTAGGCTCTAGTATTTTTACTAAGCCTTTAAGATAAACAAGCGGTATCTTGGCTCCCCTTTCCATAATCCACTTGACGTCAGCCTCTTCGCTTAGTCCTGGAACAGCTCCTACAAGGGCGTCCTTTTCTCCTGTGATTTCGTCCTCAACTGCAACGATACCAATACAACCTACTCCCATAGGGCTGAACCAAACTCTGTCTAATACTTTCATTTAGCCTCCTTCTTTACTTGGTTAAAGTTATCAGGTCTTTTCTCCATTTCTTTTCTTACTTGGTCTAAAGAGATAGGAGAGAACTTCCAACAATCTACTCCCACATCAAAGCTCTTACCCCAAGGCTCTATCATACCGTGCGAGTGCCCATATAAGTGCCAAGAGCCATAATGAGACCTTGACCAAACCCGCATAGCATAGTGGCACAAGACTATATTTACATCTTTGAGGTCTATGATAGCTTTTATGTCTTCAAACAAATGAAAATATGGCATAACATTAGAATCGTGGCTACCTATAGTAAGATATTTCTTACCATTCAACCTTTCTATAATATACCTAAGCTCCCCAAAGCCAAAGTCTCCTAGGTGGTAGATTGTATCAGTAGGTTTGACTTTCTTGTTCCAGTTGTCTATCATAATCTCATTCATCTCAAGGGCGTCCGAGAAAGGGCGGTTGCAGAACTTGATAATGTTGCCGTGGTTGAAGTGAGTATCAGAAGTAAACCAGATATTGTTCATACATCCTCACTTTCTTTTGACTGAATCTGAAATATCTAAAGCTATACAGTATCCTACCAACATAGCAAGACCTACTTTGGCGCCAGAAGACATAGGTTGTGCAATCTTCCAATGGTCTGATAACAAAACTAGAAACATAAGCCCTAGAATAAAAACAACTAATCTCATTTGACCTCCTTTAGAAGCTTTGAGGTTGCTTCTTTGATAGAGTTAGGATTGTTTCTCTCAAAAAACTCCCATTTATCCACAACCTTCATAAGCTTCGGACTAGGCATCATACCTTCAGCTATCAATAGGTATATAGGCTTGTTGAGAGCTATAGCAAGAGTAAGTTGAAGTAGGCATAAGGGAGACTTCTCGTAGTTCTCTGTAAACAAGCTAACAAAGACTTCAGAAGACTTGATGCCTTTGAGTTGTTTCTCGACAAACTTCTGAAGCTCTTTGCTTGCATCGTGGACTCCTCCATCTACATAATTGATATCATCCATTTCTTCTCCTTTTCCCCATATCCATAGTCCTTCTCCAAACCTCAGCTTTAGCCAATAAATACTTTTTCTTCCAGACTTTGTTTATTGACCTTAGCCAAAATTGGCTATTCTTTCCATAAGGAGTAAGTATGGAATCATCTGATTTTCCTAACATATCCTTATAGATACTTTGGAGAGCCTTATCATTGAGACAAGATAACCTTAACCTTCTTCGAATAGTTCTATATCTCATTTATCCTCCCTCACTCTCTTAAAGACTGGGAAACGCATACTACCGTCTTTTGTAATCTCTTGAGCTTTTACTTCAATGATTTTTCCTATCATTGACTTTCTATGCTTCCAAAATTCAACTCTTTGGACATCCTTATACCCGCCCCCAACATCTACTAAAGTGCCATTAGGAAGCTTGCAAACAAAAGCTCCAAGCATTCCAACATACTTGCCCTCCCCTTCTTTGAAATCTACTATAGGCAAGTCTTTGGTAATTACGAATTTGAGTTTCAACCAATCCCTAGTCCTGTCGAAAATATACAACGAATTGAGATTTTTGGCTACTGCACCCTCATAACCTTCTTTGAGGTAGGCTTTAGCCTTATCCCAAGCCTCAGCTGTATTTCTAACCTTAACATTGGGCACTAGCGATACGGAGGAGGTGTCTTTGGGAAAGAGCCTTTGTAATATATCCAACCTCTTTTCGAGCGTCCTAGAGCCTTGTTTAGAACGCCACTCCTCTAAAGACAAGAAGTCGAAAACATAGAATTTCAAAGTCTTGGAAGTCTTGCTAGTCTTTGAGGATTTTACAACAGACAAGGACTCATTCCAGTCCTCTCCATAAATCTCCCCATCAAGGACTCCCTCTTTTACAACCTTTTGGACTTCTTGACCTATGTGGTCAATGTTGAACATCTCCTTACCGTTTCGGGAGACCGCTCCAAAGAATTGACCGCCTTCGAAGATTAGGACGCACCTTAGCCCGTCATACTTAGGCTGGATAATCCAATTGGAGTCAAGAATATCTGTTTGGTCAATCTCCTCACAAGCCTCAAGCTCGAAGGTAGGTATCAGTTTTGGGAAGACTTTGTTAATACTAATCTCTGATACACCTATGCGAAGTTTCTTCTCCCACATTCCTTTTAGCCAGCGGTTTACTAAAGGGTCTTCGGTTGAGACCGTCATAGCTACTTCAAGCCTAGCTTTGTCTCCTGTAATCTTTCGGCTGTTGAGCCTCTTCCGTAAATCGAGAAGGGAGTCAAGTCTAGGGATAGGATACTTCTCTGGCAAGGGTTTTACCTTGCCTACTCCATAGGTAAGCATAGGGCTTAATGCGGTCTCAAAATAGAACTTGGCGAACTCATCGTTTTTGAGTTTACCTAGAAGCTCTATCTTGAGGTTGGTTCCAGAGGTCTCCGAGATTGCTTCGAGTATTTTAAGGGTTTTGTTCATTGTTGACCTCCTTCTTTATTTGATAGATAGTAGCTCCTAGACTAGACAAGATTTGGACTAGCAGGGAAACGTTCTCTACGGTAAGCCTCTCCGATTTCTCAGCTAACTGGAGAACCTTACCCATAAACCACTTAATGATTTCATTGTCTAGCTTTCTATCAAGCAGTTCTTTCAACGAAAGGCTCTCCCAATTACCTTTTTCTTCTTGGGCTCTTATGTATATTCTACTAAGCAAGTCAGCCTTTTCTTCTGTTGAAGTCATTTGAAAGAGCTTTTGCTGTAGTGTAGCTATAAGTCTGAGGGTTTCCTCTTTGTGTAAGCCTATCCAAGCTGTAGGCTTACCGAAGTCTATGACAATGTTGTCGTCTTTGAGAGTTACCGCAATTAGTAACTCTCCTTCGTCATCTTTAAGCTGACTCATCCCCCTCCTCCTTTTCCATTTCAACCTCAAACTCTGGTTTGCGAACCCAATCAAACTTGTCTCCCTTTTGCCAGAATTGCACGATTTTGAGGTCATAACAGTTCATTGTATCTCCTACACAACCGTGAGCTGGTGGGTCTCCGTAATGGATTGGTGGGTAGTTGCCTTTCTTATCTTTCTCTGAAATCCAATCCTTAACTACTTTAGAGAAGGCTTCGAAGTGTCTGCCCTTAAAGATTTCTTGCATTCTATCCCAGTTGAACTCTACAAGAAATCTACTACGGCAGTCTTGGCAAGAAATCTGGACTAAAATAACCTCTTGGGCATATATGTTAGGGCTAAGGCTAGGGTTGAACTCTCCATATCTAGGAGTGCCATTGCAGTCATACCAAGTAGGCTCTTCTTTGATACGCTCTCGTATATCTGGGTAGTAGCTATGCATTCTATCCTCCCTTTCTTATGTTAATTTGAATATCACTAAGGGCACAAACTACAGCAAGAAATGTAAAGGCTATAGACTTGAGCCCATCAAAGAATGCGAAGATTAACGCAAGGTTGATTGATACTACGGAGATAACCTTTAGGTAAGCTACAAAGTTTTCGCTGAGTTTCATTTAATGCTCCTTTCTTTCTCTAAGCAACCCCTCAACGCCTTCGTGTTTCTCGAAAAGCTCTTTGTATGCTGGGTCTTTCTTACGCTCCTCGTCAGCAATCTTTACAAGAGCTTCAAGAGTTGATTTGATATCTTCTTCTTTAATCACTTTCGTCCTCCTTTGGGCGGTTTCCAATGATAGCATTCATCGCTATGGTTGTAAGACATACCCCACATACGGAACCTTATAGGGCGTCCCTTATATTCCATAGGTTGACCTTGACCCTCTTCTGGCTTCGCATCGTGAACCACACATTGGACAAGATTTTTTATTTTTCATAGTAATCTCTTTCGTCTATTACGTTCTCTTTCTGTATAGTCAGTTATTTTATTGCGTTTTATCAACTTTTTTAATCTTCCATCTTTGACCATATGACATCTACGACAAAGATATTCCCAATCTCTTGATTTCCTCACCTCCTTCCGCATAATCTACTCCCTACTAAAGTAGTTTCCAAAAAGGTTATCAACCATTGAAACCCCTTCCTCATTCAATACAGGCGTTCCAAGAGTAACTTCATTTCCTTCCCTTATAATAGGCATTACCAATCCCTTAGTTCCTTTTTTATCAGTATAATTCATAATAAAGACTTCTATTCTATCTGGGTGTTGTGAAGGTCGCAAGGTCTCTTCGGTATATAAAGCAGGATGTTTAATTTTTAAACTCCAAGCCTCTGTCATAAAAATTATAGCTATAACACCCAAATCTTTAAATTTCTTCTTAATAGCATCTGCTAATTTATACTTCTCATTATCATCAATCCAATGAAAAGGAACTACAAATCTACCAGTATTAGAAAGACCTATAACCATAGGCATAAATTTACCAGTTTCCCTGTATGTTTCCTTTGCGAATTCAAGATTTATTTGCATCTCTTTATCTCTATATTCTTTCTCTTCTGGCTTTTTAGAAAGGTTCATTCTATTTTGCATCGCACACTCCTTCTTGGGATACCTATTTTTACCCTGCTTACATCTTCTGCTATAAGAAAAAGAGCAACTTCTTGTTCGTGAAAAGTTAAATTCCTGTGTTTCTTAGTAAGTATTAGTAACTCAAGAAGGTTTTTCTTTGCTCTTAATAGATTTCTTTCCAAGCAAACTACATATCCCATATCTGGTTTATCCTTCTTTTTATAAGTCATTCTTAATCTCCTCTGTTATATCTATCCTATTGGTAAACTTAATAATCCTATACTTTATTCCTAACCTTTTAGCCATAGCATCTGCCATAGGTATAAGACTTTTAACCCTATCCAAATCTGCCCCGACCATCGGCATCCAAGTCTTGTCAGTAGTAAGAAATCCCATAACTCCCTCACCCTTGTCGTAAGGTTGTTTATCTTTTGTTACAAACGCAAACATTGCTGTTATCTTTGGCATACTTAACTCCTATCTCCCGCATCTTCGTGCAGGTCTGGTTGTTCCTCAATCATCTCCTCTAGTTTGGGAATGAGTAGCTTTAGCTCTATTTCTTTCATTTGTCCAATATGCCCAGATTTGGTGCTAGCTTTAAGCCAAGTATACATAGCTATGCGATTTTCTCTTACTTTCCAATCACCCCAAATAGCTGAACAGAGCTTATGGGCTTTAATTCTAAGGGCTTTAACTACACTATCTGCTGCAGTCCCCATAATTCTACCATCAGGATGTTCTGTGATAGTAATTGTGCACTCTGGGAAGTTTGGACAGCCCCACCAATAGCTCTCAGAGAATTTACTCTTTCTTCGAATCATTTCAACATTACAGTTTGGGCATATCATAAGTCATCCTTTATGAAGTCCTGATACCGCTTTGTGTCAATCTTACCTTCAGAGCCCATCAGAAATCCTGTTAGAAAAGAGAAGCCTCTAACAATATCTGGGTTCTTGAACAAGGTGTGTATTCCATCCCAAGCTCTATCTCCTAGAGGCTGGCGGTAGTTAAGCATAATGACAGCGTATAGCTTTATCAACTTAGTGCCGTCATCATATTTTTGGTTAGTCATAATGTTATCTACTGTATCCATCAAACCTCAGTTTGAATCGAGGTCTGGGTTTACTAGGTTTCCAATTTCTGATATCCATACCTCTCTCTTCCCAATCAAGCCATTCCAAAAGAGAGGGGTCAGCTACATCTGCCCATAATCCACAATGGGCTTCTCTAGGACAAGAGCTCACTAAGTCTTCGGTATTAACAAAGTTGAGTTTACACTCTTTGGTAATTTTCTCAGCTAATTCTCTATGAAGAGAGTTAGTCATATCAAAGGGTATAGTCAAAGTCATATCTACGGGGTCTTTCCACCAAAATGTAAGATATGCTGCCCTTAGTTTACCTAATTGGTCAACTCCAGCAGACCATCTACTTTGGACATCAGATTCTGCAAAGCTAAGTCCAGACTTTGCTAAATTCCAAATACTACTACTGAAGCCTACAACAACTCCAAGGTCGGACTTGCCAAAACGAAACTCACTAGGCTTGAGAGCTATAGTTCTCACTCTTTCCCCACCTCCTCTATCATATATTCTGAGCCATCCTCACGCTTTTCAAAGCGATGGATTGTATGGTGTATAATTACTCTGTCTCCCGTTTTCAACTTTCCATCGCTATGGTCTAGCCAAGCGAGGGCGTGAGTCTTGTAATTTTCTAATTCTTTGGTCATCGTCCTATCCCTCCATTCTCGAAATATACGCCAATCGTGTATAGGCTCTTTGTCTATACGCTTAATGGAGAGCCATATCAGGTCTTCCATAAACTTCTTGATGACCATATACGTAGAGTTCTTATATACCTCAATCTCTCCACCGCCAAAACAGAGCTTAGAATAGTCTTCAATAGACATCAAGCTCCCATCAGGTTTGACCATAACATTCATCCTTACGAATTCATCCATCGTGTTGGTCTCCTCCCTGCATATCTCTCTGCCAGAGTTCAAAGAAAGACTCAAAACTCATTTCGTCTTCTTGAGAGTAGACATCGTGACCTTTGCTACTCTTCTCTTCGTCTTTCATAAAGAGCTTGAAGCCTTTCTTGACAAGGGCAATAGCATAACCGCCCTTCTCGTAGATTACTGTAAAGTCTTTTAGGTTACTTGCCATTATTTCCTCCTTAGTTTGACTGAAGCAAGTTCCTCTTTTAGGCTATCCCGTTTTTCAATAGCCTTCTTGAGCTCATCCTTAAGATACACAATCTCCGCTTTAAGCTCTACGTTGGTAGGCTCTTTCTCACTCTTATATAAGAGGTCATAGAACCTAGCCCTAGCTACTTGTAGGTCATTGGTAAGTCTATCTACCCTATGCTGGAGTTGTTTAACTAGAGGGTGGTGAGTTGCTAGTTCATTAGCTACGTTAGACAAGGCTAGTTTACCTGCCAAGACTTTTAGCTCGTCAACTCCAATAATCCGAGACTTAGCTCCAGAAGATTGTAGCCCTAACTCCGTCAATATGAATTTTTCAAGTTCGTTTACCATTATGACCTCCTTTGCAAGTTCCTAGTTTGCACTCTTCACATTCGTTGTCGCCATAGATTGGACCAGATATTTGGATAGCAGAACCTACAGGCTTTTTACATTTGGCACAAATGAGCTCATACTTGCCATCCTTATAATGTAAGTCCCAATGTTCTATACAACACCTACTGTGTATAAAGTATTCTGCCATTTATTCCTCCTTAAAGATGCTACCAAATAGAAAATCTATTCCTTCTGTTGATATGATAGGTTCATTCAAAAGAACCTCTCCATTGACCCTTACCATAGGATAGCTTACAGAGTAGTTACCTTGTTTGCTTGTATAGGCTACTACCAGAGCCTCTTCTCTATCAGGATGCTCTGAAGGGATTATGTCCATAAGAGATTTAGCTGATTTTCTATCAGCTCTTACAAGCCAAGCTTCAGACATAAAGGTGACTGAAGTAACTTCCAACCTTTTGAAGTGTTGGCATATAGCACTTGCTAAGGCTTTTTTCTCTTCTTGATTTCTTTGAATAAAAGGAACTACATATCTTCTATCACCCTTAGTTCCTATTACCATAGGTTGAAGAGAGCCTTTGTCGTTCATTATACTTTTAGCAAAGGCTATGTTGAAATCAATCTCTTTCTTTATGCATTCTTCCATTACTTAGCCTCCCTTTCTTTCCCCATTTGAAAGCTACATACCAAAGGAAATAGATAAAAAATGGGATTCGTTTAACCCAAAACCATACCTCTAATACTTCATCCCGAAAACTTTCTCTTAACTGTGCTTTGATTAACATTGCTTAGCCTCCTTGTAGTCCCACTCTTTCCAAAATATGTTCCAGTGGTCTACGTTAGTATAGGTTAGAGTATAGGCTCTTGCCATAAAGAGAGCTAAGTCCTTATCAGGCTTTTTGCTTCTTAGCCAATTAAGATACGCCCACCTAGTGCGTTGAAATCTATAGGCGTGCTGGAACTGCTCTTCATCAAGAGTTACAGCTCCAAAGTTAGGCATCTGGGCGTCACAAGATAACTGCAATAACATTTGTCCAAGCATAACCTCTTCTTGCCAGCATAAGATATGCTTGATAGGCACTATACCTTTAGACAAAGTCTTGAGCGGTCTGATGTGGGTAAAGAGAACATCCTCACCAGTTGGAGCCCATATATCGTAATACGCCCAATCGAACTTGTCTTTGGTATATTTAAGGTAATCAAAGAGGTCAGCCTCAACGATTTCAGCCTTGGTAGTCTTGAGATGCTTCCAGACTAGCTCAATAACCTCCTTAGATTTCTCAATTACCTTAATAGAGGTTACGCTCTCCTTGAGGTCTAACATCTTTGTTACATAGCCTATACCTAGTCCTCCAATTAGAACAGAGCCTTTACACTTTTTAACTACGTGCTTATGACTCTCTTGTTCTTGCGGGATATCCGACATCCAAATACCGCCATCTTCTAGTAACTGATGAAACTTTACACTACTTACCAAAAGGGCGGTTGTAGGTCTTTTCCTTTTTTTGCCCATTACTCGGTTAAAGATTGCCTCCCTGCTAGAGATTACATCAATTGTAGAACCTGCAGGAAAGACCTTGTGCCGTATTTCCCACTTGCCTACCTTATTGGGTGGGATATTGATAGGCGTGTCGAATAGATACCTTTTCATTCATCCTCCTTGCAATCTTTACAATCTCCATCACAACCGTGACCTTTTTCGTGCAAAGATTTGATAATCTTCAACAACTCTGAAGGAGTGTCCGCATCTTTGATTGCCTCCATAACCTCTTCTGGAACATCTCCTATGACAATTGCACCCTTTCTCTTTTTACGCTTCATTTCTTTGAGGCGTCCTAAAGAAAAGAGTGCGTATATCTTCTCACAAGAGTTAAGGTCATCAGAGTTTACAATCTTTTGTATCATTTGAGAAGTCTTGTCATACTTTTTGTCTAGGTTTTGCACCAAGTCCGAAAGCTTATCAAGGTCTGGCTCTGGGATACCTAAAGCCTCCGACAAAGCCTTCTTGCTATGGTCAAACTTGAATATGTCTCGAAACATATGTCCTCCTATTTGCTAAATATGTTAGCTATCTCCACAACATCTGAATGTTCGTCACACTTAGACATCAAGAAGTTTTTGGAGATTTGGATTAGCTTGCTCTGATATTGGTCATTCTTGTCATACTTATTGCGGGTTATCAGAACTGTGTGCATATCTATGTTCTCCAAAGTCTTGTTAGAGCTTTCAACTTCAACGTCCGCTAGACCATCGCTTACTAATAGAATATCAGCAAGGTCAATCTTTGCAAGCTCCTTCTTTTTGATATCCTTAGCAGCAACCTCTATAGCGTGCTGTATATTAGTGCCACCGTCAGCGTGTTGACCAAAGACTAGCCTAGGAAGAAAAGACATAGCGTCCTCTTTTGTCCTTATGGTATGAAGGTCTGATACACCATCAGTAAACCACCTAAAGAAAAAGAGGTCTTCGTGACTAATCATTTTCTTCATAAGGGCTATCGTGACGGCTTTGCTTACGTCAATTTTGGTAAGCCCATCTCCTACACCTTCGTCCATACTCCCAGAGCTATCAACTATCATATAGAGTATCTGACGCTTCTCTTGTCTTTGCATATACCTCTTTTTAAGGAGTTCCTTGCTTACAAGCTTCTTCATAAACAAAATCTCATCTAAGGCTAGCTGGGAAGGCAAGAGCTTAGTAACGTCCC